CGCAGTGGTGAGTTGTGTGTCCCTTCTCTAGTACGCACTGGTCTTTTCGTCCATTGTGCTCCCAGACTTCTTGACAGAGATTAGTTCTCTTAGCTTTATTTATCTGCATTTTTCCATATCATATGGAATCCGTCAGTGCAGAGTCCATCATGGTAGAGCGGCTTGACACATCGCTGATTTTCATGCACAGATGTACAGAGTGGATTTAGCCATAATTCTGTTGCACCTTTTTCTGGTAAATTAACCTCATGCATTCCTCTATGATAGAGTGGCTTAGTGCAGAATGTATTAATGAGTCTAGGATGAGGTTTCAGACACAGTAAAATTACACGTCGTGCTTTCCTTATTTCCATGTGTGGATAAATCCTGTTCGATGATCAGATTTGCCTACATGCGCGCCTTCGTGATTTTGAGGTTTGATGCACTCTATCACAGCCATCGTTTCTGTGCATGTCAGTGCTTGGCATAAAGGATTAGCCCAGATATAGACTTGACCAGCTACGGTAACTTGGTGTGCGTCTCTATGATATAGAGATTTGGTGCAGTACAAATGCTGCATAAGTGGATGTTGCTTTCCACACCCTTGAACTACGCGACGTGCTTTCTTTATTTCCATGTGACTGTCTTGGTCTGTCTGATGCGCCAACTGCGTTCCATACCCACGTGAGAGCCGTCATGATTTTCAGGACGGATGCATTTTATCACACCTCTATATGCTGCCTGGCATTGATTAATTAGGCGTCGTGCTTTTACGATTTTCACTCCTTACTCCAAAAATCATCTCGCCAGTGATGAGATCCGTAATGGCCTCTATGTCGCACACATGGTCCAAATTCTTCGTGAGTAGATGAACACTTATCACGAGTGTATTCTTCTCTCAATGAATTTATAAGTTGTTCGACATGTGATCTGCTTAATGTGGTTGATATTTTTGTAGCAATAATTACACGACGTGCTTTTACGATTTTCACTTCTTACTCCAAAATTCGTGGAGTCCATCGTGGTCAGCTGACAGCACGCAACATCCCAGCTCTGCATGAAAAACGAGACACATGGATGCTGATGGTCTGATGCTGTGTTTTATTGCAACACGCACTTGCTCTACATTTGTTGGTGTCACTGGAATTACTCGATATGCCTTTACGATTTTCATTATTCCTCACTGGCTTGATAGCCTGGTACAAATATGTCATGTCCATCTAGCCACTGGACAATTCTGTCAGTACCATCTACATGCCAAGCGACGTGATATCCTGCGTGATTAGCGCTGCGTGTGCAATACACTCCTTGCTCCGGGTGTGTCTCTGGACAGCCGCTAGGTCCGTATATTCTATCTGATTGGTGTAATTTTTGTAAAACTGATGTCGCAAATTGTAAAACTGATGTCGCAAATGTGACTTTTCGTGCTTTCTTGATTTGCATGGAAGCTCCACCTGGAACGTGGTCTCAGACACACGCCAGGAAATCATAGGCTCGCTTCTGCGCGCGTTTTGAGGCTCGACCGTGTCAGAGTGCCGCGTACGCCTGTGCAATCACCTCAGCGCGCGAGAGCTCGCACGTACATTTTGTGCACCGCAGTTTCATGCGAGTAGTCGCAGGATGCACTTGTACAGCGTGACCACAAGAAATGCAGAGAAATCCTAATTCCAGAGTTTTCTCATTTGCTGGATTTCTGCGTATCGCATTTAATACTTTTGCATTGTAGTTATTATATTGCTGAACAGCATTAATTTTGTACTTTATATGCTCTGGACCGGAATCTAGAACAAGGTGCAGTAATTGGCTCTGAAGCAACGTGCAAAATCCATGTTCCTCAGGCAGTGTAGAGGAACAGCCTACGCACGCTACGTCATACGGATGCATTAGAGCATATTCATCATTGGTGTGTGCACCTAATATATGGCCACAGTGCTCACACTCCAAATTCTTTATGACCTTGGAATCTGTGTGTAGGAGCTCATGCTCGCTAGATAGATAATCGTGTATATTGGCTCTGCGTTCATATATTGATCTCAGCATAAGAGCATTGCTCTTGCGTAGTTCTATTAGTGCAGAGCCATGCACACGGGACACTAGCTTACGTGGTACGCGTCTCGCCTTGCGTATTTCCATATGAGTTCTCTGTGCATCGTTGACAACTATCATGTGGGCATATGCCACGCATGAGCATCGGGTGCTTTATCGCATATGTGAGTCATCACTCTATACTGCGCGGGACCATTCCGGGTGGTGCTACTTCCTCCATTACCTGAGGGTAGATTTTTTATTACTCATTAACTGAGGGTTATTTTTTTTATTTTTATCCATTACCTAGGGTTGATTTTTATTTTGTATACCCAGACTTCTTTTTTTTATTTTTTGTCGCTGAGGACCTGCACATCATTAGGAAGATATTTGGCGACTACCCAATTGGTGACAATCGACTTGGCTTGCTCCAAATTGAAGCTATCCACGTCACATGTCAGTGGCTGCGCACCTTCCAGAGCGCGCAACACAACGATGCCGAATGAATTGATGTAGAGAAGGCCGCTAGCCAATTCAAAGAATCCAAAGCCCAGCATATCCATGTGTGCCTTGAGCTGGACAATGAACTCCGCTCGAATCTCCGTGCGCTGCGCGATGGACATCAGGCGCATGCAGGAAATCCGTGCGCGTGTGACCTTGCTTTCAATCACGAGAGCGGCAAGTACATAAGCAGTGTCTTCAGGTGAACGCATGGGAATATCCTTTAGCGGAATTGTGAAAAGAGTTGTTTCAGAGTGGCGACAGCTCTTGCTTCGAAATCATCAGCGGATTCGTCTTCTTGTTGAAATAACTCCGATACTCGTGATTTGTGGACGGCTGATGTGCCAGCGCGGAATCCAGATACTTCCAATTTGACATGCAGCGGCTTGGTCATTTAATAGCTTCCTCTCTGTCCTACATATCCTCTTTTGAGTGCTTGCACGTACTCAATAGCGGCTAGCGCTTGTAGATCACTCATCTGGAATTCTCTACGCAAGAGCATGTAAGCTTCATTCTCTTTATAATCCTCCAAAGCCATCTTTGCGAGGTCAATCATGTCTGTAGATAGATTTATCAGATGCTTGTTGTCAACTAGCCATTGTTTTGTTGATGTCACTGCATATCTCCGGAAATTTGTAACGAGAATACTCGTTATCGGTTAGTAACTATGATGCCTAAGATATCTCCAGCATCGTGTGCTTGTATCCAAAGGTCCGTGGGCAATTCCCAATAAGCATTATAGAGAATGGTTGCAATGAAAATTGTGAAAACATTTAATTTTTCATTTGTCACTGATTATCTCCGGAAATTCGTAACGAGTCCACCACTGATGCTCGTCATAGAATTTTAATACTGCACGTGCTGTCGCGTATTTGGAGAACGTTTGATGTATCTTTGGAGTCACTCTGTCGTGCAGATACACACGAATGATTACAGGTATCAGATTTAATTCTGATGCAGCAGTGATGCGGTGTGAGCCTTCAAGTGCGTACCAAGCACTTTCTTGCTTTCTCCAATATGCGTGGATTTGAGGAGTGCCACGCTCACGCATCTCCTTGATTATCGCTTTGAGGTATGAAGGATTTGGTTTGTGCGGAGCGAAGATAATCATACTCGCTCGTGAGTATTCTTCCAAGGATCGTGTGACGGCCACTCTGTAGGCAGTCTGTATTTTTTCAGAAGCTCTTCACACTGCTTACTGAAAACTCCATCTCGCTCATATTCGATTGGAACGGAGCCGATGGTCTTTCGCTCTTCCACTGGTGTGAGCATGAGCAGTAAATCCATGGCTCGTGTTGCCAGCTGTTTTCTACGGTGGTCCGGATGGATGAACACGCCTACGCCGTAGCGCACGTAGCCGCGACACATACAGGCCCATCCCACGATTGTTTTGTGGTGGTAGACCGCCACGACTCGAAGCCTCTGAGGCTCGCGTAGCCAATGCCAGAACTCCGAGAATCCAACTGGATTGGTCAGAGGTCGCAATTGTTTCGCGCGATATCTGGTGACTTTGGTGAAATGTCGGAAGCTATACTCATCAGTACGCATGCTTTATTCCTTGACTATCAAAACAGTGCGTTGATAAATTTCGCCATACTTGAAACGGATGGCGATTTCGTTGCCCTGAATTACGATGTCATGGATCAAGCCATCACGTCTTAGGATTGCGGCAAGGAGTGCTAACTCCTTGCTTATTACTGGAGTGGTCATCCTATCCTTAAATCATCAACCATTTGTTGTAGTATCGCTGAAAGCCTAATTCGAGCTTCTTTGTGGATGCCATAATTGAGCGATATCAGCTGTATCGCTTCTGCCAATGCATCGGCACGTGCATATCGAATAGCACGCGCTGTGGTTTCTTGCGCGATGAGACTCATGGCTTGGCTCTCACTAAGTCCTGTGACATTCAGATTGAGAGCGGCGGCTATTATCTTTATGCTTGATTTGTTCGTCATGGTAGATGTTTTGGTGGCTGATAACTGATGAGTTCTTTTAGTGCCTCTTGTGCTGTTTGTGCTCCACATGAACAATCATCGCCACCATGATATCGTCTACATGCATATTCGTGATGAAATTCGATCGCTCCTTTGAGGTATGATTTTTGTAATAAGAGAATTAATTCGGAACGTTTACGTTTCTTGGTTACCATAACAAACTACTCCAAGGTGTCATGCCACCAATGTGTTGTGTTCCAGTGAACGTGACCACACACGCTGGTATGCGTATCGCGGTGGTCTTTCTTCAGACCACACACGTACGTGCCATGAATGAAATCCTTTGGAGTTCTCGTGGTGATGGTATGCCCACAAATTCTTGTGGACGCTCCGCTGAGTATGTCGTGTGCTTGTTTATAGATTCTGTACAGCTTCCTGAATTTCCTCATCTGTAGGGTTCAGACTGATCAGCGATCACAGTCAGCTGATTGTGTACTTTGTGGTGTAAAGTACCATCAGCTGCAAGAACAAGGACCTGCCAGCCTTCACCTCCGAATTCTCTTCTGTCGTATTGGCAAGCCATAACCTCGCATGGTTCTTCTGTCGTAACGCTGTTGCGTTGAATACGCACCATTACCATGCGTCCAATCAACCCAGAATTTGGTCTGGTCATTTCTTTCCTGTCGTCATGTGCTCATGACGTTGATATCGTGTGGTACGCATGCGCAGGTCTGTGACGTATTTGTGTTTCGTGTACCACTCGATTTCCTTGAGTGCACGAGCTCGGTCATCGAAGCACGCGTTGAATCGCCAATCGATCAACGGTTCGTTTTCACGATCATTCCATTCGCCGATCCAAACCTCATACCTAATCACTGTTCGATCTCCTTTGCATGCCGCTTGGCTTGCTGTGTACACGTTGTGAGCGCAGTACGTTCACCAGCTGGTGTCATGGTGCGTATCCACTTGCCAACACACCGTGAGCTGCACGAACACTCCCATCTGATTCGTTTGGTGCTCGTGCCTAGAATTGTTTCGATGTTGATGATCGTCAGATACTGACTATGCACATCAACAAATTGCACTACCTGAATATTCGTCCATCGCTCCATTTTGTTGCTACTGTACGGCTTTGAGCAAATCGGTGACACAATACGCCCACGTTTTCATGAGCGTGCGTTCATGAATCAGCCTTTGGAAGTCTTCATCAGTCAGCGTGGCGAGTCGACCGATGGAGGAGGAGCTGTAGGTAACAGCATAGCCACCGTCGCTCGGTAGCTTGCCGCAAATCTGCTCCACGAGATCGCTCGTGCTGGTGTTTGAATCCGTGGTGCAAGAGCAGAACACGACGAGCGTGATGATCAGAATCAATTTCGACATGATTATTTCCTTGACTTGATGAACGTTACAGGAACCATGATGACCGAGCGTTGCAGACGTGAATCGTTTGTGAGATTCGGTCGAGCAATAACACGCTGACTGAGTGGACGTGTGAAGCGTTCGGTTTTTTCACCGAATGGATCGTCATCCTCTTCCAGCTCGTACAGCTTAGGAAGAATTGGTGTGATTTCTAGCGATGCATATGGTGAGGTGTCGCACTCCAAGGGCACATCCGCGATGACCGTGTCTTCCCAATCATCGTAAATGAACGTATTTGGAACGAGAACAGCTACAGGCATAGTCAAGGATACTTTGTCACCTTGAAGCTGTCGCATGACTGCTGTGGTCAGATATACATCATCATCTAGATCGATCATGTTGTCACTTCCAAGAAAGAGTAATCTTCGTACCGTGAAATGCTGTTGGCGTGGTGGCAGATGGAGCGTGGTACGTAATCCAAAGCTCTTTGGGCTTGAATTTCTTTTTGATCTCTTTGAGAGTTGTGTATGCAACAAGTGTTTCATCTGCAATCAGCAGATTGATGGTACCTGTCGTTGGATGTACTTCGATGATGAATTTGTGAAGCTTGCTTGCTTCGAGCATCGCTAGTGCAGCGATAATATCGGCATCGCTGTATATTGACTTCCAAGATTTAACATTGCCAAAAAATAAATAGGTGCGAAGTTCCGTTGTCATTTACTCTTCCTCTGTGTTGTCGAAGCCATCGCAATATACGAGATATGCTTGTTCGATGTCCGCGTTGTCCCAATGATCAGGACGCTCACCTTTAAATTCGATACCACGTACTCGAGTATTACGAAAGCATGATGGCCTACCTCTGCGTGCATCATCGATACCACGCTGGCGCCAATAATTGAGAAGATAATCTGGCATGTCATTTTCTCCGTGTCCTGAATTTACCTGTCTCGGGGTTTTTCACATCTTCTGCAAAGTAGAGATCAATGAAAGGCGCCTCGGGCCATTTCTTGTGCGCTACCTTTCTTGCGAGCTTTGCGTTCTTAGCTTTTACGCTGCCAAGTAATGTGAACACTTCGCTGTATTTTGGTACCTTACCGATATGTGTTGGTAGACCAGATGCAGGATCCTTGATCTTAATCTTCTCACCTGCGTTGTGATTCTTCTTTTTGATCTTCGTGTATGCGAAGAACTTCATAGAAGGTGCGCGATCTGAAAGCACGTACGAATACTATCAGTCTTGCACTCAGTGCACTGCTGTGTGTGTATATCGTCTACGACATAATGACAATTGATGCACATGCCAGGGGTTGCATCATCATTTGCAGCTGCATCTAGCATTTCAGTTGGTGAGTCATAACCAATTGCGTCTGCAAGAATTTCCAGCAAATCATCGTGACCAAATTTCGTCTTATTCATATCTAGCTCCTTTGGTTATGGTTAATCAACACCATACAAACCAGAAAGAAACACATTTCTGATCTGAGTTGCTGTTGATTACTTTTCGGACGGTTGCGGTACTTTGGATCCTCGTGGCATTCGCCGCGTTATTGCGCAATCCTCGTATAGCGCATCACATTGAATCAGACGATTCGGTGCGAGTTCCTCCGCATCCTCTATCCACATTTCCACGATATTGGTCATCGATGCTACCACCTGATGACCGAAGTCCGCGATTTGATCGTCACTGACGCCAATAGCACGCATTTGTGCACCGACAGCCGCAGCCGTCCACTGCTTCATGAATGTGTTCAGCAGCTTTGTCTTGATTTCATCCTGAGTGACACGCTTCGGTTCGCTCAGTGCATGTGCCAATTTTTGGCGCATGTTATTTTCGTGTGTGGTGAGTGTGCGTACTTGAGTTTCTTCGTTTCTGGTTTTCTGGCTCATGTCTGCTTTGATTCTCAGATTCCGAGTTGGTGTTTCTTTGAAATCACTCATTTTCAAATCGCTTTGCAAAAGAAAATGTAAGTTGCTTGTCTTGGAAAACAATTAGCGGTGGTAGCCCACTTTACATGCTCGCGATTACGTGCCTTCATGGTTACATCTACGAAACTCCAGCGCCAACCAGCAGGACGCCGCTCAAGCTTGCCGATTCGGCAAACGTACCATCGTGCTCGATGTCTTTGCTTGGTTTGCATGGCCTTCTTTCCTTTTCCTTAAGCCTTAAGGAGCTTGCAGGAAATTCCACGCGCTAGATTTTTCTTTTGAATTTTCGCATACTTAGAAGATTGTTCGCGAGACTCGCCGGAGAATGCGGTACCGTAAGGCTGGTCAGACCGTACAACGGAGCGTTGTACGGCATGGAGGTACCATGCTCGAACAGCGAGCAGCACGTACGCGGTACGTTGGCTTTCGTGCAACCAAACAGGAAGCGAAAGCCATCGCACGATACGCACGGCAAATAAATCTACCTGTAACAGACATAATGCGAATACTCTGGAAACAATTAATAACAGGAAAGGTCAAATTGTGAATGTAGCTTTATACACTGTAACATATCCAGTGCGTGACAGCAGTATGTTTAACAATTGTCAAGTCTCTGTGCCAATCGGCGCTGAATTAAGACGTACAGTTTTACTGCATGGACAGAGTACGCTTGTGGCTGGCACTAAAGGAAACAATATATCGTTTCCTGTGTTTGTGTTTCATTATACATATGATTATTCTGCGTCCAGAGAATTAACCACAGACACGTTAATTACAGAGACCAGAAAATATGCATTTGTGTTTCCTACACAAAGCACGGAGCTTCCTGATAATAGTCAATTTAGAATTTTAGTATTGGACACGTCTGGGCAGCCTGGCGAACTAGCAATGCCTATCGCTATCTATGAGGTAATTTAAAATGATCAAATGTCCTGAGTGCGGATTCGATATTTCAGTATCAGGTAGGATGCGAATTTTTGGTGTGCATTTCGCAAAACCTACAGATATAAAACCGTGTCCTGCAAGTTGGCTTAATATTCCTGATGAATTACGCCGATCGATTGTGACTAGTGAGAAAGATGAAAAGGAGACTGCGACAATATTACATACACCGACGATTTGTGCGTTAACTGCACCTGAAGTTTTTCATACTGCACACGGGACGCCTTATTTGAAAGAACCAGGCATCTCGATCATTTCGATGCCTTCATTTTATCCAGCTGCTATCAATTCATTCATTGCGAGTTTTGGTTTCTTTGATGCTGACGATTATGTTCAGGATTTTTTTACTGAGGACAAGACACATGCCTTGGAGGATGGCGTAGCATTAGCTAAATTTGCTGGACAATTATGCTACATGTCTTTTGGTGAAGCACGAACCAAAAATGTAGATGCTGCAAAATATATTGATCATATTTTGCAATCTGGTCATGGCTCGGTGCTTGAACACGCAAATTACACTCTGTTATTTTGGGGAATTGATAGATCATGCACGCATGAAATTGTGAGGCATCGTGCAGGTTTTGGATTTAGTCAGGTGAGTCAACGGTACGTGAATGGTAAAACATTACGTTTTGTAGAACGGCCTGAATATCAACAAGATGCTGCATTACATGCACGATTTGAAAAATGGATTGATTCTGCGCGTCAAGAATATGATGAACGTGCCGACGCGTTAAAGGCGCTCAAGATTGGTGAAGGTTTGCCAGCTACGGAGTCACGAAAAGCTCGAAATCAGGCAGCACGTGCAGCGTTACCGAATGAAACAGAAGCACCGATTGTAATCACAGGTAACGTACGAGCTTGGCGTAACTTTATTGAGCAGAGAGCTAGTGTAAACGCAGAACCGTTGATTAGAAACGTGGCACTTAATACATACAAGGTATTATGTGTTGTATCTCCACTGTTCTTTGATGATTACAAAGAAACTATAGACAGTCAAGGGAGGCGAGCTCTTGTGACGGCATATCGGAAGGTGTAACGTCGTCGAGAAATGAATTGCTAGCATTTCGTGGTTGCTAGCACGCTGCTAGGTGTGCTAGATGTAGGGACAGTCATAGAAGGAAGCTGGAACATGTCGCATCTTAATGTCACTGAACACAATACCAAAGAAGTCTGTCCGCGTTGTGAGCGCGAGTATCTTAATCACGTGCATTGTGGAAATAGTGGTTGTTCGCGATACCTAGTTGTGTGTTCAGTGTGTGACAAACGGCAAGCGGTTGAAGCCTTCATGCGTGATCATCTTGCTAATTGCGCACATACACTAAACATATTTTCTGAAATTGCACATCGCTTCAAATTATCAGCATAGTGCTGATTAATTGAGTGAGATTAGGCACCATAGAAATATGGTGCCTTTTCTTTTGGCTTAACTTAAAGGATTTATGACTACTAATTTTTGTTTTAATAATTCCACTTTATGGACACCAAAAACAGATGCTAATACTGTAACTTCACCTAACACACAGTGGGCTGCAGCTGATACCGAATTAGTGAGACTTGCGCTATTAGATATAAAGACGGCTGTAGGTACATTATTTATTAATGTAAAAGCAGCTTATGGTGCAGTTGGAAACGGCTTGGTTGATGATACAGCTGCAATTCAGGCCGCTATCACAGAAAATCCAGGTCGGACTATTTACTTTCCGCGCGGTCGTTATCTAATAAGTTCTACATTGTTTATTACGAATACGTGCACACACTTACTTGGAGATTTCTTTCAGCGCAGTACAAATCCCGTAAGTGGTGTCATTGTTAATGGTGGAACAGAGTTGTACTATACAGGAACAGGCCCTGTTATTCAAATTGGTACAGATAATGGTCTTGGTGACTGGGCTTTTGCGGATCTTACACATGGTTATGATGGACCGCAAGATCACTCGATTGAAAATTTATGGATACGTCACGTAGCGCCAGACACGCCGTTGAATTCTGTTGGTACTGTAGATCCACACTTTAAGACTGGCGCTTACGGGATTTGGGATTGGAGGGGTGGCGGGATAATTCTTCGAAATGTTGGCATAGAAGCATTTGAATCTAACTATGTCGGCATTCAGTCAGACATTAATTTCTTTTTTAATGTCTCTAGTTTTTACTCTAAATACGGATGTTATTTTGGTCCTCGCTCTGATCAAAATCGTATTTATGGTATGTATTCATTTTTCTGTGATCGTTGTATTACTATAGACAGAGCTGGCCAGACCGAAATATATGGCGGTGTGTACGCATTTTGTGGTACTGCAACAAGTAGTCATATTGAAATTCGACGCGGTAGTCACGGTGCTCTAATACATGGCGCATGGTTTGAAAACTCTGGTGTGGGTTTTCAGGGGAATATGCAATCATTTGTTTCTGCAGGTGAGGTCAGTGGATACGGCGCAGGTGGTAGCATTTCCTCACCCGGCGGTGCGCCAACGACAACGCCAGTTGCAGGTGTGAGTTTGCGTAATCCACATTGTTACAATCTTCCAGCCGGTGCAGCACATACCAATTATCTTGCGTCTGTTGGTTTCTGTAATCAATTTGTGCTTGAACAGCCGACAGAATACATCCTGAGTGGCTTATCGTCATTCAATTGTCTTGTTGCAATTCAGGCTGGATTTGCACCGACAACTACGGATACTCAGATTGCAATATACGATGCTCCTGAAACATTACTGCGAACACAGTGTTTTCAGAATCTTGGTGCTGGCGCTGTAACTGCGTATATTAGGAATTTTAGGAGCCATGATTCTGTAATTCTAGGGCTAGATACGACTGCATCACATACAATTCGTGGTGCTATTACGCATGCGGCACCTGCAGGTGTTAATGCATTTACAACTACAAATGCAAACGTAGGTCAGACTGCAGCGCCGGCGAATTGGCGACTTGTGTCTAGTGGATCTTATGATACAACGGCTGGCGCGTTATTTCCTGTTGGTGTTTTGATTCAGCATACGGCTACGCGAAACGCTGGAGCGAACTCTTTGGGTAGTACAGCTCTGTCTGTAGACTGCACAGGCGGACAGTCTAATCAGGCGGTTATTACAGCTCGTGGTGATAACAGATTTAATCAAACATCTGGTATTTTTGAAATTGCACAATCGTTGTATCTTAGCAAGCGTGTAGCACCAACTACATTAACTACAGATCAAACTGATTGGAACTTTACTGGGCTCTCTGACGCTACGATAATCTTTGTAACAAGCACAGTTAATGTACTTATAAACAGTATGGTAATTGATGCAAACTCTGCTAACGGTCGTGATGTTATCTTCTATAATAATAATGCGTTAGGAGGTGCCACACAGACACTTGTGCATGAAGCTGGAACAGGTACAGCTGCACGTAAATTTCAAGGTAAGAGCTATGCTAATACTGTGGTAAATCCAGGCAACGGTTTTCGTTTACGTTACGATTCTACTATCTCAAGAATTATTGTTCTCTAAAGAAAATACACAATGATGAAAAAGTTTTTGATTGTTATCATGTTTGTTTGTGGTTTTTCGAGTATGGCTTTTGCTGATTCTGGTTCCGCGTTTGTTACGATATTTGATGATGTTGTACATGTGGCTGGTTATGCATTGAGTTTGTTACTTATGTCTCTTGTGAGTTTGATGGCTTATAAAATTCAACAAAAATACCACGTCTCGATTCCTGGAACATGGCTTGATTCTGTGCATAAGGTTATAGATCAGAGCATTGCTTACGCAGAAGAACGAGCACACGTATTTGCAGAAAGTAATCCTCTAACAAGCAATGAGAAATTGAACACAGCCTTGAATTTTACACTCAACATACTTGGTGACGATAAACGATTGGTTTCTCTAGGCAAGGATAAGATCAAACAATTGATAGAAGCTCGATTAAATCAAGTACGTAATGATCAATTGAATGTGGCACTTCAGGCAGAAGATGCTCCGACGATGAAGACTTTTGTTACTCTAGGAGATAAATAATGAATAAGATAACAATTGTATTAGCAAGTTTATTTATTAGTTGCTCTTGGTTTAACAAGGAAGTTAAGCCTACAATCAATGGCGTGATTGATTGCCTTAAGGTTGAGAAGAGTAATATTGAGAAGGAATTGGATATAGTCTCTGTAGTTATGGACGTTGTAGTAGCTATATTTGATATGATACGAGATGGTGGCGATCTTAGTAATGCTATAGATACACTGATTGCAAAATATACTCCTAAGCTCGGAGATAATGCTGAAAATACTATAGCATGTATCGTTAAAGCATATAAAGATACACGTACTACAGGTGTAGAACATTCTCTTATTATGCAAGAGGACAGTATTGATGTATTAACTCGTAAGCGTGGCTGGCGTTTTGCTCAGTAAGAGGTTATATGATTTTAGGTGTAGATTACGCAAGCATTGACAAAAATGAAACGCCGAATTTCGAACTCGCGTATAAGTCTGGTATTCGTTTTGCCATTATGCGCGGAACCTATGGCATGTGGGTTGATCCTGTTCGCGTTCGTGACTTACAAAAATCAAGTAAGTTGATGACAACAGGCTCTTATTTATTTCCTATATATACTGACGATCCTATAGCAGAAGCTAACGCGTTTGCTGATGCAGTAGGACCACTAACACATGGAAGTTTTCCACCTATTTTGGACATTGAATTTCCAGGAGGTATTCTAGCTACAAACAAAACACCAAAACAGGCAGTTGATTGGTTAACGCAACTCGGATTACAGCTCCATAAACGATATGGAGCTCTCATGCTTTATACTTCTGGTCGTGTATGGCATGAAGATTTACAAGATGCAATATCCGTATTTTTTAGCCAGTGTCCTTTATGGTTGGCACGCTATAGTTTTAAAACACGAGATGAAGCACACTTTACCGATAAGGTATTGCCTGGAGTAGTGCCACCACAATTAGGTGATTCTGATGATTACTGGATTCACCAGTTTCAGGGAGATGCCGTGCATTGTCCTGGTTTTTCTAGTACAGTAGATTTAAATTTATTTCGTATTTTACGCTTAGGAACGCGTGGTTCTCGCGTTAGTTGGTTGATGGATCGACTCGGCATGCCACGCTCTAAGATTGAAAAAGAAAATGTGTTTGATGCACAGGTAGAAAAAGTAATCAAAGAATACCAAGAATCTCACAATTTAACTATTGACGGTATCGTCGGACCAGTCACGTTTTCACACGTGTGTTGGGAAAATCCTTCGTAATTAATTATGTCTGGACGTAATCTCGGAAAAACCGAGCGTGCTATTATTGATTTTTTCCAGCAGTGTTCGTCACAAATTACAACCGAGGATCTCCGACAATATCTCTGCATGACAAGCGATCAATGTCTGAGCGCACTCAAACGTTTACACAAAAAAGGATTGGTGATGAACGTGAAAAACGGGAAAGAACTCCGCTGGACACTCACACCGGAGAATATTCGCTAAGATCTCGCGTATGATCTCGCGCGTATACTCTTCACGCGTGCGAGAATAGCATCTCGCGTGCGCGAAACACTACTCGAGCGTAGCTCGCTTCGCTCGCTACTGCTCAAGTAGTGATAGAAAAAGATCACGTGCACGTAAGAATAATAGTCTCGCGCGCAAGATCAAGCGAATTTTTTAGTTTATCATTTGTCAGAATCGCGTACACGATTCCCGAGTACCTGGTCCGCACCTGGAGTCGGACCACCACTCAAAACGTTGTCCTACGTCAAAAGGGAGCGGTTTTCAGAGATGTCTGAACCACACGCTTCTGCGGAGTCCATGATGACCACGATTTATGAGTCTCAGCAGTCTGTTATTGAACGCAGTGGAGATCCTCACTACATTGTAATCGAAGGTCCGGACGGAGTTGGAAAAACCACACTCATAAAAGCATTACAAGATGGACTGCAAAGATATGGTGTCACTCATGATCGCATCTTCACAGTAAGTTTTCCGAGCAAAGTTACAACTCCTGGTCGGATAATACGAGAGATTTTCACAGACATCGAATTCATTCGCAATCCACGTACGATGTTGTATCTGATGCTCGCTGATTTGACAGAGTGGGAGTCATCGTTACCGATTCATGACTTACTCGCTGACAAAGCATATATTATTGCAGACAGACATCCGTTAGTAAGCAATTTTGCATATCAAGGTGAGGCTTACGCTCCGGAAGCGATTCATTCAATTCAATATCGTCAACAGTTTATCGAACCGCATCGTATATTCATTTTGGATGCTCCACCTGATGTGCAGGAACAGCGAATTCAAGAGCGTAGTGAAAAACGTAATGTGATGTTTGAAAAGAAAAGTGCTCGTTATCAAGAGCGTCTACGCCAGCGTTATTTAGGTTACGCATTATCTAATCCACACAATTGTGTATTACTTGATGCAACTCAGTCTATTCCTGAATTATTAGATACTGTGCTTATGTCAGTTTTGCGCGGAGGTGTACAGTGATTTTAGCATATAAGGATATCGAAAATGCTATGGCTGATGGTGATATTATTATCACGCCATACGATGCTGACAGTATGGGAACCAATAGTTACGATGTACATTTGGCACGCAAATTAGTAACGTATCATGTACCACGCTGTTCTACTGTGATACTTGATTGTAAGCAAAAACCAGAAACATTTAATTACATTATACCAGATGAAGGATTAGTATTGTGGCCAGGTACTTTGTATCTAGCTGCCACACAAGAATATACTGAAACTCGTAAACACGTTCCTTATTTGGATGGTAAATCAAGTATAGGACGTTTAGGGATTTTTATACACACGACAGCTGGTAGAGGCGATATCGGCTTTTGTGGTCACTGGACTATGGAAATATCAGTAATTCATCCTGTACGTGTGTACGCTGGTATGCCTATTGGACAGCTAACGTTTCATGCAAGCTCTTCTCAGCCTGAGATTGATTACGCAAATAAAAAATCTCAGAAGTATACAGCATATTTTCGTTCTGAAGATCCGATACCTACAGCATCACGGATGTACCTTAATTTTAAGGATAAGTGATGGGTGTTCTAGCGGGCTATGAACAAAAGCAAGTCTATGTAGAGGATGGTTTGTGGCCTCTCATTAATGTGTTAGCCCGTAAGCTTGGCATTCCTGTATATAGACTTGTTAATGAAGCATTGAAATCTAAAGTTAACAAGCATCTAACTACAGCCGAACTTAAAACGCTGAGAGCCGTGCTTCGAGGATCACATGCACGTAAAATTAAAATACATAAAACTCGACGCAACGCACATCATTCCAATAGGTGAACCTAAGAAGAGAGAAACACGTAACGGCATCACTATTGAAGTCACAGATGATTTAGGTCTACCGATGGATGGTAGATACTACGCAAAGAGTAGTTGCAACACGTGTTACGGTCGTGGTGTGTATTGCACTGTTCGTCCAGCTGCAATGCACTCATGTCCGTGCGCACAGAAACGTTATCGATCTGTACGAGAGTTCGTGAGTGCACATGTTGTTTCTGATGCTGCTACGCTCGCGTCTGCATTCTGTACTGCAATCGCACCAAGTACGGTTGTAGATAGCGATAACGAAAAATTTACAGGCATAGACCGCACCACACGCCAGGAACCATTGTCCTACGCTACTCAGCCACTTACGCCAGAGCTCCTGGAGCTTGCTGCTAGCCTTGTCAAGTAGCCTCTTGATTTGTGCTCTAAGTTAGGTATATTAGGGCAGAATCTGTACTCGATACAGTCACAGACCGATCAACAATAGGAGTGTATATGGCTAGATTCCAACTTACGAAAGCAAAGAAAGTTAAGACAGAGGGCAAGGCTTCCAAGAGTGAGTCCAAGAAGAAAGCAGGTAAAAAGAAAGGAGGTAATGCGACCGGAAAGACGAGTAAAGGATAATTCTATGACTAGCGTATCAGTGCTTAAGAACGCGGTGCAGTTGCTTCATGATGTACATGAAAGCACTGATACGATTCTTGTTGGTTTAAGTGGTGGAAAAGATTCATTAGCCGTGTTGGATTTAGCGGTTAACGAATTTGGTGCTGACAATGTGCAATGTTATTTTATGTATTTTGTAAGAGGTTTACGTTGTGTAGAAACAATAATAAAGTATTGTGAGCGCAGGTACAAAGTTAAAGTTCATTATTATCCACATCCTGATCTTAGTAGAGCATATAAATATGCTCAATTTATGCCGCATAGAGCTAATGCTGGTGTGTGGCGTGAAACCAAGATTGGAGATATAGAGCAAGCTGTACGCGTTGCTTCTGGAATTGATTGGCTGGCATACGGTCATCGCATGACTGACTCTCTAGAGCGGCGTGCGATGCTGCATAAATTGTGTGGTTTTGATCTCAAAGGACGTCGTGTTTATCCACTCTGGAAATGGAATGCTAACGCTGTTTATGCATATATCAGAGGTCGTCGTATTCCATTACCTCCAAGATTGACATTTAATAATCGAGTGATGACTGGAGTGGGATTACAGGAGGATGTCCTTTTGTTTTTGAAACAAAAATATCCAGACGATTACGCTAAAGTTTTGGAGGTATTTCCATATGTCGAAGCACGGCTCGCACGAAGAAAGTTTATTGAAAGCTCGTGGAGAAAAGAAGGAAAAGCGACAAAACGCTCCGCTGGCTAAAACGCAAAAATATAAATATAAAGAAATTCATCGTAGTGAAATCAAAAACGCACCATACAATCCGCGTCAAATTGATGACCACGCTCGAAAAAAATTACAATTAAATCTCAAAAAGAAAGGTTTGATGGCTCCGCTCGTTTGGAATAAACGAACGGGTAATCTTGTTTCTGGTCATCAGCGCTTAGCCATTGTAGACGCGTTAGAAGGTTCTGCAAATTATAAGCTTGGTGTAGCTGTAGTTAGCTTGTCAGAAAAAGATGAAAAAGAACAGAATATCTTTTTCAACAATCCAAGTGCAATGGGCACTTGGGATATCGACTTACTCGGTGAAATGTTAACAGATAAGAAGTCTGGCGTGGATTACAAAGCAACTGGATTTGATGACATGGATCTCCAGATGCTGTTTGATGATACTGAATATGCGACTACGATGTTTGATATGCAGAATGCGCCACAGGCAGTTAAGGAGAATGTTGCATCACTAGAAGATATTCAGAAGATGAAGCGAGCGCGTAAAGAATACAGAGAAGGTGACATCAAAGAGAACGATAGCGAGTTTTATGCTGTAGTTGTATTTCCGAATCGTCAAGCGCAAGGGCGTTTTATGGAGCGTATCGGTTTGTCTAGTGATGACAGATATGTTGATGGTGTAAGACTGTATTCTTCACTAGAATCTATTAAGCCTCCAACTAAAGGTGAATTTGTAGAGGACAAATTCTGGATATCCAAAGAACAAAAGAAAATCGTAGACGCTGAAATTACGAGAATTAGTTCATTGATAGAAGGTAAGAATATAAGAGGTAGAGCTCTAGAGTACATGGCTGTAAATTCCTCACAGACACCTATTGATAATATCGTAGGTGAAAATGCAGCTGACATCAGTAGTGAGGAGGACAATGATTTAGAGCTCGCAAGGAAACGTAGAAAAGATAAGAAACGTCGAAAGAAGGAAAAACGTATGCGAGATAAACTTAAGGTGGTAGCTCATGGATGATGATCCAGATAAACAAATATCACCTCAATTTAAGGATATAGCCGTACGCTTATACAACTCAGGTATCGACGAACGAGCTCACGCTGCAGAGCGAGACGCACGCTTATTGTTAATGAAAGAGCATAATCCAAAAGCTGTGAGCATTTCTGAACTTATCGGTGATGAGGATCCAGAAAAGCAACTTGCAGCTATTGATAAAGAATATGCTCGCATACAGCGTGAGTCTGAAGAGGCTGCACGTATAAAGCAAAATGCACAAAATGCACTTGTTGAAGACAGATTTCCACCCCCACCAATGAAGGAGCGCTGATATGAGCACTGATATTCGCAAATCTTATATGATTTGTAATTTCTGTAATCACAGATATCTCGGAAATGTTAAGTGTCCATACTGTGGAGAATTTGGAGGTAAATTCCAAAGTGATGGAGATGACATCACCAAAAAAACATTTGAAGAGCCAGATCTAAAGAAAGGTTTTTGAGTGCGCACCTTTGTAGAATTGATAGCGCTTGTATCTCAAGACACTGATCAATTGCGTAAGTTTGCTGATATTGATGTTGCAATTGATGATTCAGATGCGACAACTGCAAGCACATTTAATTCTACTCAGATGACGCTAGCAGCGGGCGCTTCTGGTGTATCAATTCCGTTTGGAGGTGTCACGCGCGCATCAACATTGTTGATCATAGCTCAGTCTGATATATCTGTGCAATTGAATGGTAGTGGTGTGCCATACGAAGTTCTACATACACCAGCTGCGCTTACATCAACTGTGTTGTCTACCGTTCAACGTTTCGCTCAACCCGGAATTGTATTCTGGCGTGGTAATTTTGATAGCGTTGTGGTTAATAATCTGAGTTCCGTAGACACAGCTGATGTTTATATCGCATTGACAGGTGAAGCTTCACAAGGACAAAATACATGAGTTATATGTATGGACAGATGGCACAAGCTGTTTCGCCAAATCCTAAATGTAATAGTTGCTGGCATTATAATTCTCAGCGTGGCTCTGATGGCATATGTGAAATTGGTTTGAGACCTATCACCTGTGGTGATGGCGACATGCCTTCTATTGGGTATGCACCTGTGAGTGCGATCGGTCCTGACGTGGCTGGAACACACGCTCCGAATGGCCAGGCACCGATTCAGCCTGGTAGAGACTTGGTACCTGCATCCGCTTTGTATCGTAATAACAACGGAAACGGTGGTACTGTCGCGATGCAAATCGTGACTCTCGGGGAAGAGCACGCAGAGCTAGTTAAAAGCTTGGAACAAGAATTATCTGTCATTTGTAGGTTTCACGATAAAACATCACATGCGACTCCTCATGCAGCTGCATTACAGTCATTTGATAGCTGTACTTGTCGCGCGCCGTCCGATCGTCGACTATCTAAGGCATTAACATCAAAAATGAGTCGTGGCATGCTGGCGCGGTTGGGGGAAAATTATGATGATTTAGTGTCTACGTTTGTGGAGAGTGTACGTAAAGGTCAAGACATTAATGATGTTCATAAGTCTATGGCTAATACAGCCGTGACCAAAGGATTTTATAATCAAGAGTGGATTGATCAATTTAAGGGTACTCCTTTATTTGATCAAGCATTAAAGCTATGCAAAAAAGAATTAACGTTGACTGCAGAGAACATTAAACGTAGAAGTGACTCAGCTAAGCGGCGCAAGGAACGTGAGGCTCACCTAGCAAAACTTACTCCTGAACCATCATATAATTATGATGAGGAGTACGCGAAAGAAGAGCAATTGCGTTTAGAAAAACAGAAACTACAGCTTAAATTAGCTGAACATCAGCAAAAACAACTGTCATCTACAAAAATGATTAAGAGTGAGAAACAGTTGAACAAGAGGTAATTATGACTGAAGCCACACCAGAAAGCATTCCATCTCTGGCGTCCGATATAAATAAAGCAGCTGCCGACGCGTTTATGACGCTGGTAGACAAAGCGCGATCGATTCCTACTTCAAGTGCTGGTGTTGGCAATTATCAGTCATTTGCTCCACCGCCGTCGCATAATCAGCCTAAGGCGTGGTTTACAGATCCATTTGCATTACTAGATTCTGTTGGAATGGGTTATCGTAATCCACCAACATATTTGACATATGAAACGCAGCGCCAGGTCAGTGAACGTAATGATATTGTTGCTGCAATCATCATTACTCGATGCAATCAAGCTGCAGCATTTGCACGACCGCAAGTCAATAAGTATAGTGTAGGATTTACTGTAACTCCACGGCTCGGAGACAAAAAACGACGTCTGACAGACGGCGAGCGAGATCGCGTATCTGAAATTCAAAGCATAATTATGGATACTGGTCGAGATCATAATCTCGGTCGTGATTCATTTGATCATTACATTCGTAAAACTGTTCGAGATTCTTTGACGTATGACCAGATAGCTACAGAAAAAGTATCCACAATGAGTGGTTCTATTCACTCATTTTATGCAGTACCAGCTGATACGATTCGTATTGCGCAGCCCAAAATTACAAAAGGTACGCCGCCTGCGCTTGCAGATGCAAAACGTGAAATCAAGTATTTGCAGTTAATTAATGCTCAAATAAAGAATGAATACACGCTTAATGAGATGATGTTTGGTGTACGTAATCCGCGAACACATGTGAAAGTGTATGGTTACGGATTTTCTGAAATTGAGCAGCTTATTGCAACTGTGACAAGTCACCTTTACGCAGAAGAGTGGAATCGACGGCAGTTTACACAAGGCTCTACTGTTAAAGGTATATTAAACTTGAAAGGTCCGATGCCGTTGCAGGCATTTGAGAATTTCAAGCGGCAGTGGCAAGCGCAAGTATCTGGAATTAGTAATGCCTGGAAAACACCTGTAACTAACCAGGAAGGCATCGACTGGATTCCACTTCAGATGAATAATGTCGAGATGGGTTACCAGATGTGGATGGAGTATCTGGTAAAAATTATCAGTGCTATTTATCAGATCGATCCGGCGGAAATTAACTTTGACTTGCGTGGTAGTAGTCAGCAGCAACCGATGTTCATGTCAACCAATGAGGCGCAACAGAAGGTAAGCAAAGACCGAGGTCTTGCACCATTATTGCGCTTCCTTGAAGATAGTCTAAATAAGCATATTGTTTGGAAGATTGATCCGCGGTTTGAGCTGGCCTTTGCAGGACTAGATGCAAAGACCGAAGATCAGGCGATGCAATTGCGCATTCAGCAAGTGCAGAATTTTCAAACACTTAATGAAGTCAGAGCTCTAGAAGATTTGCCTCCATTAAAGGATGGCAACGTTCCATTGAACGCTACGTATACAGCATATTTGATGCAGAAATCACAGATGGATCAGCAGCAACAAATGATGCAGCAACAAGGCGGCGCTGCAGGTAGTGCTCAGCAGCCTGGCGCTGGTCCAGGAGGCGAAGATGATCCTAATCAAGAGCCGTACGCTTCTAGATTTGGCCACAAACCACCGGGTGATGAGGAAGAAGAAGGCGCTAATAATCTCAATAGATTTTTACAGCGTAGTGTTCAGCCAAATGATAAATCGAGTGAAGACTCATCGGATGCCGATTCGTCAGAAGTATCAGAATCCGAGATGGAATCTCTGCATATTAATGATTGGGATAGTAGTAAGCACGCAGCTGTAAATTTAGGTGATCTGAAGAAAAGTCGTAGTAGTAGTAGTAAAAAACAAGTAAAACTTTTCGATACCATGGATGTGTAAAATGCAGCCAATGCTTGTCATTGACGTTGTTAAGGCTGGTAAGAAAGGCATGTCTTGGGGAAAACACAAGTACATTGCCAGAATTTTGCTATCTAATGGTGAATATGCTTATATTCATCCTGATGATGATGAAGGACATTTTGAACATATAAATGGTCAGTGGCATTTTCGTTTGGCACCTGGTAAGTCGCTTGCTGCGATTATCAATAGACACCTCTGGGGAGGTTACATAGGTGAAACGAACAAAGCTGGTATCCCTAAAGCGCCAGACGGTTTATTCAGAACCTACGTGATTATCTCGAATAAAGCGTTGGAAATGCGCAAAAAAGGATTGCTCACGCGAGAAGAAGAAGCTGCAGGTACTAAAAAAGTTATTGGTGCACCGTTTCCAAATGCTTTATCTAAAGAGCGTGTTGGTGATTACACGATTTTTACTTTTGCTAAAGTTCCTGTGGTTGGTCACGATACCGAAGGTAAAAAACGGTATGGTGGCTATACTCATATTGATTGGAATGCTGCAGTTATTGGACAGTATAAATATACTGAAACCAAAGAATTACTCAATCATCGTGTCACAGAGCCTGAAGAGATCGCAGCCGCGCAGCGATTCCACGACTACATCAAAGAGGGCGGAGGTTCCGGAGACGCTAACACTCTGGCTGGAACAAGCACTCCGCAGGGACAATTCAAAAATCCTCCGAAGACGACAACAGAAACACAAGCTGCTCTTGGTGTATCGTTACGAGATTCCGATGATCCTTTACCGATTGCCAAATTGTTACGTGATAGACTAAATGCAAGGATAAGCAAAAAGAATAAAGGCAAAGTTGGTGCTGCTGTAGCTGCAGAGCAGAGTGGTAAGATCGAAAAATTTCCACAGGATATGATCGATCGATATGGTGATGAAGAAACACTACTCAATGCATTACGTGAACGTCCAGCTACGACTTTAATTTCATTAGGTGTTATTACACCAACGCGACACAGCAAAGCGCTTCTAGAGCGTGTCAGCGAAGAATGGCGTAGAGACATAGTTCGAGGAAGTCGAACAGGCTGGGAAGCACACAAATGGACCAAACTATATGATGAGTATAAAAAGAAAGATGAGCGTGACGGTTTAGACATGACCGATGAGAACTCGCGGTTGCGTAAACTGCGATCTCAGTTGAGTAGTGACTTAATCAATGAAGGTTTTGAACACCTTCAAAGAGTTGTGTTGTCGCATGATCCAGCACGTGTTCGCAGACTAGATAGTTATATTGCTACTAGCTTGCGTAATCATATGAACAGATTGAGTGCACAGTGGGCACGTAACGAGCAACTTACAGCGCCGTTGGTGGAAGAGCATAACATCGAGGAAGCTGCACATCGTAATCGGCAAACTGCTCCATTCAATCCGCAAGATGCTGCTGAATTAGCAAGACTTACACCTGTAGCACTGCACGCAATTAATCGCGTACTGAATACGCAGAATTTTCCTGATACACTTCGTCGTGTGGTGATGGAGCGCTTGTATCTGAACGCTTCAAACATAGAAGCTGCGGATATTGCAGTGCACGAGCATGGTGAAGCTGAGAAACGTACACAAGCTGAACAGAGTGGTACCTCATACAAGAGAACATCACGCTCTATGTATCGAGAGTGGGAAGAAGTTGCGCATACACTTAAGACAGTAATAGATCCAGATACCGGAAAAGAAGTAGATTTGTTAGCGTTAGGTCCTAAATGGCGTGACAGAAAACTGCTTCAGTGGTTTACAGATGGTGTAGAGAAGATTGCTAAAGAACTATCTATAGGCTTAGATCCTAAAATATTAAAGGATAAAAAAGCCTTAGAGAAGTTTGGAAAGCAGCACGGATTTGGTGTTGTACCTCAGATGCTTGAAATTAACGCTTCTCCTAGTTCATACACATATGCGGAGAAGATGTTTCATGCAACAATGAAAACAAAAAAGAAGGTACCGCGACTTTTGACCAACGAAGGTCAAGCTGTACGGCGGTATTTTGAATTAGAAGCCAAGCTAGCCGGAACGGCTAGACAGCATGGATCTATAAAAGAAGCATTGGCACGAGAGGCATATCCGGATATTCACGAGCGAGAAGTGGATATTTCTACACGTCCAGTTTTTCGTAAGTTGCCAGAACATAAGACTGGACCAGTAAAACATGTTCTTCTGATTCCTGCGAAACATGATCTTGGAACGAGCAAGCCACTGCGTTCTATGTCACCAGCCGTGGGATTTTTCTCAGCAAGTCAGAATCAGCAGCTTGCGGCTAAGCTTGGAATTCAATTACATAATTTGCGTGCTGGAACAGGTGCAGGCGGAGCCGTGTGGACTCAGCCTAATATCAGTTTAGGCAAACAAGCTCAACGAGAGTTGCACAACGTCGAAACTCATTATACGCAACTTCAAAAATATGGAAAGGCTCCGCTTGCACGTTTAGAGCAAGCATACAATCGTAATAAGGCAGTAGTTAAAGAATTATCTAAACTAGGAACATGGGTGCGAAATGAACGGACACACCAAAACGAGTGGCAAGAAAAAGATTCTGGTCTGTCTGCACTCCACAAAGCAGCACTTGATCTTCAATCTGCTAACAACAGAATACGACAGAAAAAAGACGCACGTGCGGCACTTCGTGCGGAGTTTAAAGAAGCGCGGCAATCCGTAGGGACAATCGAAGAGCATGCACATTTAAATGACAGTGTGCTTGCTAATAAATTGAAACAGCATGAATTAACTGATGAAGATAAGGCAGCACACGCTAAGGCACTTGCAGCATATCAAAAAATTAGCAATCGTATAGGTGCACTTGTTCCTGAAGTTAAGGATTTGTATGATAATGCTATTATCAAAAACAAGATGTTACCTAATGAATTGCTATCGCATGCACGCGCTCATGTAACAACAGTAGTGAATTCGCGGCGTGCACAGCAAGCTTTAATTGAATTTGAGAAAGAGCGACGAGTAACACTCAGTCGTATGAAAAAATCATGGATGCCTGCATCATCATTAGTTGAGGCTATCTATGATTATGATTTTGAGTTTAGTCGTTTTGCATTGACGTACGATGACATCATCAAAGAAATGCGAGATGTCCAGCATCCCGGTTCTCGTGGTGGGAAATGGCATCGTGGAAGTAAAGGTGAGGTAGTATATGATGTCGGTGCGTCAAATCCATTCCACGCTAAAAAAGATCCTATAGCACATCAGGCACACAAGTTATTACAGGATATTAAGCCTAAAAATAAACACGAGGCTCTGAAGCACTTAGAGCAATTTGTAACCGACAAGAAGTCGGGTGATATTCATAAAGATAAACATGCACTATATGATTATCTTGAACATCACGTAGCAAGAGCACACATCAGAGCACAGGCTGATAAACGACAAAAAGAAAACGCAGAAACAAGAAAGCGACGTAAAATGAATGAACGTGAAGCTGTTATGCGCATTGGCGGGCGTAATCGGATCGGTGGCGAAGACGAGAAAAATCCAGTGACGCCGACAAAGAAAGAGACTGAATACTCACCGTCACCTGATCACTCTATTATGGTGATTGGCGGACATGATGCTATTCGTGGTGAGGAAAAAACAGAAGAAGAGCCTAAACCTAAAGGTACTACTTCCATATGGCAGCCTGGCGATGACGAACGCAGAGTGGCAGCTGCACAAAAACGAGGCTCTGGTAGGAAACCATTGACTAATGAAGAGTGGTACCAGGAACAAATTCGTGAAGATAAGAAACGGAAAGAGCGTGCGGCTGCAATTCATAGTAAGCAGCAAAATTTAACAGACACAGACAAGAAAAAAGGAAAAGAAGCTCAGCAACAAGCACAGCGACAAAGTGAAATGCGACGTGTTGCTCGTGAATTACCAGACGAGGATTTTACACCATTTCCTGGTAATGGTGAATTGCCTGAAGCTAAAATTAAAATGCCAGACAAGTTACCAGATAAAAAGAAACACATATTTGCGCGTTTAGGTGCATCATTCAAACGCTTATTTATTTGAGGTAGCTATGCGAGATCGCGAAGTTTTGGATTTTGTACCGATGCCTCATTACGATTTGATGATTCCGCAAAGTGGAACCGTGTGGTTACGTGGCAAACTAATACCTCCGGTTGATCAATTCAAACTTGATAGTCATCTATTGCCACCTGGGCTTTACAAAACGGTACGTGATGACTTAGCAAGGTACTCAACGATTCCTGTGTCACGTGTGGCTTTGCGTAAGAATAATAATGTATATGAAGGAATTATAGATTCCAACGGAGATCCGTATTTGTTTATTTTAGGTACAGCTGGGATTGCTGTACATAAAGCTGAGAATGATGATGATGCGTGGAAATGGTTTGATGCATTAATTAGCATAGAGCGAAAGGCAGGATTACAATTGCAGCGTAAACACTCAGCACAAGCTGTATCTGATTTTTTTGATGTTACACATGACTCAGTGACTAAGGCACTTCCTAGTAAAGACAGATCAGACTCTACAGGTAGAGCAAAGAAGACAAAATCAAAGAAAGTAGCAGCTAAGAAGGTAGGGAAGAATGGAAAGACACGTTATAATTATCCACAAGATAAGCAACAGGCATCCAAGAAAAAGCCTGGCGCAGATAAAAATGGTCCACAACGTGTAGCAGAAAAAACGCAAAAGGAAGAACTCACAGGTGCAGATCCTATAGCCGTACCTCGTGAACCTACACCTAAGCGTGTTAATCCGCAGCATGTAGCTAACCAATTGCAGATGCCAGTGCATACACTAAAACATATAGCCAAACGCTTTAGTAATAATCCTAAACTTAAAGGACGTTCAGGCTTTATTAGTTTTATGAAGGTTCACTTACGAGCTTTTGCTGAAAAACACAAATTGGATGGAGATTTCTTTGGACTACTATACGATGCACTAGTTGGTACTAAGCCAACTGTTGCAACTAAATTGTGAGAAAGACATGCCAGGTCATCACTCAAATAAACAAAAACGTCAAGCTAAACATATAGCTGCTAGCGAGAAAAAGCGAGGATACTCGGCTAGTGATGCTAAGAGCATAGGTTGGGCTACAGTTAATGCAGCTAAAACTAAGAAAGGAATGAATGACTCATCTAGTGGTCCAGATGATGTAGGTACCAAACGTTTACCTATAGTGCGCAATACGCCAAAAGGTAAGCCTTTTCGCGGGGTAGATAATGCAGAAGCTTCTCAAAATTTGAGAGCTGGAAAGTTTGTTGAAAAGAGCCGTCGCGGTAATGGTGCATACGTAAGTCGATACAAAGATCCGGATGGCGAGAAAGGATGGAAGCGCGATAAGAAGACAGGTCAATTAGTGCGTGAACATCGCAAAAGTTTAGCTCTAGATGTTGTCACGCCTGATGACTTGCTGAAATCTGAGCGTCATCTCAAAAAGCTAAAAACTCCAGGATTTAAGCTTCATGGCTCTGGTATTACTGAAGCTACAAATACTGAGAAGAAAACCAAAAAATCTACAATTAACAAAGGACATGTTATGAAGAATAATGAAACGCTGGCTGATAGTCTTAATGATCTTTTCAAGAGCGAAGTCGGTGATATGCTGGATAACGATAAGCCTGTTATCGATTGTCCTCATTGTGATCATCCAATTACCAAGTCCGATGTGTTGGCTAAGGCTGGAAAGAAACGCAATAAAGACACGCCACCACGTAAGGTGGTTTCTGACAATAAAGGCGGGTCAAATCATCGTGGTCCTGAGACTGGCGCTAATGGTACTACGCCGACACGATACGCTCATGGTGTGCCAAAAGTGGATAATGGTGAAAAAATCACCAAGGTTAATAAAGCCGATGCTTCGAGTGACGACGCGAGCAGTGGCGATGATATGAGCAAGTCTGAAGGTAAGTGCCCTAACTGTTCTACGATGGTTAAGGCAGGTACCTTGTGCAAATGCGGAATGATGATGAAATCTGACGGTACGTTTGAACAATCTCCACCGTCTTTACGCTTTCCGCGAGTTCACGGTTCGGAGCATGTTCAGTACGTGGACACAGGAGAAGACGCACGTATCGCAAATTTGATTGCGAGCGGAACGTTCGGTCATGCAGTGGTAACGCAGCCGATCGATAAGAACAACGGTTCGAAGCGTCGTTAATAAGTCTCACGATAGGTAAGCGATGAAAAAGATCCTGGAACATGAATTGTTCGGTGATGGAGTCTCGTATGGCTCTTCATTTTTACTGAAGGCTCAGCTTCGCTTGCCTGTTCGCGAGGCTCGTCTCCCTGCAGCTCAAGATATTATCAACAAGACATCTGCGATTGTTGATACGAGATATGATAAATTAAACGCAGATTTATTACGCATTATTAAACAAACCAACACTCAGAAATCCGTTGGTCTGTTTGTATTAACAGGTAGCAAGTCGCAAAATGACTTGTTTAAAGCTGTTAAAAACAATACTAATGTATCGTCTGGCAAGAGTGCTGGAAAAAAACCGCCAGCACAGAATTTGTCTGGTCAACCTAGAGCTCCTAAAGGCTCTGGCTCTTCTCCTAACTACCAACGTAAGGAGATGGATGCTACACGGGCAGGCTCACGTGGTGGTAAGTGGTACCTCAATGCTAATGGCAAAGTGGTTTATGGTGTCAAACCGTCTGGATCTAGTGGTGCCAGAGAGTTGACATCTGCAGAAGTACAAACACACCTTAAGCATTATAGACCATCACCATTTATGGGCTTGACTGGTGGGGATCAAATCTTAGTTGATTATTTAATGGATCCAGAGAATCAGAAAATTCACGGATTCACGCCGGATGATGTGGATTTCTTGCAACAGTGGTATGGAAAGAAGAATAAGAAAACTGGACAGTGGTCTGGTGGTATTCTTTATAATGGATTTGTAGACGCGTTTGGTGCTGACATAGCTGACAAAGATTTGTCAACGATGCAGTTTAATCAGGAGGAGCTCACAGGAGGTCAGTGGGTATCTTTCCAAGAGGCTGCATTAGCCTACCTTCGAGCTTGCTTTGAAGATAATGGACATGATTTTGAAGAGGTCAAGCCTCACTTGGATTCGCTGTTTTCTCGTTATGAGAAGATGAAACAGAATCCAAAACTACAAGAGGCTTTAGAAGCTGTAGGTCACGCTGTCGAGAAAAAACAATACGAATTTTACACAAAGGCTGCAGATCATCAAGATGATATGAAAAATCTTGGTGATACGATTACGGCTGGTCCAGATCCACAAGCGCAGGCTCAAGAGGTTGGTGCAGCATTAGCAGCGATGGACTTGTTATTTATTCCATCGAAAGGTGAAACCAATAAAAAAGCTGGTCTTAAAGGTGTGGTGTCACCTAACGTTGAGTATTTTAAACGGGACACAGCAGAGTTACGGAATCCATTACTGACAGACAAATCTCGTCTTGACAGCTTGTCTGTTCCGCAATTGATGGCATTGGTTGTCGGTGCTAATTTGTATGAGACTTGGGATGCTGATGATCGTAAATATCTCACGCCTACAGGTGGTGAAGGTTATTACAGTGAAAATAATCAGATTAGTGTCGAAGCTTTTAAGCGTATTGCTGCACGTTTGAAGCTTAATGATGCTACATCTAGGATCATCAAAAAGCAGATTGGTGATGCTACGCTAAATCTAGCTAGTAAACTTAATGAAGCTAATAGTGGCGAAGATCAAATATTTAAAGAGTTTATCCGTAAGGGTTCCGATATTGTAGCCGACAAGGAGATGGTTGAAGCCATTCAAAAACGTCATGCTGATTGGCTGGAAACAAAAGACGATGCTCTTAGAGCTCAGTCAGATGATTCCTTCGATGTGCCAGATTCGATGGCTGATGGTGTGCTTGGTGGTTCTCTGCAGAAGACACCACATCCGCATCAATTGATGAAAGACGCAGAAGGTAATGTCATAGGACCATTTACGCCGTTCCAACATCAACGGCAAGCTGTTAATTGGATGGTCGCAGCAAAGCGTGGAATTCTGGCTCTTGATGCCGGTATGGGTAAAACTCCAACTGTCATCATGTTTATGGAACATCTGAAGTCCAAAAATCCTGGTCAGCATAAGCCAGCTATTTTGTTTCTACCGCCATCCTTGATGAATCAATGGCCAGATGAGATCGCAGCATACGCACCTAATGCTAAGGATAAGATATTAAATTTATCTGGATTATCACTAGAAGAACGTAAAGCTGCATTACAGAGTGACTTGGCCAAGAAAGCTGAATATATTCTCATTTCGACGGGCACACTGAATTCTGGTGAAAAGCCTGAAGAGGACGAGACAGAATCCGAGAACGATGACACTGGCGGTACAGATAATGAGCTAACTGAAATGCTCAAGAATCTGGACGGAGCGCTATTTATTGATGAAGTGCATCAAGGTGGTTACAAAACTGGCGGTAGTATCAGACACAAAATCGCTAGTGAAGTCATAGGTGATCGAGAGCATGCTTTTGGTATGACAGCTACTCCGATGCCTAATGGTCCTATGGATTTGTTTCATTTGACTAATATGTTTGCGCCTGACTCCGTAGGAACACAAGAGGAATGGGAAGGTAGCCTACATGGTACGCAATATAACGCAGCTACAGACTCTTGGGAAGTTACTAATCCGCAAGCTCTGACAGAATTACGCACACGTATTCGTCCGTTCGTGATGCATAAATTAATTACTGATCCTGATGTCCAAAAAGACATGAAAGGATCCATGCAACCGCTTACAAGTGCGCCTCAGAGTGTACACATTGATGAGAATCATCCAATGTGGAATTACGTGGCGCCTGGCGGTATTATTGATCATATGGTGTCTGCTCGCTTGGAAGAGTTGGAGGAAGAGCGAGGCGAGCCTTATAATGATCGAGTTAGACAGAAATTAGCTAACTTACTAGCTGTTAACTTTCACAGACTTTGTAATATTTCTCCATCTCTGATTCATCCTGATTACAAAGGACCGTCGCCTAAAATTGATCGACTTGTGAATGATGTAGTGGAGCACTTCAAAGGTGGAGCCGGAGCACAAGACAAACCGTTGGTAGTCTTTTCATCTTTTCCGCAAAAAGCTTTTCCGCTTTTGCGTAAACGACTTGCAGCCGCTGGTATCGATCCATCACTTGTGGGTGAAATCCACGGTGGTAAGAGTGCACGAGAGCGTGCATTTGAACAAGACATGACCAACCAAGGTAAGCGTAAGATTCTTCTGGTTGGAACCATGTCTGGCGGTGCTGGATTGAATTTACAGAAAAAAGCTAATAAGATGATGTTTCTTGATGAGCCGTGGCATCCGGCCGCAAAGCGTCAAGCACAAGGTCGTGTGTGGCGTACAGGTCAGAAGAATCCAGTGATGGAGTATAATTATCGTATCTCCATGCCGCAAGGTGTTTCTTGGGATGAAAAGGTGGCAGAGAAAGTAGGCGGTAAGCAGTCTATGGTTACGGCTATGCTTACTGATGTTGATATTTCAACATTCGATTTTAGTCAAAGTGCTGACAAGGCTATTGATCAGTTGCTTGGTAGTTCTGCAGAGATTAAGAATATTTCTCGTAAGAAGCAAGTCAAAGTAAAACCAGACGCGCTTAAAATGGCTCAAGCGCTGCAAGATTATTATGCAGAAGAATTTCAGAACGTTAATGAAAATAATGATTCTGATATTCCTGATATCAATGAGCCGATGCATAAAGAATCTACAGAATATAAAGATTATCATGATACAGCTAAGCAAAAGCAACTTGGTACACAAGCTAAGCATATCAGTGGTGCAATTGATGAAGATACAGAGTGGGCTGACTGGAATCTGAAGTTTAAGCAGAAAAATGCACGTCAGACATATAAAGTTAGACAGACACTCTTGGAAGCCTATCAGAGCGGTGAAGGCGGCTCTCTTGATAAAATAAAGAGTGCAGAAGCTAAAGTGCGTACATCAGTGGAGCAATATAGAGCTTGGTATATGCAAGCTGTACAACATGCTGCAACACTCAAAGAGAATAAAGATCCAGGATTTAAGGATGCAGAAAATGATGCAAAGAAAATGCAAAAAGATTTTCCAGAGGCATTTGAAAAACATCCCTGGGATGACAAGAGTTATAGACCGCCAGAGTCTGATGAGTCTAAGATCAAGACTCCTGTGAAAAATAAGTCTGAATCAGAAACTTCTTCATATAAGACATTTCTAGCACACGCTATTAATGACTTACACGCAAATGAACGTAGTGCCGCGTTACAATATGCCGATGACGGTGCTGATATAAACATCGCACTTCGAGCCGGTGCTCCATTATCGGAGAAATGGCAAAAAACTATTCAGCACTTGGATGCCGCTATTTCGCGTACAAAGCTACCCGCCGCTATTTCTGTTGAGCGTGCTGTCGGTAACAAAGGAACTCAACATCTAAAAAAACTAGATGTCGGCAGTACGTTTTCTAACGAAGGTTACACTTCTAGCTCTGGACGTACAGGTTATGCGCATAGCGGTAAAGATGACATCGTTTTGCATATTACGGCACCGGCTGGTATACATGCCATCCCTGTTCCAGCTAGACCAGGTAAGTCTGGTAAAGTGATGGCTAATGAAGAACAAGAAATTATTTTTGGGCGTAATCAGAAATTCAAAGTAACTAAAAAAGAAGTTATAGATCATCCGCAAGTACCCGGTAGCCGACGTACTATTCTTCATGTAGAAGCTGTGAACTCAGAAACGAAAAAACCTGTTAAAAAAACTGAAGCCAAGCCAGAGCCTAAATCAGAAACTGCTAAGCCTAAATCAGAAGCTGCTAAGCCTAAATCAGAAGCTGCTAAACCCACATCTCTAGTTTCAGCATCTGACAAAGATTTAGGTGCAGCTGTACAACAAGCTGCAGATGAGGCTCCGGAAAAACACGGTTACGGAAGTGATTCAGTATTTATTCACAGAGTCTATGAAAAACTCAAGCCACGTCTGGGTTCTATGACTCTCGAAGAATTCAAGCGCAAACTTATTAAGCTCAACGCTCAAGAGCACGTGGCTCTATCTAGAGCGGATCTCGTAGATGCTATGGATCCTGATGATGTTGAGCAGTCGCATGTAGAGGATATGGGTGCAGATTTTAACTTTGTTAGTCGTACATCTGGACGCGATCCTAAATGGAGGTAACTGATGTCTAAAGAGCGTGATGATCATTACATATTCGATTTAGTAGATAACGCTAAATCTAAAACTGGTAAGTCTCCAAAGGTAACTGCTCCTAGTGACGTATTAAGAATTCCAGATCGCAATGAATTGAAAATGCAACTAGCACACTATGCTGGTCCGTTTATTAAGCATCAATTGCCAGATTCAAAATTTGCACGAAAACACTATGTGGAGTATGTGCGACCAGCATTGCGTTATTACTGTCAGAAATTTCAAATAAAGGTACCAGACTGGCTAAAAGATGAACACTATTTCAAGAACTTACCAGATAAGGAAAAAATGGATTTATTTGGTACTCTTGAAATTAAAGTTAAAGAATTTCGACCACTTCCTAAGTTTGCAGGTGGGCAAACACACGGTGGTTGATTATGCGAATCCTAACTAAATCTCAACGCAACACGGTTCGTTCCGTGATTCGTGATCATCATTTAGCACTAGTCGCAGAACTCTGCGGACCAGATGCCATAGATGGCAGTGATTTTTCACGTCTTAAAAAGGCAGGAAAGATTGGTGTTACGCCTACATCTGTTGATTTAGTAACAGCAGCTCATATATTAGGAACGATGGAGAGTAGCGGAGATTTGATGAATTTGCGTGTTGAGGATTTTTGGAACACTGTAGCCAAAAGTCACACAACAGATGAAACCGTAGAGCTGGCCAAAGAAAAAATAGCAAGTATTGTGCAGAATATGAGTGCTCGTGTAGAGCATACATTTATGCAAGCTGCTAACGAAGCTGAGGCTTTAGCTCATAAACGGCAAGTGCTGGGTTCTGATTCTTCTAACCGTAAAGTCATTAAAGCACTTGAAAAACGTCTGGAGAAAGCGACAAGCGATGCAAAACGAGACTGGTTACGTACTGCACATACTGAGGTGCATAATTTAGTTGAAGACGGTAAAGCACTTGCTATAGCTAAATCAAAACCTGGAAGCGATCCTATTGTATACAAAAAACCAAGACCAGACGCTTGTCCATACTGTCGATTACTATATACCGATGATGACGGAGCGCCGCGTTTATTTCGTTTAAGTTCATTAATAGCTAACGGCACTAATATTGGTCGTAAAGCTGGTAGACCGTCATTCATTGGCAAGAGTGCCACAGAGTATAAAGCAACACTTGGAGCTATTCATCCATGGTGTCGATGTACACTACATCATATTCCGGATGGCGTGCGTCTGAATAGCAAAGGGCAACTTGTTCGAGGCGTAATCAAATCTCAAATTTATAGTTCATTAGATGATTTACAGGATTTAATAAACCACGAGTGTCCAGATGACTAGTGCATTTCACAGACTTATTACAACTAATAAGCCTACAAAAGTGCAAGAATTATCTGCTGGTAAGAGCGGAGCATTATTAGCCACTTATCGTGGTGGTATTAAAGCTGTACTGAAATTAGCCAAAAAAAGCATGCCATCTGGTAAGAAAACACAGCGAGGATTACTAGTTAGATCGCAACCAAACAGAGAAGTAGCATTTTACAGATTGGCTGTTTTGTTAGGCTATGATCATCTCGTACCAGAGACGGTTTTAACTATTTACAAAGGACATGAAGCTTCTGCACAATTATATGTACCAGCTGCGCCCTTAGCAGCCTTAGAGCCGCAACTGAAAAAATCTGTAGGTGGTCAGAGTTGGCGAAATCTAGTTGTAAAAACTTGCTCTCTAGTGCCAAAATATTTTTGGAAACAATTATTAGCTTTAGACATAGTAGGCGGTGCACGCGATCGTCACGCTAATAACATAGGTATAAAGTTACTGATAAAGAGTGATCGTCCGATATATCGTTTGGTGGCTTGGGATAACGCAACGACGTTCGGTGTCACGTTTGAAAAATATCATAATGTATTTCATAAGCTCTTGTTTAGAAAGAGCGTATTAGATTTTGATGCAGAATGGTTCAAGCTACAGAGCATCTCACGTAGTGACATGTTCACAGCACTGGCATCTTTTTTGGCACCTGAAGAGATAGAACATGCCTATCTCCGTAAACAGTTTTTCTTAGACTATCCTTATCGACTACCTTGGAAGGTATGTAGCCAGGGTAACGATGACTCCAACGCGTTTCCTGCCTACACCGACTATTTTGTCGGTGCCGACGACAACGCACCCCTTGAACACGCCGCGTAGACGTAGTAAACTCTAGCAAAAGGATATCCATGCGCAGTGATGTTGAAAGACTCCTAGAAGAAGACAGATTCGAAGTTTTCGTTCCCGACACTTTCGAGATTCTCGAAAAGGCTGGAAACGAAGATATCGAAGAGACGCGACCTATTGGGGGCTTTTGTTCGACTGAGCATCTTGATCGGCAAGAAGAGGTGGTTGTAGCCAAAGGTTTAATGTTTGATGACTTCATTAACTTTGGTTACTTTAATGACAACCATCGACAAGATACATCAGCTGTTTTAGGTTATCCTAGAGTAGTTAAATTAATTGATAGCAAGTGGTGGACAGAAGGAAACCTAATTAAAGGTTATACTCCAGCTGATAAGGTCTGGGAGTTAGCTAAAGCACTAAAGAAAAGCCGAGCGCCGCGACGTTTAGGTTTTTCCATCGAAGGTAAAGTGCTCGCTCGTGATGAGAATACACGGCGAATTCTTCGTGCTGCTGTTCGTAACGTAGCGATTACAAATTGTCCTGTGAACACAGCATGTACATGGGATATTTTAGCCAAAGCATTCGGTTCGGAAAATGCGGTAGTTGCAGCAAGTAAAGCTGAAAAAGACGTCGAAATGATTAGAAATGATATGCTTGACGCAAATGCTGCGTATAGCAGAATCAGAAAAATCAGACCTCAGTATAGTAAATCAACTTGTCAACGCATCGTACAATTGGCGATGCGGAATTTTTAACCTGAAAGGAGACTAAATAATGCCTGGTCATGTCGCATCGCCACGTCCCAAACCGTTTCAGAGCCATCAAGATGCAAATATTCATCTTGGTGAGGTAACTGTTACAGGTACCGCTACAGTGGATCTTGGAATTAACCATAACAACTTCAAAGTTATTCTGAGTATTCGTGGTGGTCTTACAAGTCTTGCACCTGCACATATTGTTGCTTGGGATTACGGTACGAAAAAAGGAACGTTTGTAATTACTGTTGGTAAAGCTACCAACGCATCAACTACAACGGTCATTGCCGCTACGGCTGCGGTAGTGATTAGCTTCATTGCTTATGAAGAGCCGGTTGTTCCGACTATCTGATTTAGTTTAATTTTGAAAGGAGAAATACAATGGCACTTAAAAATAACTTGATGATTAACTTTGACGGACAGACGCTCTTCAAGGTGATGCAGGCTGGTTCCTTTACGGTTCCTGATTCTGTGAGCGCACCCTCGCCGTCTGGATCTGTTTCCAGTGGTTACGCTCCAACCACAGCATTTGACGGTCGTCGTGCAGTCGCAGGCGGTATGATTTACGCAGCTTTCAGCGATGCTGCTGGTACTACATCACTGGATTATCAGGAACACCTAAATCCTGGTGATGTTGTGGCTGTGTCTGCAGCTGGCGCGGCAACCACGGTGTCTATTAACAGTGTCGTGAAATTCACGTTTGCATCTACAGCAGTTGCTGGTGTTCTCGGATTTTACAGCTGAGGTTTAAGGTATGTCGAAGAAAGATAAGTCTCTGATCAAGGAAAGTAATCTGATCAAGGCATTGAATGATCTTGAAGCGCTCGCTAAAGGTGACGCTATGGAAAATCAAGATCCAGAGGGAGGTCTAGCAACCGAAGGTAAGCCTCTTTCTGCGATGGCTCCACGCGGGAAAGATCGCAGCATGACCAAGAAAAGCAAAACACGCGCTGCATCGTCAAGTAGCGCTATGTCATCGTCTGTGGAAAAAGCAGAAGCTGATGATGACAGTGCTAGCAGCGAAGACATGAGTGGAGATGATGAGAGCTCTGATGAGGATATGAGCTCTGATGATGAGAGCTCTGATGATAATATGAGCAAATCCTTTCGCCAGCGCGCGGAAGAAAATGAGGAAATGGCAAAAGGCTTGCTTGTTTCGCCATTCCTCGAAGCAATGACAGATCAGATGAACGAGGCGTTGTCCGATTTGTCGAAGAGTTTTCAGAAGAGTCTAGATAACCGTTTTAATGCGCAGAATGAATTTAACACTCGCATCGCTAAAGGTATTGTTCTTATTGGTCGGACAATGAGCGCCATTGTTCCGTTAGTCAAGGAACAGTCCGAGATGATTAAATCATTTGGAAATTCTCCAAATGTAGCGCAACGAAAGAGTATTCTCAATAAGTCGGAAATTGCAGAGCCGCATCGTACAGGAGATGACGGTGATAGTGATGGTGCGCCAAAACTCAGTCGTAACGACATGCAGGATTGGCTGGTGGAAAAATCAACCAAGGGTGAGATTCCTGTAGCTATTGTTACGACTTGGGAGACGTCAGGACACGCTCTTAGCTCACTTCCGTTGCAAATCCGCAAGGCCATGATGAATGACCTCGCGAAAGCGCAATAATTTAACTTAATTACGAAAGGAGATATACAATGCAAATGGTTACGATGGCTGATTATGAAGGTTATAATGGCTTCTCTGGCGGATTTGGCAACGCAGGGCAGAACGATGTTGAAGAGCTGAACAAGGCTCTTACGAGCAATTACCAATCGCCGCGTACTGATGGCTCGGCTGCATTACGCGTCGAATCTTTGGAGGCAACGCTTCGTGTTCTGACGTTTAATGCGAACCATGTGAAGCTCTGGAGAGTTATTCCTAAGCTTCCGGCATACAGTACGAGTGAAGAATACAATGTCCAGACCTCATATGGTCAGGATAACGGTATGTTCACCTTGGACGGTGAATTACCGCAGACGCAAGATGCATCGTACGAGCGGCGCGTTTCGCTCGTGAAGTTTATCGGCTGCACGAAGGAAGTTAGTTATACTACTACACTTGTGAAGCCGGCACATGGTAATGTGATTGCTCTAGAAACGAGCAATGCAGCAACGTGGATTATGGAGCGCACCGAGCGTGCACTATTTGGTGCACGCCAGGATGTGATTCCGCAAGCCTGGGATGGTCTGGATCAGCAAATTCAGAACGATCCTATCGCGTCTGTGCAGAATATTATCGATCTTCGTGGCAGTGTTCTCACGCCAGAGAAGATCGAGGAAGGCGCGAATATCATCGTAGAGGCGTATGGTGTTCCTACCGATTTCTACGCAGCGCCTCGAGCAATCTCCGATCTTGGAAAGCAATATTATCCGAAGGAGCGTATTAATTTACCTGCACCAGTTAACGGTCGAGTTGGCGTTACGGTGTCTGAGGTTAATACTACGGCTGGTGTGCTGCCGCTTAACTCAGATGTGTTTTTGCGGTCCGGTGGTAATAACGGACGCAAGAAAGCGCCAGCTTCGCAGACCTCCAACCGTGCGCCGTCTGCTCCAACCGTTACAGGTGCAGTTGGCGGCTCTGGTTCGCAATTTGCGGCTGCAGATGTTGGCACCTATCAGTACAAGGTTTCTGCCATTAACCGATTTGGCGAATCCACGTCTGGTCAGTTGTCTGGCGGTGCAGCGGTTGCTTCTGCAGGGCAGAACGTGACGTTAACCATCACGGATGGTGGCGGCGGTGATCCTGCGACTGGTTACCGTGTGTATCGCTCCTTTGTTGGTGGCGCTGTCGGTACCGAGCAATGGATTGCTGATGTGCCACGCGCCACCACTGGTACAACGGCATATGTTGATGCGAACCAGTATCTGCCGAACACGTCTCGCGGATATATGTTTCAGGTGAATACACAGTCGTTGGCCTTCAAGCAATTGGCGCCGATGCTTAAGGTGCCTCTTGCGACGGTTGCTATCAGCATTCGTTGGTCGCAGGTTCTTTTTGGTGTGCCTCAGATGTACGCACCACAGAAGAATGTTATTTATATTAACTGCGCCGATGACTGAATAGTTTAGCGATTGCGATGCTGATGAAAGAGTGAGGCATTATTGTCTTACCTCACTCTTTCATCATTTACTTGTTCTAGGAGATTTATGAAGGTTCTACTGCAGAGTGTACCCAATAAGAATCGTACTGTGACCACGAGTTTTGGTGCTATTTCCTTTGATGATAAAGGTTTTGCAAGCCAAGACGTTTCAGAGAGCGACTTGGAGTTGTGTCGTAACCTGAATTGGTTAGTGGAGACTTCGGTAAATCGCGAAGCTCAACTAGAGCATTTGTATACACAGCATGCAGCGATGCTTGAATCTGTGAAACAAATGGAAGCGCAAATCGAGACACTAGAAGAGGAAGTCAAGAAAGAAAAAGAGAAAAAACCACAGCAAAGCAGCAAAGCCTCAGCTGCTGATACCAAAAATGATGAAGCACTGATGAAAAAGCTCGAAGCACAGGGGCAAGCCGCTGCAGCCAAAGAAGCTGCCGCATCTGTGTCAGCTGTGTCAGCTGCAGGTAATCGGAAGTAACTGACGCTGACTGAAGGAAGCCATGGCGAATTCAACTCCTGAAGGTGTCGTTACTCATTCGCGGTTTTCTACAACAATACCGCTGAATCATTTAACGCCTAAATATCTCAAAGATAATTATCATCCTGGTATTAAACTTACTGGTAGTGATAATCAGGAGTTGTCTGACGATTGGTATAACGAACAGATTGCTAATGCAATCGATAAAGTAGAATCGTTTACCAATGTTGATATCTTAGAGCGTAACGTAACGTCTGAAAAACACGATTACGTTGTTACAGATTATACTCGTTATGGCTTTCTTCAGTTATATCGCGTTCCTTCTCGTTCTGTTCAGGAAGTGCGTGCTGTATATCCAACAGGTAATAATATACAGGTATTTCCTCCTGAGTGGATTCGTCTGAATCAGATGCATTCACAGATAAATCTCGTTCCGACTGCCGGCTCTTTGTCTCAAGTAATTATTGGACAGGGTGCTGATTTTATTCCATTGATTTTTGCCAAGCTGTCGTATCTTCCGCAGTTATGGGAAGTTGATTATGTGAGTGGTTTTGATCCAGAGGCTGTTCCGAGATTGGTGATTGAAAGTATTTGTAAATACGCGATCATGGATATATTTACTACTATGAGTGATACGATATATCCACTTGGTATAGGTTCACAGAGTTTGTCAATAGACGGACTTTCGCAAAGCAGAAGTTTCTCGATGCCTGCATTTAAGGCCAGAGTTGATCGTTACACTGCAGATTTAGGATTACCTGGAACTCCATCAGAAAAGAGTGGTTTGATTAATCAAATCCGCAGTAATTATCTTGGCATCAACCTGGCGAGTCTCTGATGGGGATTAGCATAACAGGCGGTGTAGATATTGGTGGACGTCATGTTGGAGGTCCACCAACTGCGCCAGGCCAAGAATTACCTGGTCAGTATACGGCCGGTTTCACGAATAATGATTTTGATCGTGATGTATTTACTGCAGCCTTACAAGACAAAGGTTACAGTGTCCTTTGGGAGCAAGCTGCATTTTGTCCAAATCGTGGCCGTGCTGGCCTAGGAAATCGTGATCATCCTATCGCGTGTCCTATCTGCGATGGTAGTGGTTGGATATTCTACAGGCCAACTCCTACGCAAATGCTGATTACTAGCGTGACCATGCAGCAGAATTATTACGCACAAGGTGGCTGGTCTAGCGGTAGAGTTATGGTTACAGCATTGCCAGAGTATAGATTTCATGTGTGGGATCGTATCTCAATCATGGATGGTGTTGCTCGGTTTCAAGAGATCGTACGTAGGCAACCTGGCACAAATAGCGATAGAACTAAATATATTCCTTTGTGTGTCATACATTTGTCCTGGGTAGGTCGTGATGGTTCATTGCAGATATTCACACAGGATAACGATTTTTTTGTAACATCTGACGGTTTGATAGTATGGCCAGACTCTACTCGCAGACCTGATGACAATACATTCTATTCTGCATCATATGAATACCATCCGCGTTATGTGGTTCAGGAGTTAACACATCAGCATCGAGTTTCAACGGTACAGCATCGACCTACGAATTTTCCAGTAGCTGGCGTAGCGCGATTGGATTTCTTGCTACGAGACGAAAGCAAAGACGATGTTCAAACTGACTTTGAAGATCCGTTCAAACCTCGCTAATGCTTTGCTGTCTCGCATTCGGCCATCTATACAGAGAGCTGCAGATAAAGCATTGCCTAAAGTAGCATCACGTATTGTTTCGCTTGTAAAAGAAGAGACTACCAAAAAATTACACAGTACAGCTAGTTTATACGAAAAAGCTCTGAATAAGCCATCAGCGATTCAATTATCTGGACATAGTGTAACTATCAAAATAGATGATCCTATCGTAAATGCATTAGAGAATGGATTTACGAGTTTTGATATTAAATCTCACATGCTTAAGCGTGGACGCATAGGTAAAAATGGTGTGACATATATAGATGTACCATTGCGTAGTATGACAGGACGTCGTGTAATTCGACGAATATCTAGTAATAGTCCGCCGTCATCGTGGATTCATCCAGGATTTAAAGGTGTGAAGATATTTGAAGTATTGGCCCCGACTATAAAAGAAGAGGCCAAGAAAGCAGTGGAATCGGAGTTAGCCGCTGCAGGAATGAAAACACGTAAATGAGTAATATCATAGATGATCCAACCAAGAATTTTTCACTATCTCCTAACGATGCTCTGGGATTGAATATTCCAGAGGTTGTTTTTTATCAACTTCTAGGTTTCACTTTCAAGAATATATCTGAAACCATAGGTCACACTGAAAATATCGTTGATCAGCTATTTGCACGATTGCGAGCTGAGACACGACAAACCATAAAAACTTGGTTTGTTAATCATCCTAACGTGAGTTTGTCGCTAAACTGGCCGAGAGACGATGTCGGCTTACCATTCATCGCGATCATCACAGAGAGTGAAGAAGAGGATTCTGATTTAACACTTCTCGGTGATTATGCTGGAGTACATACTCTAGGCTCTTCCAGTGAAAACCAACAAACGAGAACAAATCTAAAACTAGGCTTGAGTAACACAACGAATATTATTATTGCAGCTGATGATCCTAATCTTGTGTTATATCTTGGAGCTGTAGTTAGATTTGTGTTTTTGAAAAACAAAGACGATCTAACTCGTCTTTATGATATCCACAGTCTTACCGTTTCACAAGCTGATCTCAAGTGGGATGAGCGTTTTCTTCCTACGTTCGCTTATATGCGAATGGTGACACTGAGATATAAAACATTCTTTGATATTAACCTTACAGAAAAAGTCTCTATGATCACCTCACTAGAGACTCTGGTTTCGACATTCAACGACGGTTTAGAGGTGACTGTCACCACTCCATACGATCAGTGAGGTAATTATGGCTACAGATGACGAGCGGCGAGATACAGAAAGCAGTCGCGTTATAACGCAAAAATTACCAGTTATTGGTAAGCAGTGGGCAGGACAGCAGTTTGCTCCGATGACTACATCAGAACAAATTACTATGAATAATCAACTACAAGCTGATTATGATCATCCGGATGCGATTCCTCTTGTTGCTTACATGTCATTGCATCGAGTTACAGATCCTGTGATGAAAGCTGCAATGGCTGGACATACTCAGATAACGCGCGCTACCAAAGAAAAGTGGGATGAAATCTTCGCTTCATTCTTTCCATCTGATGAAAGGAGCAAATAATCTATGAGTCGTTTTGTTTTGTTTAACGGTGCCAAGCTTGTACGTCCTGGCGCAGCTACAAAAATCGATGCTTCTCAATTTCAAAACACTGTTTTGGACGGTGTAGGCATTGTTGGATTGGTAGGAGAAGGCGAGAGTGGAACGCCTCGAACCATTCAAGTTTTTAACTCTGCAGGAGGCGTCAAGGATTTCTATCGTTCCGGTGATTTGGTGGAAGCTGCACAGATTGCGGCGTTACCCGAGAATGATGATCGTCTGACGTCTGGTGCATCAACTTTTGTTTGTTACAAAGTGAACAATAGTACAGCTGCAACGCTGACAGCTGGTTCACCGACCACGATTACATTTACAAGCCTGCTACACGGTTTATTATCCAATAACAATACGATAACGATCTCTGACGGTGGAAGTAGCACACGGATAATTACACTCACAACTACTGACTTATACGGAAACGTAATTACCGAAACGTCTCCTGCACTAGGAGGCACTGGTAAGTTTGCTATCCAGTATGTTGGTGCTGGATCAGCTGCGACTATTACGATTACATCAACACAGTTAACTACAAGTGTTACAGGTGCGCCAGCAGATAATCAGACATTCTTGTTTTCAAACTACAAGAATTTGAATGATATCATCATAGCTTTGGCGCAGACTGGAAAATACACTTGCTCTGCTTTGATTACAAACGCCATTTCGTTTGATCCATCCAACTTGGATGGAATTACGACTGTGGATATCAAGACATCGTTGACAACGATATATGCACGCAATTTTGATATTGTAGATTATGTTAATACTACTAGTCAAATTGCAACTGCAGTGTTGGTAAAAGGACAAGTTTCTCCGATATCCGTGCTTTCAACTACCGCGATGTCTGGTGGTACAAGAGGCACGTCTGCGAATATTGATTGGGCGAATGCTTTCATTGCTCTTCGTACCACACGCATTAATCAATTAGTGCCGCTGGTATCGACGGATGCTTTGACAGCACAAGGAACGTTTACTTTTGCATCAATTGCCGCAGCATTCGCAGCGCATTGTTCTTTCGTATCGTCAACCAAAGGCAGAAACGAGTGTCAAGGTTGGTACGGAATGCATGCAACTAAAGCGAATTTGATTGCAGAAGCCAATCTCCGTAATAACATGGATTTGGTGCTTTCAGGTCAGCAAGGTACATTTCCAAGGACTTATGATGGAGCTCTGACAGTTTTTCCAGAGTGGGGAATAGCTGCAGCCATGGCTGGCGCTCGAGCTGGCGCACCGCTTGGTGAGCCACTTACTTGGAAATATTTGAATATTCTAGGAGTCACTCAAGATGCATCTTGGAGTGAGAGCAATAACGACGATGTGGAATCCTTGGAATTGAATGGTGTTGTGGTAGTTAACAACATTGTCGGTAAAGGTTTCAGGATCGATAAATGTATTACTACATTTACTCGATTTGATAATGATGCTTACACTGAAGAAACCATTGTTCAGATCTGGAAAGCTTTTGCATTCACGCTGCGAAGTGCGTTGGAGGATCGCTATACAGGCGCACGTGGTGATCTAGTTACCATTAACACGGTACCTAATACTATGGTCAACGTTGCAGAGCAATTTCTAGATGCACGTGCCATCACGCCATCTAGCGTGAACGGTACGACGACACCAGCATACCGTAATATTAAGTACAGTCTTCAGGGAGATAAGCTCTTTTCTAGTATTACAATCTCTCCAACGCCTGGAATTAATTACGAATGTGCTACGATTGCGCTGGTTCCTGCAGCCTTTTCCGCGGCAGTTTGAAAGGAGCATGAGTTATGGGACGTCCTTCATTACCACAAACAGGTGCAACGCACGTAATTTCAGGAGCACGTGCTATTGCATTGTTTAATGACTTCGCAATTGGTTATGCTACAGGAGTTAATATAACAGAAGAAATTATGTACGAACCTGTTGAGACACTCGATAATTTGGCTGTACGTGAGCATTGTCCTGTAGGTTATCGAGTGACACTATCATGTACGGTATTTCGTACAGTAGCACAGGCTGCATCTACTGATTCAGATCCTGGATCACTTAAACAACAGAATATTTTTCCTAGATTCACTGATATTTTGCGTGTTCAGGGACTTACGTTTGCAGTGCAGGATCGCATCACAAACAAAACAATTCAGTTTTTGAAGGATGTCAAAGCCGCATCTCAGGATTTTCGTGTAACTGCACGCGGTATTGTCGGTCAGAACGTTACGTTTGTTACTACACGTGTGCTGGACGAGTCCGAGAATCTACCGTAAAGGATATTGAACCATGAGCGATGAGATTGTTGAAAGCAACGAAAATGCAACAGAAGATACAGCTAAAGCAGCGGAAGGAATAGACATATTTATTCCTTTTGATTATCCAAATATGGTGTTTGTGGATATGCCAGAATCTAATAATTCTGGTATGTCTTTTAGTAAAACCTTTCATGTAAAATACACTCATCCTGATTCTGGTTTACTATATACGGGTGATTTTACATGTACTCGTAGTAGTATTGGTAAGATCATTGAGCAAGGTGTTGTGAAAGCCAGACTCACACACAGTTTGCCAGTAGATGAGACGTATAGTATTGTCGCTTCATGGTTATCATATACGATAGTGATGTTAACTAAGAAGCCTGATTGGTGGAAGCCAGAAACCTCTTTTGACTTGGAGGCTCTCCATGCGATGCACGATTACGTGTTCGCATGGGAGAGGTCATTTCGTTTACGAAGCGTGGCGAACCGACGCAAAACAACTTAGAGCCGAGGCTGCACGACAATTAGAAGCTGATTGGTTAATTCGTTGGTTTTGTACTAAATATAATAAACCAACGAAAGATCCGATTCTAAAAGAATACACAGGTGAAGAGCTGATGATTGAGTTCCTGAAAGATCAAATTGAACGAGATCCAGCTCAAGCCTACCCGCAGCATGAATTCTATGAAGGCAAGAGCATTATCAAAAGTGGTGATGCTGTTGTCGATGCTTGGAATAAGGATATCGCAAATGGAAAGATTCCAGATTTCCTAGCTGCGTTGGACTCAGAAGATAGAGCTAAACTCGCTAAATTTACACATAAAGAAAAAAACCAAGATGATTTGCAAGTCTTTCATGATACATATGCCAAGGAAAAATCATGAGTGACTTAAAAGTTACTATTGAAGCAGCGTTAGACAAAGAATCACTCAAAACTGCTGAGCGTGAATTAGCATCTAGTATTATTGGCGGAGGTGGCAGAAGTGGCGGTAGTGGAGGAAGTGGCAGTGGTGGCGGTAGCGGAGGAGGTTCGAGCGCCTTTGGTATATTAGCGAGTATGGTGCAGAGTAATACTGCAGCCTTGCACCAACTTCTGAGTTTAATCACTAATACGAATACTGCTATTAATCAACTTGCACAAGTTGTTACACATACGAGCGTAACAAATACTGCAGCAATTACTCAATTAACTAGTGCTACCGCAAGTAATGCTGCAGCAAATGCAGCCATGGCTGGACAGATGACAGGTACCGGCCAAGGTCGACGATATGCAATTCCAGGTACGCACGCTATTGCTCGTGGAATATCGACGATTCATCAGTTAGGAAATGCCGGTGTTAATAATGCATCTATAGCAAATTCTGTTGGCACCATAGGCGGAATGCTTTTACCAGAGCTCAAGCCTGTTATAGATGCAGTGACATCTATTTTCACGGATTCGTTCAATAAACAAGATCGTTTCCGTGAACAAGCATTGCGACGTTATCAAGTTGGTGGCGCTGCCGGTTTAGATATCGATGAAAACCAAAATGGTTATAACATCGACGCCATTAGAAAAGCTTCTGGATTTAATATTACACAATTCTCTACGTTGTATAACAGAGGCGCTAAGAGTGGTATTTTTGACAAGGATAAATCGCCACAAGAAACTATGGCGAGTTTGATGTTTGGAGAGGCTGGTTTAGGTATTGGTAATGAAATGACAGCACTCCTTGGCGCTAGTCGCAAACAAGGAGCCTCTAATGAGACATCAAATATCCTAGGCAACGCTATCGGTCTTGCTGTAAGCGAGCACATGAGCAAGGGCCGTATCGGTGAGGTTTTTACTCAGTTGACACGTGCTGTAGACAGCAATACCAAAGCACAGACTGATATTGGTGATACAGCGAATCGTTTGTTATTTGTGTCAACACTTGGTGATCAGTATCGTGGTGACACTGGTGCTGCACGAGACATGAATCAGGCGATCAAAGGATTAGCTGGCGGATCCACTCCATTTACACAGTATACCACTCTAAAAGCTGCGGGTTTAGGTAAAGGTGTTGGTTATAACGAAGCCTGGCTAAAATCACAGCGTGGCTTAGGAACTCAAGGAGGAGTTGGTTTTGAAGACCTAATTGCAGCTAATTTTGGTAATGCTGTAACTCAATACGCTAATGCACAATCAGAAGGTGAGCGCTCGGCTGTCGTTCATACAATTTCTAGTATGACCGGCATGAATGGTGCGCAAGTTGATGACATCCTAAAAAGGTTAGCTAAAGATGATCGCTTTAACCGAATTGATGCATCACGAGGATTTAGTAATTTTCAAACACTTACTAATGTGCCTCGTAATTTGGTGCGCCCTCGCTCAGAAGCCGCAGTTGGAGAAGATGTGTTCCGATTTGGAATCGGTAACACCAGTGACCATCGTGGTTATGCTCCGGACACCTCTCCCTTTACTCTAGGCGGTTCGGCAAGTAGCAGTAGCGCACGAACCGCACCTGGCGGTGGTAACACAGCTAGAAGAGCCAAACTAGAGGCGTACGCACGTCAATTTGGATTACCAGCTAGCTCTGTTGGTTTTTTGGAGAAATGGATTGATATAGAATCTGGTGGAAATATAGGCTCATTAACTCAATTTAATGAGCGTGGTTTATTTCAGATCATGGGTGGTTACGACAGCTCACATCCGTTTAAAGGCTCACAGGCAGACATGCTTGGTATGTCTGAAAACGATCATCGTCAAACTTCGACAGATGAAGAATCGTCGCTTAAGTGGGGTGTTAAGTCTGTAGCCTTTTTGCGAAAACAAGCTGAGAAACTCAGAGATAAATTCGGATTGCAGTGGAATGAGTCCGATATGTGGAAATTAACCAAGCTTGAGCATGGTGGAAGTGCTAATGCTTCTGACTTAGTAGATAAAGCCACCAAACAGCTTGGACGTGCACCGCGAGACTGGAGTGAAATGTCACAAGCGTCATTGCCTCTAGCAACACCACAAGAGCGCAATGTATTGAATAATTCCAATAAAATGCTTGTAGAGGTGCAGGTACATGATCGCAGAGTAACTGCTACAGTAACTCAACGTCCTGGTACTACAAATGCACCAGGACAGACAGCGGTAAAAAGATGACGTCAGTTATCGAGCAGAGCTGTTCGTGTGAATTACTAGTATTACCACGTCGTGGTGTGTATAATTTGAGTTCTTTTTTAGCAGGAGATAATCCTGCAACTCTGGCACGAAAACTATTACATACGGGTACAGAGCCGATCTATGTTGGCGGTCGTTACGGTAGTGATGTGCTTACATGTAACTGGAGAAAAGAAATTGAAGGACCTTACGGTAGTTATCATATCAATGTCAAACCGAGTAATGATTTAACTGGTGAATTGATTGACTATACTACCAAAATTAGTCCTGGCGATTTAGTATTTCTGTTCATGGATAACCAGAAGATCTGGTCAGATGATACCTTATTGTCAGGTAAGCTAATTACAATAGGTATCATTGATAGAGTATCAAGTCCTGTAGTTGTGGATTCTGAAGGTGTAGAGCACGTTTCTGTAAATATCAGTGGAAGAGACTTCGGTGCTATATTTACAGACACAACTACTGTATTCGATCAAGCTTTCTCTGTTGTCGAACAGCAATTTTTAACTGACGCTTATTTTCAGCAGTTAGCTGACAAGCAGAGCTCTGGTCAGAGTCCACTTGAAAATGTGTTGCAGATCATTAATTTGATCTACAACAGTAAGGCTACAAGTAGCACACTTGTAAATGCTCAATGGCGTTTGCATGCACATAGTGGTGATACAGAGCAGCAAATTCCTTTGATCTCTTTATTAGATATCACGACATTTACGCAGACATTCATGTTTGGATACACGTTACCTGATCCGTTTGGTTTTGCTCAAGCTGGCAACGTTTGGGCGTTAATGGATAGCTTCTGTAATCGTGTAATCAATGAAATGTTTGTTGATATTCGTGATGCGTCCACAGCTGAATTGAATTACATCAGACAGGCTGGTGAAGTTGCTCGTAGCTTTTTATCTGATGCCGATCAGAGTAAGCAGGTACAGGCACGAACCGATGTAGCTACATCTGGTGTTTTTAAGGTTCTACAGACGTCCACGCCTAGCGGAAATCAGGCAAATGCTGATGGTTCTGTTCCTGTAGGGCAGCCATCGCTTTCATTGGTGATGCGGCAACGTCCATATGATCGTGACGCATTTATGGCTCTACCTCAGTCGGTAGTGACATCACATGAAATCTATGATCGAGACTTAGGATTTAGCTCTAGTAATGTCGTGAATTTTTTTCGTATTAGGACGCCTATCCTGAGTCCTGCAGTACAAGAATTAATTTATGGAATACGAGTTAATGTAGATTCAATTTTTCGTTTTGGACTACGAAGACTAGAGCCAGAGACTCGATATTTTTTCTCATCTAGTGATTTGTCTACAGCATATGCTAACGGTGAGAGTCAAGGTTTAGATTTCACAGATATCTTCGATTTCTATATTGGTTTACTCTCCACCTGGTATGCAGCGAATGAGCAGCTCTTGGAGGGTACGATTACAACTCGTCTGAGACCTGACATCCGAGTTGGTACGCGTTTACGTCTCCTAGCGCCTAATGCATTTACGGATGATGACGAAACGTTGTTTCGTTACGGTTTAGGTGACTCAGCGTATTTGGATTTTTATGTCCAAGGTGTTTCTCATAATTTCAATACCAGTCCAGGTGCTAGTCGCTCAACATTTACAGTAATACGTGGCATTTATCCGGATGGTCAGAATTTAGCGGCGAATCTCCGATGGTCGCGACTCGGATCAATTATTCCTCCTGACCTAAATACATTTGGACGTTTTACAGAGGAAGGTGTGTTTACACCTGAAAGTGATATAGCTGAGAAAATATTTAATGATTTAAGGAGAGATCAATAATGTTCAATTCTGACGATTCACCTATACAAGGTGGCTTGAGTAACAACGCTACAGCTCTTACAGGACAGTCTCCTCATTTCTCGAGTGTCGGATTGCGTGAGATGGTTGTTATCGATGTAGTTTATGCAGATCAAGCTGGAAATCGGAGTCAGAGTTATCCAGAATACACAGTTAGAGATCTCCAGACTGGCGAGAAAATTCCTGGTGTCAGAAAACTCAATGATTTAAGTGATCCGGATAACGGAGAGGAAGTTGTAATTCATCCTGCGCGGAATCTCTTACCTACAGCCAAACCTCAAAAATTCACGAAGTCAACACCCGCAATAGTCACCGATGGTACACGAGTGTTGGTCGGTTTTATTGAAGGTTCACACAGTCGTGCTGTAATTATCGGCGTTTTTGCACATCCCTCTGCATCTTATGGAGCACGCGCAGCGGATGGAGAACGTCGACTAATTACACACAGAGGTACGAGCGTCGAATTTCGTCAAGATGGTTCTTATGTTATTAAACGTGATGCTACGTCAGTAACATTAGATTCTGATGCTAATATCACTGTCAAGCACAAATCAGGTTCGACTTTAATTTTTAATGCAGATGGGAGCATAACTGTAGTACCAGCAACTGGCCAAGTTATAAAGCTAGGTAGTGATTCTATCGTAGCTCCTTTAGATGGCGTGGTTCACGGATCTGGTATAGATACGTTTACAGGTAAGCCATACGCTATTCTAGGAAACGCATCATCTGTTGTATTAGCAAAGAAGATCTAATATGGCGCTCAGTGGTTCAGCACTTAAGTCAATGATGCAAGCTGCATTTATAGCAGACGGCCGTACGTGGACAGATGATATTGATGCTAGCTGGTCTCTTATCTGTGATGTGCTTATTACATACCTTAAAGCTAATACAGTAGTAACTACAACATTAGCTGTAGCTTCTGTTTCTGGTGTGACACCTGGTTCCGGAGTATCAGGACCAGGTACAGGCACTGGTACAGGTATAATTTCATAACTGAGGTGTAATATGCCACAGGACAAACCAACTAGGCCAGATGACGCATTTGGTTCACGATTCGCAAAATCTTTACAGTATGGATTTTTTCTTTACGATATGCAGGCAGACACATCATTTGCTGATATCGTAAGAAATGCTGATCGTTATGTGCCTTTGATTCTCAATCCACAAACTGTAATAATACGTGAACCCTATGCTACTGCATCAACACCGACGCAGGGTGGTGGTTTAGTAATTGAGTCTCGTGGTGGTATTATCAAACACGGACAAATTTCAGGCACTACAGCTTACCTACCTGTTGATCGTGATGATGATGTCGTAGTTATTCCATCGACTAACGGACGGTCATTGACACCGACAGGTGCAAATGTTGATAATACGTTAGGTAAACGATCTGGTTTTTTAGCATTTCATAGACTACGTTATATTTTTCGTCTCTATCAATACGAACGTAGACGTGGAAATACGAAGATTTCACTACATTGGTTTGATATCAAAAATGATGAATTGTGGCGTATAGAGCCTCAAGAATTTACAATGCGCCGGCAAGCTCGGCGTTCTATGTTATTTGATTATGATATTTCATTTCAGCTGATAGAGCAGTCCAATATACTCGGCGAATCAGTTATTGTAATAAACGGATTTGAGTTACCAAAACCACCAAACCCACCAAATGGTTTACATACTGACGCACTGCAGCGTATTGCTAATACTATCAGTAGTGCTACTAATTCTGTACACGCATATGGCACGCCTTCTGTCTTAGACTCTGTGAGTAGAATGCGAGAATTGAGTGGAGCTGCAGAAGGTTTTGTTAATAAAGTATCAGGTGCAGTGCAGCGTACTTTTCAGAATGTCATAGCTAGTCTTAATAATGTCGTAGGCTTTTTTGATGATATCCATAGTACATTTGTAACAGCTCTGTCGATTCCTTTGGCGGTCCTGGGACAATTAAACGCAGCAGTGGACGGAGCTCGTGCAGTATGGTTCGAATTTGCGTCAGATAATATTCATGCCGAATTAAATGAATGGGCGCATGAGATAAAGCAGTTAACGTACGGATTAATTTCATATCACTTAGCTGCATTTAATCAGGCACCTGGTCAAGACATCATGGTACAGGATCAATCATTCTCTACAGGTAAAGCCAAGAGTGGTTTTACGAATTCACTCATGCAAGAGACTGACACGAGCGCCGGTTCTCCGGATCAGAATCCAGTGCTCGGAGCCAGCGGTCTGAGTTTGCAAACTAACGTTGCAGCTCTTTCTAACGTAAAATCCATTGAGATGGTTCCTATCCAGGTTGGCGATTCCATATATACTATTGCGCAGCGAGAATTAGGCGATATTAGAAGAGCCATCGATCTGATTGTAATTAATGAGCTCGATGCACCATATATCGTTGCCGACTCGAAACAGAAGCCACCGAATACTCTAGCTTGGAGTGAATTCATTGGAAAACCATCGACACAGCGTGTATCTCAAGTAGAGGCACAATCTACTCAGCAATTAATATCAACGTACTCATCTAACAACATCAGTCGTGTTGTGTCATCTACTGTGTTGGTAGATAATCAGGCAGCTGGAAATTGGTTTGAAGATCAGTGGGTTGGATTTACTATAACACTGACACACGCTTCAAGTGGTGTGCAAGAAACACGTGTTATCGTAGATAGCGACACACATGGAACACTCACTCTGAATTATGCATTTAACGTATTACCAATTGCTGGTGTTGATAGTTACACATTGAGTTTGCAAACTTTCGCGGCCGGCAGACCAGTGCAAGAAGATGTGAAAGCATTTGGTAGTGACTTTCTGCTCAAATGGAGCAGTGATAACAAAGCTACTATCGTACTTAATGCTAATAGAGATATTGCTCGCGTTTCTGGTCTTGATAATTTATTTCAGGCTATCCGATTACGCTGCCTGACAGAACCAGGCAGTTTACCATGGCACACCACATACGGCGTTGCCTGGCCTACAGGAAGGCCGTGGGATGAATCTAGCGCAATCCAGTATACATTTTTTGTTCGTCGTTCTTTGCTGAATGATCGGCGTATCGCAGCAATAAGTAATGCTAAAATCACTTTGGTTGGAACCAAGTTTACATTTGAAGCTGAGGTTCAACCGATAAAAACACGCAAATCGAGAAAAGTCAAAGTGTCGAAATGAGGAGCATATGGCATTAGCATTCAGACTAAAAACACAGCCTGAAATTCTGTTGAGTATGCTCGCTCAAGCCAGAGCTGAGTCAGACATCAATGGAAATGGTGATATTGATCTCAATGTTGGTTCTGTTGGCAGAATCTTTTTAGAAACTGCAGCTGAAAGTGATGCAGATCAATATATTCAGATTAGTAAGCTGTTAAAGCTTTTTTCAATATTCACAGCTAAAGGTGTAGACCTAGATGAACGGATGCGAGATTTAGGCTCTGACATCTTTCCAGAAATGCGGCGTTTAGCTGCAAACACATCAATCGGGACAATTACTGTCGGTGATGGCGCACTGCTAGTATCCTCAGCCTTAGCCGCAGATACAACGCAGAATGCTCTTACATTTTCCTCTCTAATCGGTGACGGTTCCAAATTTCCAATCAGTGGCGGAATCGTATTAGAGCAAGGCACTACACGGCAAGAGACTATAGTATATAAAAGATCTGGTGATGTATTTACTGTTTTGTATCCAACTACCGGATGTGTGAATTCACATCCTGTTGGAGGTACAATTCTGTCTATCGCTACACGATCTTTTCTTCAGGCTCCGGTTAGTATCGGCGCGACGATTATTACTCTACCTACCGGAACAGGTGCAGCTTGGGCTAGTAGTGGTAGTGTGATCCTAGATCAAGGTACTGTTAGCGAAGAAAAAAAGACGTTTACGAGATCTGTAGATACATTGACAGTAGCTGCACTAACATTTGGTCATAATGCAGGTACTAGTTTAATACAAAGCACATTTGGTTCGGATCGTAATATTCCATTTAGTCAGGTTTGTTATGTACCAGCAACCGACACGTCTAAAGAGATTGATTTTCGTGTATCACAAAGCAATGCAAAATTGCTTGATGGTGCATTTGTATCAGATCCAATAACAATTGAAAGTATTCTTCCTGGATCTGCAACAAAAGTTGGCTCTAATATTATTACAAAATGGCAATCTCCTCCATTTACGGGAGCTACCGTAACAAATCCTACAGCCGTTACGCGTGGTAGAGAACGAGAAGATGATAGTTCATATGTGCAGCGTGTTGTTAATTTTATTCAGAGTCTCTCTAGAGGCACACCATTAGCAACTACAACGCTAACAAACGGTGTCACAGATCCGGTTACTGGAGCACAGGTAGCTTTTGCTCAAATTGTAGAGCCCGTAGCTCCCGGAATGAGTGTCCTTTACATATCTGACGGTACAGCGACTTTTGCACTTACGCAGATACAGTTTCAAGGTAGAGACGTATTAATTAGTGATGCTGAATCTGGAGATCGACGAGGTAAGCTTTCACAGTATGGTCCTTTTGTAGTCTCAGCAACTACGCCGACTAGTCCAAGAATATTTACAAGTTTTCAGCGTGGCACTGCTACAGCTGTCGCGGCGGGTTCACTTACCGATACTACCAAATCCTTAAGTATCAATTTCTATAACGGTGCCTATCTTAAAGCAGATGACAATACGTTTTACAAAATCAACAGTAATACAGCAAATACATTTACGTTAGCTACGACGTCGACACCGTCTTTGGGTGTATACGCCATTGTAGATTTTGGAACGTTTCCGCAAATTAGTAGTACATCGACCAGCGTATCGGCTAATACATTAACTGATACTACACAGACGATGACCATAAATGCGCATGTTGGTAAGTGGGTTGTAGATTCAGCTGGGAAAGCCTGGCAGGTTACAGCAAATACAGCTACTGCTTTTACTCTTGCAGCGAGCGGTGCGACTCCTGCATCAGGAGCTTATACGCTGACAGCTGGTAATCCGATTCCTCTTATACCTGGTACTGATTATTTATTTAACCAGACTAACGGTGATATTGAATTAGTGCTAAGCAAGGCTTTGCAGTTAAATGATTGTATGTTAGCTGCATCCGATGGAGCGAATCCGTCGGTTGGTGCTTATACATATACGACTGGTTTAGGAGCTTACGTACAGCGTTTGGTAAATGGTGATCCTAGTGATTTTACGAATTTTCCAGGTATCCGCGCTGATGGTACTCAAGTCTTAGTAACTGCACCGATTACAGTGTCTACTACATTTACGTTACAAGTTATTGCTGCACGAGGATTCTCCGATCAAGATATTACAGCTGATGTACAGAGTGCAGTAGAGACATACGTAAATTCTCTTGGAATTGGTGAAGATGTTATTATTTCTGAAATAATTCGTGTGGTGAAGAGTCTGGTAGGTGTTGCAGATGTCAAGATGATCGATCCGACGTCGAACGTGACAGTGCCTGCGGGCTCTATCATGCGTATTACAGCGTCGAGTGTGGTGCCAGTATGATACTTCCACCATACAACGTACAATTTATTACATCTACATCTGTACTCAATTCTCGTAATAATACATTTATATTTTCGATGCCTACAACTGTAGATGTAGATGACACGGTGTTGTTATTTACATGGTCTGGTGAAACTAATGATTCAAAATTAAATACAGCAGCGCTGCCTAATAGTTGGTCTTTGCTTTCAGAAATTAACACACCAACACGTCAACAAGTATGTTTGCTTCGTCATACAGTGTTGACTGAAGAGACAGCTACATATACGTTTCCTGAAATTACCACAGGAGTCGGACTTCCCTTATTTGGTTTTAGCTTAGCTTATCGTGGTTTAGATCCGTCCACTGCTTTAATATCGGCAGGTGTAACGGATATTACTACTAATACTGTATTGTTTAATTGTCCAAGTACAACACTAGTGAAAAATTCTGATGTCTATTTAGGATTCACAGCTGGTTTGTCTTCGATACCGATATTCAGTACACCGCCAATTAACGCAACAGAGCGTGTAGATTCTAGTGGTACACTGATTTCAACATATCATGCATCTGCATTTGAATTACTCACTCACAAGCTTGGTACTACAGGTGTACAAACTGTAACATTAGATACAGCATCAACTGGTGTAGCTGCATCTTATGCATTAAAGGCGATTTCAGGTAACGTTGATAATTACAAAACTAAATTGATGCGTCAGATGATTCAGCGTTCGCCGCTCGATACGCGCCTGAGTTCGCCGCTTGGCGTATTACTGCATGTTGTAGGAACGCAAGACAACGTAATTGGTGGATTATTCGGTGATAGTGATTTTCTTCCAGATGATCCTGCAGGAGCATTTTGATGGCGACGTCATGGCCTTCTGTAATTCCGATAGCTTCTACACAGCCTAGCGGTTCTGTAGAGCAAATTAGCGCGATCCAGTCAGCACGAGCTTCAATGCTATTAGCTTATGCAGAAGGTGCATACCTAACAGCTATTGGTCAAAATTACGGTGTACCTCGTGCACCACAGTTAACATCGAGTGGTGATGACTTATATCGTCGGATCATCCCGGTACTTGCGTGGAGTCCGAAGATGATCAAACGGACGACGTACGTACTATTAGAGACATTATTTGGATCTCAACAGTCTCTAATTACTGCTGGTGTGCGTCCGTGGCGTATTTTTGAAGTTTCTGTTAACGAAATTGTCTTTGAAATACCAGCAAATTTAATGGCTACCAGTAATGAAAATGCCAGCTACCTTCATGGCTGGGTTGGCTACGCATTCAATGCCACGGGTAGTACTGCAAACTCATTCACAACACCTGGTGACGTACGAACCGCTGCAGCAAATTCACTAATAGGTGCAGCTGTATTTCGTTTATATCTCAGTGGAGCTTGGACTACCAACACAGCGACTGGTATAACATATGACGCAACTACGGATACAACTACTGTTACATTTGCGAGTCCTGTAATACCAAGTGGTGGGTGTCCGTTTTTTGTAGATGTCACAGGTAATGGAACTACTACGAGCTATCGTGGTGATTATCTAGCACCCAGTGTATATATCTCAGCATTCACTACAGCGCCAGGAGTTGGTACGACATCGACAATTTCTGTACTAGGTGATGCTACCAAAGAATTAGTAGCTAATGGTTCTGTTCATTTATCATTTGGAGCCTCTACAGCTGATGTAATCTTGAGTGTAGATCCAACGTATGATCCTACTACGAATCTAAGTACGTTGACAATAACCACTACAATTTCATTAGGTTTGAGTGGGTTATTATTTAGAGCTCAAGAAGCTGCAGATGGCACTTCACCAGCAACCGCACCTCATAACGATCGTGTCTACCTAGCAGGTAATGGTTTATATGAAGTGTTTCAATATTACTATGATTTGCTTGTAAGAGCTGCTGGTATTATTGTTCGCTTGGAAGTCGTATCAGATTACACGCATACACATAGGAGTGTTCCATGAGTGCAGGAGATGTCACAAATCCAAAACGCGTTCGTGTGAGTGCTAACCAGCGTGTTGACGCTGTTGATGTAGATGCACTCAGCACTGAATTACTAGAACATAATGACGCGCAAGCGAGAGCTGAATTATTTACACCTTTGAACGTTGGAGGCACATCACCTACCGGGATGATTCTGACAGGCTACAGTTTGACGCTAAACCCTACTGGTGGAAGTGATGGCAAAGTTAGAATTAATCCAGCTCTCGGTGTCGCCGTGGACGCAGATGGTAGATTGATTGTCAAAGAAAATGGAACACAAATTGACGTATCGATTCCTAGCGGCACGAATCAATTATATATTTATTGGAATGAAACAGCCGTAGATGCGGCTACACGTCGTTTTATTTCTGTAACTTCGCCTTTTAGTGAGTCACCAAAAACCACTAATACACGTTTTCAATCGACATTTGGTACATGGGTTCGGTCTGGTAACGCTACTACGATAGTAGCGACAGATAATGTGAACGGCCAAACAAAAGCGCTTGTGTGTATTGGTATTGTTACTAATACTGCAGGAGTTATCTCTGTAACAGGTTACGATACGATACTAGCGCCAAATGGTACAACCATTACAAATAGATTGAGTACGATTACTCAGCCTACTACAGTACCAGCTAATAACTCAACGAGCGGCACGTTTCAGACATTACATGATTTGGTAAAATCTCTTGGTTATCTGTTAGGTAGAGCTATTTACAATAGCAGTACGTTTTTAACGCCAAGTGCAGCAAATAATTTTGGTGCTTATAGTCAACCTGTAATCGGCGTAGACAGAGCCGGACGTGAGATTTATGATACGGTGACTATCGGTGATGGAGTATCTGTTTTTGGTTCATACAATAGAAATCAATTTGCAACTGATGACCAGATGCTTAATGCTGCGTTGGCTACATTGGCAACGCGAGCTACTTCGGGATTAGCGGTTGGCTATCTGCTAATCAAGCCAGGTGTTACATTATCTACATTTACTGGAAACGTAACTGTACCAACTAACTGTCGTGTTGTGATTCAAGGCTCGGGTGATTTATCTGCATCACCTCAAATAATTATCAACAGTGCAGTTGGTTTTACACTCGCTAGCACAACGACCAGTTTTTTAGCATTCGAGAACATTTCTATTAGTAATATCGGTACAGCAGTTTTACACAGCATAACTACAACATTTCGTGCGAAACGTTGTATTTTTACGAGAAACGGAAGTGCTGCAGTTTTACCGTTATTTACAACTAATACTGCTGTTACGACAATCTCTGACTGCATATTTGATAGATGTACATTTATCGAGTCTGGTATTAATGCCTATGATGATACGAAATACATGTTCATAGACACAGGTACCAATAATACACAAGGTGTACCAACACGTTTTGTATTATCGAGATGTATATTTACCAACACGACAAATTTCTCTCAACGAGGAATTCGTGTAGGGAACATTAATGAAGGTTTGAATATTGATGATTGTAAATTCCAATGTACACAAACAGGAGCTGCTGCTCCTGTAAATATAACACCTTTTTGGGTGGAGTTGATTTCACAGTCTGGTACTTTTGCTTCTGGCATGGATCGTAGAATTCGAGGATGTATATTTAATGCTTGCGGTGATTGGAACTCCAAACCAATAATGTGTGGTATTTCACTTACAGACGTATGTGGATTAACAATATCACACTGTGATTTCCAGCGTATTTTACGACCCGTCAATATTCCTTTAGGAACACAGGGTGGTAGTCAAGATGTAAAAATTTTAGGTTGTCGTTTCTTACAGCGAGCTAATGGTATTACGATTCAGACAAATACGAGTACATCAGGCGGCGGTGTAGCAACTGGACCTCTAAATCACATCGCAGCAATCAATACTACAAGCACATTAAAGAATTTCACAGTACAAGATTGTTATTTCGAGGCTTGGGTTTGTTATCATGCAGATAGTTCAGTAAGTACAAGTATCAATGTTACTTATCGGGGTTGCACATTTATCGATAGTATGTTGTTATTTGGAGATCCATTCTCGCCTGTATCTTCTTTTCAAACAGTAGATGTAAATCACTGTACATTTCAACGTACATCATCCTCTATTACTGCATTTATTCCGGTTCGTATTCATGGACCGACACTTAAACAAATTTCTGTTTCAAGTTGTTTTTTTAGAGGTTATGCATTTGCGAGTACGAATGTTACACCTCTGTGTATAGATCTTGGAAGTGGTTCACTTGTTACAACTTTAGACCAGATACACATTGATGGTTGTAGTTTTGCAGATTGTGATAATGAAACAATGAATTATTTAGGTAGTTCTACGACTACATTACATTCATTGATTTTCTTATACGCTACGACACTTATGGTTGATATTACCGTAACGCGTTGTCGTGCATCTACGATTATGTCCTCTGCGGTTAGAGGTACTGCTAGTAATTTACAGCACGTTACATTTGTAGGTAGTTCATCATCTAATGTTGGACCTACTACTGTTCAAAATATGCAAATTTCAAATAATGTTATAGGAGACATTAGTTCTCATTGTGGATTAGTAAATACTTTTGGTCTATCTAAATTCGTTTTTAACTCTTTGTTGATCTCTGATAATCAGCATACAATTAAAATGAACGACGACATAGTTACTGGGGCTGGTTATGATGATCAGTGGTCTGGTACCTATCTTAATATTCCGTCATCTTCTACAGAAATTTCTGGTGAATTGTCAGTTAGTGGAAATGTTTATTATATTGTTAATACAAATGGAGGCTCTGGATTAGGTAGTCCGATTTATAAAATGATATATCATCGTGATGACAGTGTAAGTGCAACATCAAGTCAGTGGGGATCAGTGCTTATAGCGAATAATGTATTAACTGTAGATATTAATGCTAGTTCAATCAATGCTGTAAACTTTATTGGTTTAGTTGGTGGACTTACTTTTGTAAATAATATAGCTCGACGCAAAGATCTTCGAACAGGCACTGCTAACGTTGCTTTTACTAAATTTTTTAGTGGTGTTAGTAGTGCGGTTCCAGCAAAGCCCGGTGCTGGAGTTACTTGGACTAATAATAATTGCTGGGTAGATCAATAAAAGGAAATAATTATGTATCCACGTGGAACACCTGTAATTATTAATGGTCGAACTGGAGGAACTCCAGGACCAGCTACGACAACTGTAGCCCGTATCAGAATTCCTAATCCAGCGCGTAATCAAGGAAAATTAGATGCTGTCGCACCTGTAGCTTTTGCTCGACGTTTACAGATAACTAATTTGGATGCTACAAATAATTTACTAGTGTATCTTGGTAACCAAGATGCGCCAGTTGATTTTTTGACTGTCAAGCCAAATACGCAGCTAACTTGGGACGTCCAGATGACGGAATTTACGGTAGCATCTAGTGCTAGTACGGTTCAATGGGAAGCTTTAGCTATCGTAGCATCATAATATATTATATTAATCATATAGGAGGAAACCATGAACGGAGCGCAGTTGTCGCCACCAACGACTGTTGACTTAGCGCAACAGATGCCACAAATGTGGCAGTATGGCGTTCTGGGTGTGGTAGTAGTGGTGTTTGCTCTTGTTATTAAATTCTTATACAAAAGGAACGAAGAGAAAAATGCGTTATTGCTGTCTAAGGTGGAAGCCAAAGAGGCTGAAGTCAGCAAAGAACGTAGTGAATTTGGTAAAGAACGTGAAGGTTGGGCTGCAGAACGTGCACGCTGGGATGCACGAGAAGCCTCTATCAGACATGAATTTGAAGAGCGGCATACTGAATTAGTTAAGACGTATGCTACACAGATTCTTAAATTACAAGATGAATCAAGAATCCGTGAGGATGCTATCCGAAAGGAAGCATTAGATACGTCTAGACAAATCGGTGAAGCCGCGGCGAGAGCAAATGACTCACTTACGCAACTCCTCCAAAAATTCTACGAGAGAATGGTTTCTCACACACCACGTGGGTACTAGGAGGATTTAGTGGCGCTTCACAAAAAACTAGATCCATTAATGGATTCTGGTATTCGCAGGATTCGTAATCGTGCCTGTGAATCTTATGATCGTCTGGCAGCTGCAGCAAAACAGGTGTCAGAAGAAATGGATAATCCAGATGTAACTCACGGAATTCCTGTATGGCCTCTCGATGATGAAGACAGCTTGATTATATCTGTAGAACAAGCTGTTAGTCGCCACAAATCAATCACTGAACCACCGCCAATTGTTCTAGATCCTGAATCTAAAGTGAAAGGTAATAAACATGAATGACTACAATGACTACGTTCGGCTCTCTGGTAATCTTATGACTGGCTTGGCATGCAGTACACAGCTGCATGAGAATATTGCAAATGGTAGTGCTAGTGCAATCTTCGTGCACATGCAGCCAAAAGATTGGAAACGTAACAAAAACACAGGATTATTGGAACCCGACTATCGATGGATTGATGACGCTGTTATGGGACGAACAGTGTCTGGTGATAGTTGCATGATTTTGGATGTTCAGGAAATTCATAATCTAGTTACCAATACTGGACGTGTGTTTCTTCACACACAAGGTTATGCAACTACAGGTATTGGATCGAACGGTCTAAATTATATTGCACTATCTAATGACGCAACTGCGCCAGCCGCTTCTGATACTACGTTAGCAGCTGAGATCGTGGCTAACGGATTATCGCGAGCTCAAGGTACAGTAACGCTGCCTACAGGGTCTGGTAACCAGACCACCGTTGCAAAAACTTTTACTGCAACTGGTACACAGGCTGCTCAAAAAGCAGCATTATTTACAGCATCATCTTCTGGTACTATGAATCACGAATTATTGTTTACTCAACGTTCGTTGATTGCTGGTGATACGCTGGCTGTTACTTTCACGATTACATTAGGCTAATTATGGCGTTATATTCACTTGCACAACGTACTACAGCCACAGCCGCAGCATCGCCATCCTGGGAGATTCGTTCTACCTCTGGAAACAAGCCAAAGGTTCTACAGTTAGAGCTCACTCAAAACACGGCCGTAGCTGGCGTGTACGGCATCGGAAGGCCAGCGGCTATCGGAGTGACGCCTACCTCGCCACAAACGTTTGTAGACGAAGCTGACGGCAACGGAGCAACGGCACAGACTACGGCAGCTGTTGCCTGGGGAACCGCTCCAACATCACCAACAAATTTTAATCGCAGATATTCTGTGGTTAACACTGCCGGTGCTGGATTTATTGCTGTATTTCCAGGAGGATTAGGACTTCCAGTTTCCGGCTCTATTGTAGTTTGGATTATCGCAACTGCACCTGTCTGCGATGTCGCAGCGGTTGTATCGGAGTAAATTCATGCCAGATGTGCTCAAAGGTAATCGTGACACGTTGCCAGATCACGGAACAACATCTGGTGATTTGGTGATTCATTCTTTGGTAATCAATATTCATGCCAGTGGAGCTCTTTCAATCCACGGTCCTCTTGAAAATAGAGAATGGGTTTTAGCTGTTCTCGAGAATGCAAAAGATGCTTTGAATAATTACCACGGACGTCGATCGTCTTTAATTGTTCCAAGTAAGGACGTATCGATTCAGGAAATGTGAGCGTACAATGCCGACCAGTTATGGATTATTCAATCTGCACTATTTCTACTCTCAAATCCAGAGTGTTTTAGATGCAGCTGATCCTAGAGAGTGCTTACTCTGGACTGATGATTTAGCCGCCGATACTCAGCAAATTCGGTGGCAGGAGGTGAGACTCGCTGGTCGTTCTCGTTTTCTTAACATGAATGGTTTGTCGCCATCATCTGCAGCTCTTGGCTATTCTTACGTTAGTTATTCGCCACGAGTAGAGCGTGTTGGATCACAAACAGGTGAATATCCACATCTGTTACATAAAACAACAGAGTGGATGTTCAACACGCTTTTAACGCCTCTGGCTACGAGTACAACATTAGGAGCAGCCACAACTTATACCAGTGAGAGTCAGACAATATACGTTCCTGAGACAAAAGAGCGTGTTTTTGAGAGTGTACGGTTTACTGTATTTGTGCGCTCAGAATTTACAGCATCTAATTCACTGACTGGTGTTAGGCTAAGTTTCAGTTTAGGCGGTGCAACTTCATTTTCTTATGATCAATTAGTGACGTTAGCTGGGACTGCTAGCAGAAATATTTCAACTGAGATTGATTTCGATCTAACTGATTATTTCAATGCACGATTTGGTAGTGGTGCCAGTCAAACCGCTCAAGCTGTCGTTAGCGCATCTACAGGTACAGCTTCAAGCATTAATGGTTTATGTTTTAAGCTTACAATAACCTACGGTTTTGATCCGCTAGCAGCTACTACGCGAATCAAAACGATTCGTATTCCTATTCATTCACAGAGCACAAGTTTAACTAATGCGCAGCAAGAAATTGGCACGGATGGTGTAGCACCTGCACCCTCTGGTCAAATTCCAGCTCTAGATACATTTTTAGTTGAGCAGAGTAAGACATACAGGAAAATATTTCTGGATTTATATGCCAATGATGGAGCGACAACTGCAGGGACGAATTTCACGCCGCAAATCCAGATTGATGCTGTAGCAGAGGTAGCTCGAGCAACAGTCGACACAACGATAGCGCCGGCGATGCCGTGGCGAGATTCTTATGATATTTCTGGTATCACTACAAACGCGACGCATACATTTAGTATGCGTTGTGATACCACAGTAACTGGTAGATTGTTTTGTGTTGGTGGTTTTATTGTAGTTAATTATGAGTATGATCATGCTGCAACTGTTACCAACAATTTAGCTACCTACGAAGCTATTGTACCGTTAACTCAATCTGCAGGTTACGGTGAGCAAGAATTAACACCATACGATGGATTAGTTTCTGTAAACTTACCAGCTAATTATCAACGCTTATTGGCAATTTTTGATATACATGAGCCTGGTACAATCATATTAAAACAGAGTGGTGTATTTTCTGTAGTTTCTGTATCTACAGCCAGCACTGCATTTACGAGACGTGTAGGTCAACAAATAGTGCGTTCTTTTACACCATTGAGCAGTATTGGTCCGATGTTTCTTGTTCAGCGCGTAGATACTACAGCTGGCTGGTCGATTGTACGTGGAACGAATCGACTGACTTTAGACATCTGGGGAAATGGTAGAACAGCACACAACGGAGCTTTCGCTGTTATTAATTATACAGCTGGAGTTAGACAAGATGTAGATCGTGGCGCACATCCTGTCAATTTCTTGCAACGTGTGTACGATTCTAATATTGTTACGTCTAGTATCGAAGTAACTCGTGAGAGTGGTGGGCAGCATCTACCGACACTTGGATTACCATACCGAATTATCGGAGCTTATATTGCCAGCCATATATTTACATCTGCTGCAATCGCAATTGGCATTGCCTTGGAACAGCGAGATGGCGAATGGGAAGGTGATTTAGGCTACTCCATATGCATAGGTACTTCACCACACGTAGTTAGTTGTGGTGTTAATATGCTTTTGCCTATCACTATTCACATCACACAAGATAATTTGCATAATAATAAAATTGATCTGACACAAAGACGTCGGCAGATAATTGCAAGTCAGAATAGTACGATGGCTGGTTGGTCTACATGGATTACATATCATCAGCACGCATTTACAGTATCTGGAACCGTAACATTATTTGGTGTACCAGCAAGTGATGGTGATGTTGTGGAAATCTACGCTGGTAACAATAGTGATCCAACTACACCCGTAGATTTGATAACACGAACCATAATTTCAGGCGGTAGTGGTGGATTTACAGCAACTGTACCTGACAATATACGAACGTATTTTGCTAGTTATAATAATGGTGTAGTTTCAGGACGTAGTCTTGTGGGAGTTCCGGTGTAATGGCGTTCGATATTAGAATTGGTGTTGTACCTAGCAGCAATTTTAATATTAATGTAGGTTCACAGGTTATTGTAGGTCTGAATGAAACCATAGTTATATCTGATAGCATTGACACTCTTCAAAATCTAAATCTAGCGTTAGCAGACTCTGTTAGTGTAACTGACACATTTTCGACACTACAAGCTTTTGGTTTGTCATTATCTGAGTCTATTAGTGTAGTTGATAATGTTACTGTATTAAGTGGATTTATTGTTCCACTAGTTGACTCTATTTCTGTAACTGACGGTGTAGTCGTTTTACAAAGTTTGAACGTACTACTAACAGAAACTATTTCTTTACTTGATTCTTTAAGTACACAGACAATTCTACAATTGTCATTAGCAGAATCGATTTTTGCATCAGACACTCTATCGACAATTGGTAGTTTTTTCAGTAGTGTATTTGATACTATTTCTTTAAGCGATAGTGTAGTAATATTAGATTCGTCTTTAGTATTATTTGACATCTTGCTACTGAGTGATTCAATTTTTTGTGTTAAGACATCAGTAATTCAGTTATTAGAGACTGTAAACTGCACAGAGAATTTTGTATTTTCTCTCACAGGTAATATCAATTTATACGAAACACCAATTAGACTTCGAAACTCGATCGATCCGCATATACCTATTACTACGCCTAGTCTGACGGGTACATTAACAGCACTTGATGATCTCGTAGGAACTTTGCGAAATCTGCAATAACTGGGAGAAATAGCATGAGTGATTTAGCAGGCTTTCTCGCGATGTTCTTAGGTGGTCCATCTGCAATTGTTACACTAAATGATGCAATTTCTATTACAGAGCAATTAACAGTACATTCTGGACCAAATGTTGGACTTGTAGAGGGAGCAATTACTGTAAGTGACGCATTTAATAATATCGCGCATTTTAATGTTATTCCGATTGAGGTTGTAACTCTTACGGATAGTGTACCTGTAATTGCTAACTTGATCTCAACGTTGAGTGATCAAATTTCATTGATAGATAACTCAGTAGCATCTTCTGGTATATTTATTTCTATATCAGAAAGTGTAGGATTATCAGATTCTGTTATTACTATATTTACTACACCTATTGCGTACACTGCGTCACTCAGTGAAACGGTAAATATTGCAGATGCGATATCACTGATGATTAATGCTGTCGTATTTCTAGCAGATACTGTACCTATAATAGACAACACAGTTTTATCGCAAGCTAGTAGTTTACTATTTAATGAATTATATTTTATTTCAGAAAGTATTAGTAACAGCTACGTATTTATAGCTAGCCTCGCTGATACAATACTCAGTGCTGAAAATCTCGGTACACAAAAAACTGCAATTATTAATAACACTGAAAATATTACGCTATTAGAAGACTTAGCTATAACTTTTAATAACGCAGTAAGCGGTCTAGAAAATGTAATACTTTCTGAAATTGTTAACGTATCTCGAAGTATGCAGTCAATTTTCGCAGATTCACTGATTATAACTGATTCACTATCAGTAATAGCGCATAGAAATGTACAAATTTTTGAAATCCCAATAAAAATTAATACTACTATAGTAACGCCGAGAACGCTAGCACTCCTAGATTTTGTAGGAGAGTTGTCAACAGAAGATAATGAGTTAATAGGAACCTTGGAGGATGCATGACAGCTTGTTGTGATATTTTGGTATCACGAGATCCATATGAACTATACCAAGGAGAAAGCCGTCACTGGGTATTAAGCGTAACACAACAAAATACAGGAATGCCACAATCAATTGCAGGAGCTAAGCTCTATCTAACAGTACGAGCTAGAATCGAAAATGTAGATACATTGATTTTACTACGCAATCAAGCGGCTGGCGGTAGTGATTCTCAAATACTCATCAGACCAGACACAGGAATCGATATCGGTAAAGCTGATGTGTATACATCTGTTTCTGATTCATCTACTATAATTCCAGGAGATTATTGGATAGATGCATGGGTAGTGCTTACAACAGGTGAGCATCGTCCAATTATTAGAACTCGAGCGTTCAAGATCAGGCCCGCGGTTACTAGATTTTAGGAGACATAATGGATACTTTTAAATTAATAGGACATTCTTCTATTAGACCGCCGATCACCAGCACGACTCTGTCGGGTGATATGTCGATAGAAGCTGATATTGATGAAGAATTAGCGCTTACACGAAAATACGCACAACTAATTCAGTTGGTTACTGATGGTGCTCAAGTTGTCAGTCTGGGTGGAATAACGCTAGCATCTTTAATTATCATTAAAACGGATAACCCTATAATTGCTACGTTTACCTCTACTGCAGGTAGTGGTGTGGTTCCGATAGGCCGGTGGTTTAGTGTAATTACAGAAGATGTACCTGTTACTGCTATCTCATTGCAGAGACCATCAGGTATCCTTACAAACGTTCGGTTGACGCTAGGCCAGCTCTAGGTACCGTGTCATCGGCGCACGCGTGTCTGTATGGTGCACGGTGTGCGTTGCTGCTCGTCGAGAAATTCCGCAGACTTGACAGGCTTGGTGTGCTCGTGAGATACACTATCTCCGATGCGGTCTGCGCTTACAAGACACACTAGAGGTGCGCGATGAAGCACACGGTTACCATACGGTTGCTAGACAATCGTCGGTGTTCCGTATTTGGTTTGGATTCTAAGATAACGCGATTGCTCGATGAGGCGTTAGCGATCGAAGTTCAAGGTGCACAATTTCAGGCATCAGTACGGCGTGGACTCTGGGATGGTAAGCGGCATTTATTTTCCAAAAAGACGAACACATTTCCACACGGCTTGCTTTCGCGAGTCGTTTCTTTTTTGGAAGATTTGAAGCTATACGTAAAGATTCGAGATAAACGAGCGAAACATATTCCTAAGCCAGATCTCTCGCTTGTGCATAAAAATATGCTCAAGGGAGATATTACGTTGCGTCCGTATCAACTCAAGGCGATACGTAGAGGCTTGAAGAGACAGCGTGGTATATTCTGGTTAGCTACGAATTCCGGTAAAACTGAAGTATCTGCAGCTATCATTAAAACACTCATTAATCATAGAACTCTGTTTCTTGTTCATAAACAAGCTCTGCTAGATCAAGCACGAGCTCGCATAGCTCTCAGACTTGGGACGATAGAAGAGCATATTGGTGTAATAGGAGCTGGACGTTTTGATCCTAAGCATATAACAGTGGCAACAATTCAGACGTTGTCACGCAAGATGCATCCGAAGAAACGAAGACTAATTCAAGCGTATTTTAATACTATTGGACAGCTACATATTGATGAAGGTCATCATAGTAAAGCTACAACATGGTATAAACTAATAAATCGAATTGATGCACAATTTCGATTTATCTACAGTGGAACACCATTCGGTAGTGGTAACGGATTGATGGTAGAGGCGTGCACTGGTCCGATTATTCATCGAGTTACCAACGATGAACTCATCAAACTAGGTGTGAGCGCTAAACCTACGATTGAGATTATACAGTGTGAAAAACCTGTATTAGCTAATGATTTGTCGTGGGTAGACGTGTATCAGCAAGGAATTGTTGAGAACGATGCTCGCAATGCTCTTATTGCTAAGCGTGCTCATAAATTTACTAAAGCGCGCCTGAAGACGATGATTTTGGTGACTCACCTTCGACATGGTGATCTCATAAATCAGCATCTAGATGCGCTAAGCATCGCTTACGAGTTCGCTCATGGCCGGATGCCTCGGTCCGCACAGCGCGATGCTGTAGCGCGTTTTGAGCATGGAAACATTGATGTCTTGGTAGCTTCGCCGATCTTCGATGAAGGTGTCGACATGCCAGCTATACGAGCATTGATTGTTGCAGACGGAGGTAAGAGTGTACGTGCTGCACTGCAAAAGATCGGTCGTGGTTTGCGTAAGAAAGAAGGTGTAAATGCACTTGCTGTAGTAGATTTTGCCGATATGAGTCATAAATGGCTTGCTCGGCATTCGCAAGACCGAATTTCTATCTACGAAAATGAAGGCTTCAAGCTGAAATGAGGAACGATGCCAAAAAAGCAGCGTAGAAAGCTTGCAGCACAACTAGCAGCTCTGTTTCATGATCATCTAATTGAGCGTAGTTTACTAACCCTGCATAGAGGACGTAAAATGCGAACTCAGTTAGATGATTTATCTAAAACAGAACGTCAAGCCTTCCTTAAAGCCGCGGCTATCGTTTATTTGGTTGGAGCAGATCCTCGTGAATTTATCGCAGCACAATTCCAAGCTTGGGAAGCTTATTCTCAGGCATTCGGAAAGTACATACTACCTCACCCAACTACTCTTTCTACTCTTGGAGCTCAAGCACGATATGCGCAGTACAAAAAACAGCAAGAGGCTAGAGCAAATCGCAAGTCACCTGTAAAAGAGAAAAGTCTCAAAGAGCACTACAGAGAAGAAAGAAAATTGGCTGGTCTGGTACGTATTATGCGCAAGCCGCCAGAGGACATACTCACACAGCGGCCAGAAGAATTCACACCGGACTTCCTGCGAGTTCGTGGAGTGTGGAAGGTAGTCAAAGAGCTCTATCAAGAGCGTACAGCTGTATGAGTACCAAAAAGAAGCCAGGTGTATTCGATTATGGTATTTCATTTCAAAGCAAGCTTGTACGTGTACTCTATGACGACGTAGATTTTACTACAACATGTGGTGTCCATCTCAAAACTGATGCATTTGAGAAACGAATACATCGCTGGTTTGCTGACAAAATAATCGAGTACGCAAAGAAACATGGGCATGGTGTTAGTATCGACGCTCTGAGGATTGGACTCAAGCGTGATGCTAAAATAGGCAAATTTCCAAAAGATAATCTTGAAGCTGCACATGCGATGCTCGAAAAACTCGAGCGTCCACTTAAGGAACGCTCTTTTATAAAGGAAGAGCTCTTCAAATTCATCAAACATCAGGCGATTCGTAGCGCAATTCTCAATGCTGCACAGGCCGGTGGTCATCTCGATCACGGTGATTACGATGCTATTGATGAGGATTTTGCTAGAGTCACTGAGATCCAAGAGTCACTCACAGGTGGCTTAGGTACTTTTTTTGTACGTGATGTCAAAGCACGTACAACGAAACGTAAAAAATACACCAAAGATGGTATCAGCACGGGGACCAAAGCTGATGACTATCTAAAGCCAGGTGGAGTACCTCGAAAGAATCTGGCTGTAATTGTAGCTCCTTCAGGCAAAGGCAAGAGTCACAATTTAGTTCACATTGGTAAAAGCGCAATTGTTGAGAGTAATGTCAAAGTTTTGCATGTTACATTGGAATTGTCTGAAGATGCTATTTTAGATAGGTACGATGCGACGTTCAGTGATATTCCTGCACAGCGTCTAGAAGAAAAGCCTATAGCTGTCAAGCGTGCAATCAAACAACTTGGTGAGCAGTATGGTGAATTCTTGGTAGTGAAAGAATTTCCATCTGCGACACTTACTGTCCCTGCATTGCGTGCATACATTCGCCAGTTGGAGCGTATCGCATTTTATCCAGATGTCGTAATTGTAGATTACGCGGATGAAATGCTGCCATCGTGGACATCTAAAAATGATGATCCGTATGAGGCTATGGGCCGCATTTATCGCGAATTACGCAAAATGGCTCATGAGCTACAAGTTGTAGTCTGGACAGCAAGTCAAACCAACAAAACAGCACTTAACAAAGAATTTTTTGACTGGAATGATATTGCAGACTCATCCAAAAAAGTGATGATAGCTGATTATGTAGTGTGTTTCCTACAGACACTTGCAGAGAAAAAGAAAAAAGAAGCACGTTGGATGGTAGCAAAGAGCAGACTCGGTCCTGATAAATTTGATATTAAATTGCGTGTTGATTGGTCGCGTTCACAAATAAGGAGTGTGTAATATTAATCAGTAATCTAATTATAATAATTAATAATTACTAACTTAGATTTGGAGATGACAATGAAACAATTAGTTTCACAGATCATATTAGCAGCGTGTATAGCTATACCTACAGCAGATGCCAATACAGGATTCGGGCCTGTTACCACAATATCTCTGTTTGGAGGAAATAATAACGATTTGACTATTGGAACTAGTTTCGCACTGATCACACCACATGCGAATGGTACGTCTGTTGTTACTGGTGTTAGTCGTAGTGGTTATTCGGCTAACGATATCGTTTGGATTTTTAATGCATCATCAACATTAAATTTGGTGATGACAGCAGATGACAGTAATTCATCTGGAATTAATCAACTGCATTTGCTAGATCCAACTGTTACTGTATTACCTTGGCATTCAGTTGGAATTATTCTGGATTCGACAAATGGCTGGCGCGTGCTTGGTGGATCATCGCAAGCTGGACCTACAGGTCCAACAGGTGCACAAGGTCCAACTGGACCTACGGGTGCACAAGGCGCACAGGGACCTCAAGGCATCCAAGGAATTCAAGGCTCGCAAGGATCACAAGGTCCAATTGGTGATACAGGATCTACTGGTCCAACTGGATCTACAGGTCCTGCAGGACCTGGATTTGGTACAATTTCAAGTGCGAGTCCAGCACGTACATTAAATAGTGCCTCATTTACTCCAAGCACAACCAAGGTTACCTTGGTGCATTATTCTGTACGTATTGCATCTAGCCTGACACTGACATCAGGTGCGGCTGGTCGTGTGCAATTGGTGGTTGATGGAACGGTGAGAGGTAGGTGTGCAGGTGGAAATACTGGAACTCTCACGGTTGGCTTGAGTTTGGTGACCACAACAGAGTGTATGTTGACATATTTAATACCAGCAAATAGTACGGTACAAATTAATACCGTAAATGAAACTGGTACGCCGACATATACGTTGACGACGATCGACGAACAGACTCTGAATTAACCAATCATGGCACTCAAAAGCGAGAATGGCTTACTTCGATGTCCGCGATGTGAAGCGGACATTTACTTTGGGCGTTGCTCTTCTCGCGAGTGTGGTTGGCAAGCGCCGTGGCGCTTAGAGCAAGAGGCAAGGCGTAAAGCTAAAGTCAAACGTGGCTACGGAACACCGACTAAGCTTGCGCCTAAAGTTGGAGAATTTCCAAAACCTAAGCGTGTTGTAAAAACTGAGAGTGGTAAAATTATACGACAAGAGTACAATTGTCCTATATGTAAAGGAAAAGGCTGGTTACTGAATCCGTGTACTAGTTGTGAATTGTGCTTTGGCAAGGGTATTATAGGTTATATGTTATTAATGCAATGGTGGAGTGTCGTAAAAAAGGATCAAGAGTCATGAATCTCGGAGCTCGTATGCGAGCGCTTGTCAGATTGTTTGACATCAGAACATATTTGAAAAAATATGATCCTGACGCAAAAGATCACGGCAAAGAAATGTCCGTGGATTGTCCATACTGTATCGAAGAAGACAAGCTAAAAAAGCTCTGGGTATTGTGCGAAGATCGAAACGGAAAACGTGCTGGACACTGGATTTGTTATTACTGTCAATCAGGCGGCACTGATGTTGTCTCACTCATACGATATATTGAGGATTGTTCTCTCTTTCAAGTTTTCGAAATTCTCACAGCTGATCGTGCAGATGCACAGCATGTTGATTTACGGATTCTGATTCAAGACACACTTTTTGGTGTAGATGGTTCAATCGAAGCACATTGGGATGAAACACCAATCAAGCCTATTCCATTACCTGACAGTTTCAAACGTATTAGAGATGTTAATCAATATCCGTATTTAGCACGACGTGGTATTTCTCAAGAGCGTGTTGATTTATATGGTTTAGGCGTGTGCACAGTTGGTGCAGGCAAGGAAGCCAAATACACAAATCGGCTAATAGTACCTGTAATATTGCACGGTCAACAAATATTTTATATCGCACGATATATGAAAAAGATACCTCCTAAAGGAGTGAAAAAATCACTGTATCCTGTAGGAGCTAAATCTGGTCGTACATTATTTAATTACGACACAGCGAAACAGTTTGAACGTGTGTACCTGGTAGAGGATGTATTTTCCGCGATGGCTATAGGCAAACGTGCGATGGCTACATTTGGAACATCTTTTAGTCAGTACCAAATGGATTTATTGTTACGTAGTGCAGCGCAAGAAGTAGTCATCATCTGGGATAGAGATGATGGAGCAAAAGCTGGCCAGAGTGGCTATGAGAAAGCGCAAAAGGTGGCAGAGCGTCTATCCGAATTCTGGCGTGTGAGGAATGTACGGCTACCAGACGCACGAGATCCAGATGAGATCAAACGCTCTGAACTCCGACGCTTGGTGAAGGCTACGTCTGTACTCGATGAAAGCTCGGCGTGGCGAGCTACTGTGCTTTCTCGTTTGTGAGCTCTGCTAGCATCCTTGGAATGCTAGCAGCCGATGTAGGTGCAGGTAGCCTGCTGGCTAAGTTCCTGGCGGACCTCGTAGGAAATCGTGTAAGTGTGCGATTTTGCTACGAAAAAAGTTAGCGCATAAAATATCCTGCATGCTCTGTATAGACATGGCGACCTCGAACGTAACGACCGCGAGCAAGCAAGCTAACAGCTGGCAATTTACGTGTAATTACACATACAGCTCTGGTCGTAAGTGTGATGATGAAAATCTCCATCGTCGATACAAAGATCCGCATAATCATACTGCAGAAACTAGTCTCTGTTGTGACCGCACTGGTTGTGATCTAGCTGCTAGATCTGATCAGATATACATCACCATAAGAGCGATAGATCTCTACAAAAAATTTTGTGATAAGCACTGGCTTGAAGAGTCTTACGCTCAGCGCATGTATAATATTGGTCTTTGAACAGAGCTCGAAAGGAGAGGGAAAATGGACACGAAAATTCATAGCGTGGCAGTATTCGGCTCTAATGGATCTTATCTAATAGGCGTAGAAACAACAGAGGTCTCTCCAAATCTGATAGCTTTGGTACGTCGTCCAATCAGGAAGACGGAAGTTCTCGGTTACGCAGCATCAGAAGGTACTCAAGATATATTTTATGGTGTTGTCGTTTTGCGTGAGACAAATGGTAAATTATCACAGTGGCGTATCTCACGTTCCGGAAGCAGTGAATTTACACCTACTGAGCCTCCGTATTATGTGCCTTATCTGAATTTACCAGATGAAGAGCATGGATGGAGATGGCAGGAAACACCTGTAGATTTGCCGGGGCCGGCTGATCGATTTTTCATCGGTACCAAAGAAGTAACCTCAGAAGAGGCACATGCACAATGTGCTGCTTTTGAAAAAATGAGAGATGCTGAGATCAACAAACTCAAGCTCTATTAAATAAATCATGATCATTATTGATTTTTCGCAATCAGTGGAGTTGGATAATACAACAATTCTGTTTCGACGAGTCGCACTTGAGAGGCTTAAGGAATATGGTGCGGCGATTTATGCTAAATATATCCTTCCAATGGTTGAAGACTGTAACGCAGCTCTTACGGGTGATGTGGTAGCTCGTCAACGCGTTATTGAAACTCTGAGAAGTGAGCTCGCACCATTTAGCGGAGGCGTACTGTGTTGATGACGCAAGAGTATTTTGATTTTGTGAGCATCGCACGTGCAATAGTCGTTAAGAAATTGGCAAACAAATTGAACACGTGGACAACAGGTCCGCGTGCTGGACAAATGTTTCACAAGAATTTTAGCGATCATCGTGCATTCAAACGCATGGTAGATGCGCATGTTCGAAATGAGTTTCAAAAGTATCTCCATATCGGTGCTAGGATACGCGCTCTAGCAGATGAGGATTTGATTAAATAACTCCTAACGAACGAGTAGTACAAAAAAATGACGTTATATGCGAAGCCTCTTACGCTTGCGCAACTTGCCGCAACGCTTAGACCGATGTATCGAACGCGACAGCCGAATTCACCTCAATTGGTGTATATCGGTGAAGTTGTGTTAGATATGAAAACCGCTGTATTCATCTCAGGAGATTCTCATGTGTGATCGGTGCAGAGAAAAGATTATAGCGATCAATACTTTTCTGGACAGACTCAAGGAAGTACACGGTCAGATCGAAATCATCGGTTTCGTGAGAGATACTGACGGCGAACCTATGCCGATTATGTTGATCGAGGCTCCACCTGAACATCTGATCGAAATCCACCAACTTGGTCGTGCTGCAGGTATTCAAATGCCCGAGTCTCCAATTGCCGTTAAGGCAAGAGAGTTTGGTGCTTCGTGATCACTCAGAACTCGTCAAATCAAATATCAACAATTCCACTGAGCGAACAAAGACGCATTCACGAAGATGATGAAGTCCGTTGCGGAGATATCATGTATCTTCGTGATGACGGATCGCCATCACGGCGACTGTGTGGAGGTTGCAGCTCGCTGACTGATACCGGGATGCAAAATCCAGACGGCTGCATGGAATTACTGGAGTCAACTTTAAGATGATGTGGTTCGCGTATGCAGTTATTTGGCTCGCAACAAGTGGAGCTGTTTGTTTTGGAATTTACCGTACAGGCGATATCAGTTGCTTGTGGGCATTATTGATTCCTGGTTTATTAAGTTTTTCTTCTAACAGATCCGATAAGTCCGTCAATGCAAACTCTCAAAGGAAAGAAACTGACAATGACGAAGACTGATGATAATGGCAAGACGCTTCCTATGCTTGTTTCCATGCGCGTCAATGTAAATACTTTATGCAGTAATGGCGGCAAAAATAAAAAATTAATTCCTGGAGAACTAGTCACACAAAATCCAGGTGAATCTATAAATGCTTTCGCACTTCGACTTGTCACGTATATTACTGCAGAACATGATCGTATTACTAACAGTATTATGAATATTGATATGGTGAAAGACAAACTGATATCACTAGCTACAGAACTTAAGGACATCGGATTCACTAATATTGCTGATGGACTTATGAGAGAAGCCAAGTATTTATATCCGTCATCTATTGGTGAATATAAAGACGATGACGAAGATGATGAAGATTAAAAACTAAAATCCATTACACACGAAAGAGAAAGGCAGCTCTATGGAACAACGTCAAGACCGTCCTCAGTGGAAACTTGCAAAACTCTTCACTCACGATGAACAGCTTTTGCTGAGTGGACCACGTTATGCGGTTCGTGTGAGCAAGCTCGATCAAGGATACCCACGCTACTCCATCATGGTGGGAGCCTTGGTTCCACCTCGAATCGAAGCTGAACACAATGGTGTCGCTCGACCAGCCGCAATTCCATTTGATGTCAATACGTGGCGATTCGTAAATCACATCAATCTGGTTTATACCACGAACAATGGTGTCGCTATGCCAGATAACGCGATTGAGAAGATCAACGCGTTACTGGTATTGGCACGTGGTTGGATCACCTCAGAGGTGCAGCGCCACACCGATGAATTTATCGAGAGAAAGCAGTCACGCGAAATGCGTGATATCAGTCGTGGTGCACCTGTCACGGCACACACCGGAAAGACCGCCAAGGCTAAGGCCAAGGCAGCGTCCAAGTAACTTACTCAAGCGTTAAATGCAATAGCAGCAAGGAGAGACATATGGCAAAGAATGCAAAGAGCAAAGAAAAGCAAGATTACGGATACTCGGCAGACAAAGATGTTGTTCTGAAAGATTTAGGCACAATCGAAGGTGGAGGGCGCGGCGGTGATCTTTCTCTTCGAATTGTGAGCTACGCTGGCGGTGCAGCCAAGCTCGCAATCACGCGCACTGGAGTCAACGCGGACACGAGCGAAACATGGCATTCTCCTAAACTCGGTCGGTTGAACTTCAAGGAATTGGAAAGTCTGATGCCACTCATGGAGAAAGCATTGCGGTATCTGGAAAAGAAAAATAAGAAGAGCGAATAACTAGATTCGCGTTTTCGTAGACGGCGTGTGCAAGACACACGCTGTGTGCGAGAATAAAAACCTTGGAGGTAGATGCATGCGTGATGTTACTGTAACGTTTCTTGGTGTTGGTGATCGTGAGTCAATTATCGAAATGTTTCCATTCGCTGAGCAAGCCGACGATGATGTTGGTAGTACAGTAACTCAGCATCTAAGTTGTCTACAGCTTGTAGAGGGAGCGGACTTGGAAACAGACCAATGTTTTTCATCCTTCATGGATGCTGTAGTCTTGCAGTTTTCCAGAGAAGTTCCTTCTGATGTTGACTTGGATGTTTTAATTAGAAGCATCCAACATGAAGTTACGTTAATACGCACGCTTTGGCCTATGCTTAATGAGCGTAGAAAATCCATACAAGACGACAGAGATAAATTCTGGTTCATGTTGTCGTGGTCTACATCAGATGAGGAGGAATGCGATGCAATTCACTGAGTGCAAGTGCGGTAATGCTGCGCGCTATATCAACGCGCGTGGTGAATTGTGTTGTGGCATTTGCCCTCTAAAAGAGCGCATCGATTCGATTCAGCTACGAAATGTAGCTCCACTATTAGCATGGGTACGCAAATACCAAGATAATGTTTATCGCATGCAGAATACATACATGGATCACGCTTCTGCACATGAGTGCAGGAAAACAAGACAAGCACTTGATCTAGAGCTAGCTGATATCGTACAAAACAAACCGGAGTAGCTGTGGATAAGCACCAACATATATGGGTGCGAGTCGAGAGGCGTGATACGGTTCGTGTTGTTTGCGAAATTTGTAATATATCACCGCCAATTAGTAAGGCAGTGGTGCGTTTAGTTGTTCAGAACAAAATGGTGCGGTGTCCGTACGGATTTACGGATCACATGCTCACCGTCATGCCAGACGGCAAACGCGTACGAAAAAAACAACCGTTGCATGATTGTTATCTCGACAGCTTGACGCCTGGTCATCGTTGCCGTGATCCAGAAAATACTGGCGCAGGACGTTGTCCTCACGTCAGAAAATTGATGAAAGAGCATGGCCTACGAACGTACGATCGCGTGCTGGTAGCGACGCGTGCGCGGCGTGGCGTGCTTCATCAGGAGTGGCCGCTAAACGTCGTTTACGCGCCGCTGGACGACGCTGGACGCACGTGGACGGCCGTCAACACGTTCACCGGCCAGCGTCATCCGGTGAGTTTACATGCCGAGCAACCGCATCGGCGAACGTTAGCCGGCGCTGACATTTGCCAGGAGTACGAGCGCTCAGTGGTCACGGTTAACGGAATGATGGTGCAAACGCAAAAAATAGGCTTGCCGTGGAACGGCGTACCGCCACGCGATAAGTGGCGGTGTACATGCAAAAATTGCGTGAAAGGAGTAGTAGTGGCGCGAACGCAGAACAAGAGCAAGAAACCAAAAAATGAACAGCCTATTGACAAACCTCCATCATCGGATGCGGCTCCATATGTTCCAGCACTTCACAGCATGTGGAAGCGTGATGAAAAAGGCATGGTCTATGCTGGACCAAAAAAACCAACTGGTCGTCGCTTCAAGAATCAAAAGGATTTTGAAGACTATCAAACAAAACACGTGACACCTCCGCAGCCGGCAGAAGATAAAGCATTAACGATCGGCGAAGCCTTAACCACAAGACTTCGTACGATCGCAGCTGGTAACGCCGCTGCTGATAAGAGAATTGCAGCATATCGTGCACGACCTTGTGTTTTATCGAAAGACAAAACATGGTGCACAGCGCACGATCGGCCTGCAGTCAAAAAACTGTGCGATATCGGAAGAGATAACAAGCGCAAGAAACTCAAGAAAAAAAAGTAACAAAATTGATGTCGATTGTATGTGAGGTTTTGCAGGCTGTTGGATTGGGGTCCATTATAGGACACACATTCTATTGGCTTGGTGTATGGCGACGTCAGAGACAACATAAGAAGCTGTACCTGAAGCAGCGACAGAAAATGCTATCAGGTGATTACGAAGAAATCAGAATTGAGAAAATTAAATGAAAAAAGATGCAAAGTATTGTAAGGTGACATGTCTCGAGTGTAATGAGTATGAGGATCATATTCTTGTGCCTCATATTCGCAAAAAGCATGAAATGGATCCTGTGGTCTATCTGGAGAAACACGGAGGCTTGGATAAAGCGCCGCTTTGGTCCAGCTTTGGTTATTCTTACATAGCTAAATTACATTCTAACGCGAATGTTCCGATCGCCAGACCGAGGCGACGAATACAGGTGAGTAAACTCTTTCCAGATTTTGGAAAGCGCACCAATACGATACCCAGAGGCAAAGTTTCTGTATTCGATACACCAGGTCCGCTCACGCCAATATTCAATGAGCATTATATTTTTCCTGAAGAGCAAACTCTGGACCTGATTGTGCTCTTGGAAAAGCCTCAGCGTAATCGCGCGTGGATTCAAGGATGGAGCGGTACCGGCAAGACGGATCTTGTTCGGAATCTTGCGGCGCTGGTCGGTGCTGAGCTCTTGCTGTGGAACCTCGATGCGTTTCAGCAGCGTAGCCATATTGTCGGCCACTGGACGGTAAAAGACGGCGCTACGGTGTGGCAAGATGGAGTGCTACCACGCGCCATGAAGCAAGGTTATTGGTGTTTGTGTAATGAGCTGGATACCAGCAATCCGGACGCCATGAATATCCTCAAGCCTGTGTTAGAGGATCCGCCGTATCTGATGATCGAAGAAACAGGTGAAATCATCAGTGAAGGTCATGGCTTGCATCCTGATTTTAGAATTATTGCTACAGCCAATACTTGGGGTCGCGGTGACACCACAGGATTGTTCGTTAATACGAACACACAGAGCGATGCCGATTTGAGACGATGGAGTGGTAGACTTCTTTTGGATTACATGCCAAAAGAAGATGAACACAATATGCTCGAAAAATATTTCCCAGATAAACTCGACAAAGACGAAATAATCAAATTCGTGAGTGTCGCGAATAAAGTTCGCGATGCATTCAAAGCAGGTAAGATTGACAAGACGTTTTCACCAGCTGAGTTGATTAATTGGTGTGAAAACTTTCTTGCCTTTGGTAAGACCGTGCATCATGCAGCACGTGTCAGTTTCCTACAATCATGTACGCCAGATGTTGGATTGGCTATTGGTGAAATGATTAACGCAGTGTTTGGTGTGGAGAGTGGCACCGCGAAAGCGGAATAATATGTACGCAGCATATTTGCTCTGCACAAAATTCTCTAAATACACTGGAATATTTTTAGGACAATTTGACTCGCCACCACAGGTAGTATTGAGCGTAGGAAAAATCGGACACATCCGTGAAACGCTCAAATATACTTCCACAAAAAGCGGTCCTTTTGCAGATGCAAAGCACGCTTTTAGGTACGCAAAGAAGATTGAAGCGTCACGCTTAGATATGGATGACTACTTCGTAGCCTGGTCATTGACATCATCGAACCAATGGCCAAGGCTCGATGTAGAATTTGAAGCGCCTAACGGACGACTGAGTAATGTATACGCAGGAGATGTACCCGCATGGTGGTATGATTTACTAACTTCTGCAGCTGGTAGTGCAGCACTACCAAAAACTGCCAAAGCTGTTCTAGCTGCGCGTAAGGAGCGCCATAGAGAGCTCAAAAGTAGATTCAAGACGCTGGCAAAAGAGACAGACGAATCAGTAGAGCCAGAAGAGAAAGAAGATAACAGTGAGCAAGTCATCAAAAGAAAACCGCGATTCAGGTATGTCCCACGGAAGTGAGTTGTCTATCGCGATTGAAGACTACAAGAGTGGCCTTGAAAAATTCGTAGCCATGTTTGCGAATAACTATGGCTTGAAGCTCGTTTTTCGTGGCGCTAAGGCATACACGAACGGCAAGATCATTGTGGTTCCAGAGTTGAGCATGCTCGAGCGGCCACGCATGAGTAAGCAAGACGTAAAAGACGCGCTTGATTTTCTCATGTGTACACGTGGCTTCGTGTATCATGAAGGAAGCCACATCATTTACAGTGAATTCGAAACGGTCAAGGATCGGATCGATAAAGTTGGCGGCAAGAAATACCACCAACTGGCGAATGTGTTGGAGGATGATCGGATCGAGTATCTGGTATCTGGAGTGTACCCAGGCGCCAAAGAAGTTTTGATCTTTACACGAGATTTTGTGTATGATCAGGCAATCAAAGCCTTTGATGACAAAGCTAATAAAATCTCGAAATATACATATTTGATGTATGCGATAGGACTGATCGGTGCACTGTCGTCAACGCGACATGCTCTGTGGTCGCATATACCAAAGGACATAAGAACACTAGCCGAGGAGTTGAGACCTCTCATCTTGAAGGCCACGCGAGCATCGGCATCAACATCTAAGATGCTCGATATTGCAGAAGAAATTTGGCGACGACTGATCAGTGAAGATGAACAAAAGGAGACAGAAAAGGAGAATAAAAAAGACAGCAAGAAAAAGAAAAACAAGAAAAATAACAAAAAGAAAAACAAGAAAAATGAACGTAGCAAAGGAGACAAAGATGATAGATCTGATGGACAAGATGATGATGGAGAAAATAGTGATGAATCTGGAAATGTTGGTGGAGATGATGACAGTGCTGATGAGAGTGGAGACGACGAAAACGAAGATAATAGCGATGGAGCTACAAGACAGCGACATGGACAACGAGACGAAGACGAAGACAACGGAGGAGACGAGACTGGAGACAGCGAAGATAAAAGTGAGAGTGATGAAACGGGTGATAGCGAAACTGAAGACAACAATATTGGAAACGGAGACGGAAATGAAGAAACTCCAGGATGCGATAGTAGCCGAGGAAAAACTTCGGCGCTAACTGATGACGATGATGTCGATGATCTTATCAACACAGAAGGCGTACTCACGAAGAAAGCGATAGAAAATATCGCGCATCAGTCTACGGGTGTATATCGAGTATACACCACGGAATATGATCAAATTCAGCATCTGAATTTACCAGAAAATAAAGATGGCCGTGAATTTGTGGCACGTCTAGACTCAGAGACGCGAAGTCACTATGGACCTCTGGCTCGTAATTTTGAAAACCTACTCAAGGCGCGTTCGCGTCAACGCTATGTATATGGTTTGAGTGAAGGTGACCTAGACGAGGCTAGTTTGTATCGTCTGGCGCAAAGCAATTCGGTCAAGAGCGCCGCGTTGCAGAAACAAAGCAGAGCTGTTTTCAAGCAACGCACAGAGGTGCGCTCTTTGGATGATACCGTGGTTGCCTTGACAGTAGACCGATCCGGTAGCATGTCCCACAGAGGTAGTGGAAGTAACAGCCGCAAGGATAGGCTGGCTATGCAGTGCACTGATATCCTAGGTCAAGCATTGCATGCGGTAGGAGTTCCGTTCGAGGTTACAACTTGGACCACGAATAGTGGAATACCTAGCGCTGACATCGACCGTACTATTTCTAATCTGTACACAAGATTCTGTGGCTTAGATTTTTTGATCCTCAAGTCTTTTGATGATGACTGGAAGCTTAAGAGATCTAATTTACAGTATCTAGCAGCACAGCGCTGCAATGTTGACGGAGAAAGTATTTGGATTGCAGCATCACGACTAATGCAGCGTCGTGAGAAACGTAAAGTCATGTACGTCATAAGTGACGGCCAGCCAGCCGGAGAAAACTATGACGTGATCCTAGCATTATATAAGCATCTCAAGGATACTGTGATTCGCATCAGACAGGCTGGTGTAGAAATTCACGGTGTAGGAGTAGGAGCACCTGAAGTTGAACAATTCTATAGGCCACATTTCATCAATGTGATCTCAGCTTCAGAGCTCTCGACCATGGTAATTACACATCTCAAGCAAATGTTGCATTTGTGAGGAGGTATTTGTGAGCAAGAAAACAACGAATCTGAAAAAGAAAGCCGTGCAGTATTACCACGAGCACTATGCTCAATATAAACTTCCCGCAAATAAAGTCACTGCATTAAAAGACGTGATATTCGCTGCGCTCAGCAGCGATGGTGATGTAAAGAAGCTGGTTAATAAATGGGCAGCGCGCAAAGGTGTGACGCTGTCTTCGTCAGATGTGACACGCACGGAGCCTACGCTTCTCGATAAGAAGAGCCTGAAAGAAGTGCTCACGGTTTTGAACGACGCGAATGTACCAAACACGACATATGAAAAAAGTGAGAGCAAAGAAGAGCTGGCGCAGCGCGCAACAGCTGCACTTAGCAATTTGCCATCACCTAAGTTGATACAGAAGCTCGGATCAATTGACCCTGAAAAACTCAAAATGCTTCAAGGTGATGGAGCGTGTCTCGGTCTGTTTGTGGATCTGAAACAGCCCGAATGCCAGGTCTGTACAGATAAGACCGCTTGTGTGTCTGCTTATATAACTAACTTGAATGATAATTTGTCTTCATTCAAGGATGCGTTGATAAATCTGAAGACAGATGTACATGCATCTGAAGTGTCTGGAGAAGACATGAAGAAAATCAAAGAGAAGAGCAAAGAGAAAAAAGTCAAACATGTCAGTAAGCGATTGGCATATAATGCTGAGACAGCCGTATATGTGATGGACATCGCAAATCCGCTGAAAGCTTCCAAGGAACCGGAAGCTCATGCGGTGATCGCTTCGGTCCTTAAGCGTGTACCGACGACGTTAGGAGAAATCCGTTCGCTACTTGAAAAGCAACACCAGTTGGTGTATGACTCTGACCGTGAATTTATGGAGGAGATGATCGAACAGCTGCGTGACTACGGTGTAGTATTGCTATGGACTGACCTCACAAAAACTCAACGTCAACAGTATAAGAAAGATTATAGTTCGGATGATGAGGATGATGATGAATAGCAGCTAACTATGTGAATGACTAAGAGTAGATTTTATTTTACCGTTTGTGTCTCTGACTTGAAAATCAAAGGAAACTACAATGGCCAAGGTTCAGATTTCACCAGAACTCGCTCAGATTCTTCTCGCTCTTGCCAAGGATGGACTCAGCAAGGAACAGCTCAAGCTCCTTAAGGCTGCAGCCAAGGCCAAGGCGTCGTCTGACGACGATGATGACGATGATGACGATGATGATGACGATGATGACGACGATGATGATGATGATGACGATGATGATGACGACGACGATGACGATGATGATGACGATGATGATGATGACGACGATGATGACGACGATGATGACGATGATGATGATGATGACGACGATGATGATGACGATGATGATGACGACGACGACGAACCGAAGGTGAAGGTTAAGAAGCGTGGACCAGGTCGTCCGCCTGGCAGCGGTAAGAAGGCCGCTGGCAAGCGTGGACCAGGTCGTCCGCCTGGTTCCGGAAAGAAGCGTGGACCTGGACGTCCGCCAGGCTCCAAGAACAAAAAGAAGTAGCCTCACGTAGGCTACGAGCATTCTCCTAAAATCGGAGAGTAGGTACTTGCGGTGAAGTAATGGCAGATGTGAATAATTTCCTTCTGCCGTTACTTGTTTGCGCGAATGGTGGAACGGTAGACACGGCAGACTTAAAATCTGTTGCCTCACGGCGTACGAGTTCGAGTCTCGTTTCGCGCACGGTTTAGGATCTGTAGCTCAATGGTAGAGCGTGCGTCTCATAAACGCTTGGCCGCTGGTTCGATCCCAGCCAGATCCACGTAAATGTGAAAGGATATTATGTATAATATGTATTTAAGATTCTGTATTTGCATCAGTGCACAACAGCAATATGAATGTGCACGCTGTCAGCGAACATTTTGTATGTCATGTGACAGACCATCGGAACGTAAAGAGACTAAAACTGTTGTTCGTTATTGTCCCGACTGGAGATGCCAACGTGAGAAACAAATTGAAGAAGGTTTGCTCACAGTAACTCCAAAGAAAAAATCATGAATATCCTGACACTCATTGGAATAATTTACACAGCAGTTGGTTTGGTACACGTTGGTTATTGGCGGTTTCAAGGAATAATCGGTGGTTCAGATATCTGTTCTGATGATGTTATTGACATTGTGTTCGCACTTTGTTTCTGGCCGCTCGCTGACATAATTCTTCTGTGGTTATTATTAAAAAGGAAGAGTAATTAATCCATGCGTGCTCCTGTAACATTCGTAGACACGCCTAAAAAAGCCCGCACGGCGATGGATAGGTGGTACAGAGAAGCGCGAAAGTTGCCAACGGCATCAGATACTGAATTCGAGAGTGATGGCTCGATGACATTGATGTCGCTATCGTGGGATAGCTACAAGGTTAGAATCGTTGTAGAAGGCTACTTAGTGAAGGATTTTTTTGGTGAGCATCTAACCGATCCTAAAACTAAGTTAGTGTTTCAGAATTATGATGCAGATGCACGTACGTTTCGATCAGAACGTATGAACCTCGATGCAGCTTTTCACGCTGATACGCTTGTGCTCGGATGGCTGCATGATGAAACATTGAGGAACCATGGATTGAAGCCTCAATCCATGCATTTTCTTCACTGGCCTCGGAAAGAATACCAAAATTTATTTGCCTACGTTCCTGTAGGTAAACGCAAGCCTGTGATCTTGTCTCCTGCAGAATGTATGTACAAGTTGCCGCAAGAGGCTCTCGATGCAGGCGCAGATCAGGAAGTGCTTCGTGAGTTGATGATCAACTACAACGGAGATGATAGCGCCAGCACAGTAGCGCTATACTGGAAGCATCGGCGGTACCTGACAGAGATCGGCTACTGGAAAAATTACCTGGAAATTGATCGGCCGTTCACGTTGACGTTGATGCAGTGCCAGGATCGCGGCGTGCTGATTGACCTGACACGCATCGCGACCATCCGTCGTCTGGTCGGTCAGCGCATCATGCGCAGCGTACACGCGTTCCGAGCGCTCTCAGGCAAGCCTGACATCAACCTGAACAGCGGTCCGCAGCTTCACAAGCTCCTGATCGAAGAGCTTGAATGGCCGATAAAAACCATGGTGGATCCTCGCACTGGAAAAACCGTACTGGATCCGATGGCCATGACCAAAGGTGGTAAGACCTCAAAGCCGCGGCCTAAGCTCGGTGCAGAATCTTTACATTGGTGGGCAGAAGAACATGGCTTTCCACTTGCACAAATTAAACTAAATTATAATCGCGAGGTCACCAAAGAACGTACCTTCCTGAAAGGTATCATTCATGGTGTAAGCGATGACGGCCGATTACGTTCACGATTTAATCAGATAGGTGCAGATACTGGCCGCATCAGTAGTCGCAAGCAAGACAAGAAAATTGTCATTACCTTCACCAACCGTCGCGGTGAAGTAAAGCTCAAAGAAAAGAAGGTTAAGGTCGGTGCTAATCTTCAGAATATTCCATCGCGTAAGGAAAAAGACCCCGATGGTATTCGTGGTGCTTTTATCGCTCCAAGTGAGCATCGTATCACAGCACGTGGCTTTGTTGCTCGTGAGCTCTTTAACCTGGTAGTAGCTGACTACTCTGGTTTTGAGCTCTGCATGATGATCTACTGGACATATGCCATTAGAACGAAAAATAAGCGTATGCTCGGTATCATGCAGAAGTACAAAAGTCCGTCTGCATGTCATGCGTTTACTGCTATTAACATGTACGCTCCATCTACATGTAGAGTAGAAACACCACAGGCAGAAAAAGCCGCTAAGTTAGGTTTCAAGCTCAAAGCTGGACGTTTAGAGAAACTTGGCGATATTCCAATGGACCATTGGAAATTAGCTAAAATTCTTTTTCCAGATCAATACACGCTAAGTAAGAACAATAATTTCAACCTGCTCTATGGTGGTAGCGCGCAGATGATGGCGCGCTTACGTGGTTTGAATTATCGTGACCGCAAAGTGTTGCGAGAGTGTGAGCAGCAAATGGAAGCGTGGAACGACACGTATCCAGAAGTCGTAGAATATCAACATTACATGGTACAGCATGGTTACGAACATGGTTGGGTACCTACGATTTCTGGTCGTAGAGCTAATGTTCGTGACTTGCTGGAAGATGAGTCACAGAAAGGTCACGGTGAGCGTAAATGCATGAATACACCGTGCCAAGGCTCAGCGGCTGATATTGTCAAAGTAGCAATGAATCTCATCGAAAATGATGAGGAGTTAAATAGCTACACTACTAAGGCAAAAGTCGAGAGTCGTAAATCACGTCAATTTCGTGATGCGCTCAAAAAAGCTGAGCTCGCGCTAGTGCCAGCTGTATCATTGTTGTTTCCTGTCCACGATGAAATCATCGTGGAAGCTCCTGTAAGGATTATAGACCCCGTGACTCAACGTGTGGTCTATTGCATGAAACAGCCATTTAAGGAAAAATTACCGTTCGAGCTAGACGTCGAAGCCAAAGCTGCGTTTGATTGGTTGTCTGCCAAAGGATAAAATCATGTACATTTGCGATTTTTGTAGTGTTTGTCAAAATCCTCGTACGACTGCAATTAAGGTGGTTACTCAAGTAAGGACATATGATTTGAAGGATCGTTTGGGTTATGATATTACACAAGAGATTAATGCGTGTTTTCAGTGCGCTGTGCGTGCATCGCAACTCAGGCCAGAAGCTGTTAAGGCACGTAGTACGATTATGCTGAATACTTTGCGTATGCAGTTGGTGAGCCTCGGCCTGTCACAACCGGATCCTGATATTCTGCCAGATTGGCAGGTGGAATTAGCCTTGCGAGATATGTTGCGTAAGCCAAATCCACAGCCGATGCCGCTTGCTCAGTTGTTTGCTTAATTTACGAATAAGGATAATGATTATGGATGATATCAATGACAACAAGCACGAGAGTAGAGCCGTGAGTGACAAGCGAGTTGATTATGTACCACGTGGATTTCATGACATATATTATTGTCATGTAGTTAATGAGCCCGAAATTCTCTAATATCGTGATAATTTGCCTATATGTCTTCACTGTGGTGAAAATCCCGTCGAGAGTGAACACAAGGACGGACTTCACACATTCATATGCCATATCCATAAAACACCAAATTATGGACCATGGATTATAGACGACGTTGCCAAAAATAGTTGAAGAAAGAAAAAGATCATGAAGATCACTGCATGCAAGCTTGGCAAATATTTTCTTGTTCATCAAACCATGTCTACCACTGAGGCATTGCCTTATTCAAATAAACGCGCTGTGAATCACGTTGTGGTACTTGATTGTAGTGGGAGTATGACTTGTGATCTTCCAAAATTGCGAGAGAATCTCAAGGCTCGCTTGCCGCAACTCATCGGTGAAGATGATACGCTTTCTCTCGTGTGGTTCAGTGGACGTTCTGAATTTGGTGTTATTGTCGAAGCTTTGAAAGTCAGCACTCTGAAAGATTTGGCGTCTGTCAATAAGATTATTGACCGCTGGCTGCGACCGATCGGCATGACTGGATTTGTCGAGCCTATTGCAGAAGTTTCGAAATTGATCGAGCGTGTCAAAAAGAATAATACCAACGTATTTTCTTTGTTTTTCATGAGTGATGGTTGTGACAATCAATTTTCACAATCGCAAATTCTAAGCGAGTTGACCAAATTGGATGGTCAGTTAGCGAGCGCCACGTTTGTGGAATATGGCTACTATGCTGATCGTCAACTGCTGTCCAAAATGGCGGAAACGGTTGGCGGTACACATATCCATTCAGATAGTTTTGAATCATATGAACCTGTATTTACCAAGGCTCTGTCTCAGACAGGTCTTTCACCTGTCAAGCAAATTACTGTGGAATTACAAGCTCAACCTATTGGTGATTTTGTATTCTACATACATAATAATGAAGTAATCACACATAGTGCGAAAGAATCACGTGCCACGATTAACGATGGTACTCAAGACATATTTTATGTGTGTAGTGAGATCATGCATGCTGGCGTTGGTGTTAGTGATTCATCACTGTATGCAGCATTAGGTTTATATGCTGTACGCATGAAATCAGACGTAGTTATGGAAATTCTTCGATACACAGGAGATGTAAAATTCATTGATATGTTTGCCTCTTGTTTTGGCAAACAAAAATATAGTGAATTTGTCAAGGCAGTTTACGCTGCAGCATTTTCGCCTGATTGTCGATATACACAAGGTCAAGACTACAATCGTGTACCCGCAGATAATGCGACCACACTATTGGATGTTTTAGATATTTTGGTGAAGAGCGATGCTTATGTCTTGCTCGATCATCCTGCATTTCAGTATAATCGTATTTCACGTGGCACATTAAGTGCAGATGAGAATCTGTCAGCTGCAGAGCAAGACACTATCCGTGACATCCAAGCCAAGATGTCAACGGAAAAGAACGCAAAGAAACTGAAGGCATATCAGGCTCAAATTGACGATATTCTAAACACCAAAAAAGATGCCTTGGTATTTGAGCCAAAAGCAATGCCTGGCGGTTACAGCATTTCCAGCCTTACCTACAATGAAGAACGTCCCAATGTTTCTATTCTTGTGAGAAAGGCTGGTACTGTAAATCTGTCATCTCGTGCTGATACTGCACCAACCGGCAGTCCTGCATTTATGAGTTTGATGAAATCAGAAGGTGCAGTAATTCACACCTTCATTTATCGTAATTATGCCATCATCAAAGATGGTCTGGTCAACGTTGATAAATTGCCCGTGCGAGTAGATCAGACAACACAATTGATGCTTACGGCATCTGGCGTAAAGATGGAGCCACTGTTTTCAGAAAAAGCCGATGAGTGGTTACTGGATTTCAAAAATTTGCCAATTGTTAATCGCAAAATGGTCAAAGATGTATCTGCCGAGGAAATGGCCAAACTGGAATTTAGTCTGATCAAGGCACAAGCTCGTGCCAAGGTGATAAAGCACATTAGGAACGAGCGTTATCCTGATGTGAAAATTGAAGGTTGGAAGAGTGTGTATGGTGACGAAGCCACACACTGGCTAGCAGAGCAAGGTCTGACAGAATACAAAGGATATTCGCCAAAGACAGTACAAGCACCGGCCAAGGATGTGTACAGAGGCAAAGCTCTTGAAGTCAAGCTTGCCGGGTATTCTGCACTGCCACCTGTCGATAAAGTCAGAGAAATGCTTCGTGATAGTAAAGCACTCAACGGTCCAAGCACGTTGATGGCAGAAGCAATCAAAGATGTTGAAACTTGGCTGTTCAAAAATCCTGAAAAGCTTCACAAGAATTGGCTTACTGAATTGGAGAAAGTCGAAGTGTCCAACGTGCGTAGCCTACAATTTCAGGCTGCACTAATTCGTTTCAGCATTATTGTTGGTCAGACCTGGTTCCAAGAGTTTTCTTCGCTTGAAGAGAATACGTATTCTTGTGTATGCGATAAAACAAAAGTGAAAGCAACATTTGTGTTGAGTGAAGTAGATATTCCGATCTGAAAAATACTATGCTAACTGAGAGACATAGCGACATCCTGAAAAAGCTAGTATTGGATTTGCACGCTAATAATGAAATCACTGTAATGGCTTGTGATACATTATTAGCAACAATTCATCAACTTACATTTCAAAAAGAACATGAACAGTGGTTGTGGGATTTTCTTCTGCGCAGTGATGACAATTTAGCTACGCAACTGCTTAAGCAGTTGCTTAAACAGTGAGATGAGTAAACGACGCAAGAAATTTTTTGCTACACGTGAGTGTGCAGCTATCATAGCGCGTCACCCTACCACAGGTAAGGAAATCATAGTTAATTACCAAAAAGACGCAATGATAGGACCAAATATCGATGAAGAATTAACACGATTTCCTGGTCTGTTAGCGTGGTGGTTGCAACTACGTGACATCGCCAAAGATGATCTAGACGATGCACGACACAGAGAACATAATATTGAGGAAGATCTCGGCATCAAAATCCGAGACATGACGGAAAAACGAGGTGAACGGCCGACAGAAACTTTGATTAAGACTCGAGTTCGTGCACATCCTAAAATGCGCTCAGCCTTTCGTAAGCGCATGTTGGCTGAGCGCAGATGGCGACAGCTCAATTCAGCTGTCGAAGCAATGATTGAAAAAAAATGGGCGATGCGTTCTATGATAGAACATAAACGCATCGATTTTGTATCTAAAGACTCCTACTAGGAAAAGACACATGAAGATAAACAAAGGCAGAAAAGTCAAACGTCATTCTGACAAGAGTGAAGATGACGATGATGACTTAGCAAACATGCGTGAGAAGTATCGGAAGTATCAGGCACGTGAGGAGGGAGGTGGTGGAGATCGTGGTGATTTCGATGTCTTGAAAGAAGGCAGTAATAATCGACGATTTTTGCCTATTAAAGGCACAAGAGAATTCTATTTTGAAGCGCCTGTTCACTGGAGTGTTGGACCGACAGCTCAGAAGGTGCGATGTATTGGTGCTTTCAATGAGAAAGGCTATATTCTCCCTACCACGAAATGTCCTGTTTGTCGACGGTTTTTGGTAGAGCAGCAGAAAGTTAATAAGAAGTATAAGAGAGGTACAGAGGAAGGTAAGAAAGCGTATTTCGAGGTCAAGAATGCTTACCATCCTAAAGTGCGTTATTTCAGTAACGTTCTGAATGAGGAAGGCGAAGTTAAGATCTTAGAGTACGGAGAACAGATTTTTGGTCAGTTGCTTAGTCACTGGTTCGAAGATGGCTCCAAGGTCGGTGATTTTACGGATATTCATGATGGCAGGTGGATGAATATCCGTAAGATTATCCCAAAAGGAAATACGAACAAGACTAACTATAAAGTCCAGCCTGATGATGAAACATCAGAAGTCGAAGATTGGAAAAAGATTCGTAAGCAGTTGCACGATCTCAACAAAGCAGCAGGTGAGCTGACAAAGCCAAAGGAGATCAAAGCCATGCTAGATGGTGATGACTTGGATGACGATGACAATGATGACGATGACAATGATGACGAAAGTGATGATACAAGCGAAGACGATGATGAGAGTGACGACGATGATGAGAGTGACGACGATGATGAGAGTGACGACGATGATAGCGATAGTGGTAGTAATGATGATGACGACGATGATGAAGAAGACGACGATGATGAAGAAGACGACGATAATGATGATGATACTGATGATGACGATGAAGATGATGAGCCTGTGAAACGTAAGAAATCCAAAAAGCATCGTCGTCATTAATGCGTAAGAAAAAAGCACCTAAAATTATATACAAAGATACTGGAATTTACGCACAAGACGATAATCATATTGTGCGTATATCCAAAAAAGAACGAAAGAAAATTGAGGCCAATCTCGCAAAAGAAGTTGCGAGGCTTCACAAGAAATATGGCGCAGAGAGCATCGTACCCGTTGTAGGCAAGCGAGGCGTTAAGGTAGATACATTTTCTACTCTAATGCCAGAGCTCAATGATTTATTAACAGGAGAATCTGACGACGATAACAACACCATTGCCGGCTCTGGTACCGGCATGCCTAAAGGTCGGATCATCGAAATCTACGGCCCAGAATCGTCAGGAAAAACAACGCTCACACTTCACCTTATTGCAGCTGCACAGCGACAAGGTGGAGTGTGCGCGTTTATTGACGCTGAACACGCGCTAGATACGGCATATGCGGCGAAGCTACACGTCAAGCTACGACGACTCTTGCTTAGCCAGCCTGATTCAGGTGAACAGGCTGGTGATATTCTGAAAGACATGGTCAAGAGCGGTGTCTACACCTTGATCGTCGTCGACTCTGTAGCGGCGCTCGTACCGCAAGCGGAGTTTCTCAGCAAGAAATCTGACGGTGAGCGACGCACAGGTGAGACAGTGATGGGTGGTCAGGCTCGGTTGATGAGTCAGCTACTTCGTAGATTGACACGCCTATGTGCCAAGAGTGGAACCACTGTAATATTCACCAATCAAATTCGTATGAAGATTGGTGTTATGTGGGGAAACCCTGAAACCACTCCAGGTGGCAATGCGCTGAAATTCTATGCATCGATACGGCTCGATGTGCGAAAGGTCAAGACACTCAAAAAAGGCACAAGCGTCACAGGCCATCGTGCACGTATCAAGTGTGTAAAGAATAAAGTTGCGCCTCCATTTAGAGAACTTTACGGAGATATTAAGCCAAATCGCGGTATCGTGCAGCTCTACGCAGATCCACATTTTGGCAAGAAAGGAGCCACTGATGATTGATTCAACACAAATGATCGAGCTTGACAAGCGCCTATCAGAGCATGAGCGCGCAATTGAGCGTGCTATGACTGCCGAATTTCACATGCAGACACTGTCTCGAGAGATCGAGCGTGTTCGTGTAGAGATGACATCTGCACGACAGCAAGTATCAAGCACGAGAGCTCTACTGCTCGCGTGCATCGAAGAATTGAGTCCTACAGCAATCTTGGCTGAAGGTCCAGATGGGTTGTATCTAGAAAAAGAACAAACAACATCGCCTATGCCGAATATAGGAGAACCGTGCAACTGTGCGGTTGCTGGTGTCAGAGAATGTAAGCGTCATGGAGTTTTGATAAACGAAGTAGCAAAAAGAGGAACAAACACATGAGTGAATTTAAACAATATAGACGTAGTCAAATTGCAGAATTACGTCCGTGGATGCCTGAAGATGATCTAAGTAATGTCGCAATCTCGGTACCTGATCGTAATAACGGAAGTCCAAAACAAGGAGACATGATCGCACGAAATCCCAAAAATCACGAAGATCAATGGCTTGTATCAGCACAATATTTTGCTGATAATTTTGAACCTCTTGTCTGAATTCACACGTTACAAAGGAATAAATCATGGAAAAGAAAAACAAGTCTGACAAGATTAGCATCCGTCGTGAGTCAATTCGTGAGCTGAATCCCGTCACGGAACTACCGACCGTGAATGGTGGCGGTATGTGTAGCACTGCCGCACCGACAGGTATGTGCTGCACGCAAAGCAAGACGTGCACTAAAACGCTCTGACTTGTAACTAAATAATTTAGTCTAGCTTAATCTGTAGCATTATGCGAAGATAAGGAGCGATATGAAAAAACGAGACAAATCTCTCAAAGTCAAAAAGCGCAGAATTCGTAAGGATATTGATAGGCGAGAAGAATGCATCAAACGATGCACACGTTTGTTATTTCGTCTTGATCGTCTGAATCGTCGTTATTTTAGAGGTGATTCAGCTGATATCAGACTTTGCAATGAATCGCTAGCACGCATTGTGGAGTACGTAAAAACGATGCCTGCGTCGTGGAATCCGCGTTCTAAAGGAAAGAACGCAATGATTCCTGGAATGAAGATTAGAATACGTGACGGTATTGAAAAATCACGTATGGCTACGATTAAGCATCTTGGAGGTCCAAAGCGTTTCTATGGAGCGCTGATTGTATCAGAAGACACACCCAAGACATTCATTGTCAAGCTAACCGACGGTGTGAAGACAGTTGCTTGGAAGCGCGACATTGAACCAATTTGTGAAGGCGGACCAGAGCCTGTGGTGATTGATGATACACCTGAACCTGTGGTTCGTGAGGTAACGCCAGTAGATCCATTACAGAAGAAAGCTATTGAAAACAAGCACATCGAGCATGCACTGGCCGCACAGGCGGAAGAGAGCAAGAAAACAGGTGCGTCTTGAATCATTTTGTGGTTACTGATAGCACCATGATCCTGTGCATCGGTTACGACAAACACCAGATGCAACTAGAAGTTGTGTTTTCAACGTCGCTTGACTACGTGTATGAGTATAAGAATGTACCGCTACAGACTGTTAACGGTTTGATGTTTAGTGAGAGCATCGGTAGTTATTTTGCAGCCAACATCAAATCGCACTATCACTTCACCAAGAAACCTATCTCTGCTACTCTGAAACGAAAGCTTCACATCAAAGGATAAATGACTATGAAGAAAGATAAGAAGAGCAAGAAAGCTGACAAGGCGACAAAGAAGTCTAAGAAGGCCAAGCGCAAGATGCCCAAGGGTGATGCACATCCTGCATCCAAGATCACGGACGCCAAGATCGAGAAGATGCGAGCGAAGTACGAGACAGGCAAGTATACACAGGCAGACCTGGCTAAGACCTTCGGTTTGTCTTTGCCGTATACTAATCGAATCCTCAAAGGACACGCACGGTAAGTCATGCCTCGAATTTTCGTTGCTGTGAGCGATAAGAAGGATGACGTACCACGTCGTCTGGTGACAGGTGGCCTAGCAAATCTCAAGAAAGAGATGAAGGAGTATCCTGATACACGGTGGGTGGTATCGCTGTACAATTTTAAACCAAGTGTGGATAATATCTGCACATTGATTAAAGGCATCACTTCAAAGAAAGCCATGAAACTCGTAACAGAGAATTATGAGTTTGAGGTGAACAGCGGAGGTCGCCTGCGTCAAGTCAGTTAATTGCCACCACAAACGCTCGACAGATTTAAGGCTCTACGTTGAATGCGTAGAGCCTTTTTCTATTCTCATTTAAAGGATAATTTGGCTTATGCCTCGTTTTCTCGTGACATATGTAATTCCTGAACAACACCACAAGCGAATTGTAGAATTACCATCTCCAGAAATTGCTGCAAAATTTGTGACAGATACGACACTTAATGCAATTAATATTAAAGTAGAGGAGCTTGGTAATAATGATGAGTGCACATCCAATCTAGAAGTATATCAATGGTGTTCAGAGTGTGATCTTCCGATTTGGACATCAGATCCCGATGATTCTTATATAGGATGTAACGATCCTAGAAATCCATTCGTGCATACTGCATGTGCAAAAGCTCGCAAGAATATACTAGAATATACTAGAATGTGCAGAAAGCCATAAGAAAATATGAAAGCATATATAGGATGGATCGTATCAAAATGCATGTAGTCCTTGTATCGGATATTCATATCCATCCGTGGCAAGAGCATTCGTCTTTAAGACACGATGGTCCTAGCCGCTTACTGGATTGTGTTACTGTACTAGATGACGTGCTTAGATACTGTCTAAATCATAGTATAGAGCACGTAATTGTAGGCGGTGATTTATTTCACAAGCGTGGAATTGTATACACGCAAGCTTACAATTTGATCGTGGAAAGATTAGCTGCGTTCAAGAAACATAGAATATCCGTGTATATGGTTGACGGAAACCACGATCATGCAAATAAGACAGGTACAGTGCACTGTGTGCAAGCCTTAATTGCAGCTAATTTGGTTTTTGGCATACCAGCATTTAGAGGCTACACGCTGTGGGACTTTAGAGAGCCTAAAGAAGCTGGTACTGAACTCATCGTAAGTGCGTTGTCTTACTGCGATGATAAACATCAATTTGATAAACGACTAACACGTGTTTTGAATCAGTACGAGCATACTAGTAAAGGCTATCCTCATATTTTGGTGTGTCATCATGGATTCAAAAATGCACGTGTCGGTACAGCTCTTGAGTACCAAGTAAAAGAAGAAATTGATCCTGAAATACTCAGAGGCCATTTTGACCATATTTTCAGTGGTCACTATCATACGAGACAAAAAATTGGTGCATTAGATAACGCAATTTACATCGGCTCACCTTTGGAAAATACCAGAGGAGAAGGAGGAACACGTAAAGGATTTATTGACTACAACACGAAGACACATGATTGGAAATTAGTACCTATCAAGCGTCCGAAATTTATTGTGTTATCACAAGAAAGCATCAATGATAAAAATTATGACGACGTGGAAGGTAACTACGTTGATGTGGTTTACACTAAACTGAAAAATCCAGATGCATTTAGAGAACGACTGTTCAAACTCGGAGCGGCTGGTGTGAAGTTAGTACCACGAGCTCAAAAACGCGTGTCAGATGCGCCAGAAACGCGTTTGGATGTGAACCTCGGCATGGATGGCCGAACGCTCTTGAAGCGCTACCTGGCGCATTGTAAAGCATCTAAAACTCAACGTACGACATTACTTGAACTTGGTATTGAGCTCTTAGAAAAAGCACAACAATGATATTAAAGCAATTTCTGACTGTCTACAGAGGCGCAAGTGTGGATACAGGAGGACTTTTATATTTTAACAATGCATATTATGATACATTAAAACAGGCTATTGCTGATTCTAAAGACATTCCTCATCAATATAATTGGAGACCAGAGCCACAACCTGCTATAGAACTCACAGGAGGAGAAATATACATACTAACTAAAATAATATTACATAAATACGATGATGATGCTAAACGCATTAAAGCGCTGGCTAAATTAACTGACGAAGAAAAAATATTATTAGGTTTGAAAAAGATAATAGATTTGAAAAGTGAATCCAACAAATGATTCAACAGATAGAGCCAGCTGGAGCCAAGGCCAAAGAGTGGGACAAACTAAATCCACTTTTTGCGGATCCGCAGTGGACTATAGAACCTAAATTGGATGGATGGCGTTTTCTGTTACACGTTGGAAATAAACTTCCACGCGTTTATTTGACAGGACGACATATTACCAAAAAGACAGGTACGTACAGCGAGAAAGGAGAATGTGCACCTCACTTACTTCCAATTGGTAACACACGTCGAAAGATGCTTGATAAGTTTGGATATACAGTAATTGACGGTGAAATTATGCCGCCGCTAGGCGCTGGATTTAGAGATTTAGCTGGCATAATGAATGTAACGCCAGACAAAGCACACGCACGGATTGAGGAGATTGGGTATCCTGAATATCATGCGTTTGATTTATTATATTACGATGGTAAAGATGTACGATCAAGACCACAATCGTGGCGCTATGCTACGCTCCACGAGCTAATTTGTACTATGTGGGAAGAGCATACTTACGTATATGGAGTACAAGGCTTCAGTAAAGATAAACTCTTGCGATACAATAATTGGGTGGCTGGTGGAGGTGAAGGCGCCATCCTCAAAGACTCTAACGCCGAATACGGCAAAGGATGGGTGAAGGTAAAAAAGAGCGTCACATTAGATGTTGTAATTACGGGCTTTACGGAAGCCAATGAAGGCGTTACTGGAAAATATAAAGGCCAGATCGGTGCAGCTCTCATCAGCGTATACGACCAAAATAAATTAGTCGAAGTTGGTCAAGTGAGTGGCATGACTGATGAGATTCGACTTGACATGTCAAGTCAACCAAAGAACTACATTGGTAAAGTCGTAGAGGTACAAGCGCAAGAGATGGCAAAAGATCGACTCAGGCATCCGCGGTTCAAGCGTATGCGTCCTGAAACAGCTGCAAAGCATGCAACGATGAGGAAGCTGTTAATTGATTTATCTAGTATGGCTGTGAAGAAAGAAAAAATGCCATGATAAAATGTCCGCGTTGTAGTTTGAATCTACTCAAGCCTGCAGATGTTGTTTACTACAAATGTCCATGTGGTTGGACAGGCACGTACGGAGCAAATTTTATTTCTTCTGCTGTTAAAAAAGAAGAAGCAGAATTTGAAACATTCGAATTCGATGAAGACTTGGCGTTTGCAAAGCTCGTACTCAATTCACCACTGTACAGTGATGTGACCAAGAGTCTCGCGCGACACGTTATAAAGCAAAACGAAATCGTACGTAATTATATCAAAAATAAGGATGATCCTAAAACTTTTGAAGTAATCAAAAGAGCATTTTCGTGCGACTGATTACAGTTAGTGCTGAGAATTTTATCAGCATAGGACCGCGTATTACGCTCAATCTACGAAAACGTGGGTTGGTGTGTGTGGAAGGTGAGAATCATGACGATCCATCTACTAAGAGTAATGGATCTGGAAAAACTACTGTATGTCTAGATACTGTTAGTTGGTGTTTGTGGGGTGTAACCACGCGTGGCTACGAAGGTGATGATGTAGTAAACAGACATGTAGGTAAGAATTGTCTTGTGCGTGTGCATCTATCTATACACAATCAAGATGTGATCGTAATCCGTGCACGTAGTCACGATAAATACAAACACCAGCTGCGTCTGAAGATAGATGGCCATGATATGACTGGCGCGTCTACAAAAGAAACGCAAACAGCAATTGAGCGTTTGTCTGGAATGAACGCACAGACATTTCTGAACAGCGTCATGTTCGGTGCAACGCCGGGATATCGATTCAGTGCGCTTACAGACAAACAGCAAAAGGACGTATTTGATGATGCTCTTGGTATGTCTCAGTACACGCGAGCTCATGCGGTAGCTCGTGAGGAATTGCGAAATGAACAGGCTGCGTTTGACAGCCTAGAGCTCATTGCAGCCAATGTTCGGTCTTCATACCACGAAGTACGCCGACGATTGAAGACGCTAATACGTAAAGATAAGCATCATACTAATAAACAGCGACAAAAATTAGTCCATAGGAAAAAGAAATTAGCTCACGAAATCACAAAACTCAAAAGTCAAGAGCTGTCTAAAAATAATGTATCATCTAGAATTAAAAAACTAGATGTACAAACAGCAAAGCTTGATACAAGACGTCTAGCACTGCATGGAAGAATTTCTTTATTTCGTACAAGATTATCCGTACATCAGAACAAAATCAAACAGCAAAACAGAGCGCTAGCACGTAGTGCGATCAAAGAAGAATCATACACTTGCGAAGAATGTGGTTCCGTAATTACAGCAGCTATGCGTCAAGTCCATGAGGATAAGCTTACACAGGACAGAGCAGCAACTCTGGATTTAATAGCTAAGGTAGAATTACGAATCAACAAATTAGAACAACAGGAGACGAATATTGAAAAACAAATACAAGTTTTGTCAGAAGAGAAAAACAAGTTTCAAAAGAAATATGTGAATGCAAAAATCCTTCTAAGCAAATTAGAGGATAAGCGTGATGAGTGGCGACGCATAATACAAGAAATCAGAGATTTAGTAGATCAGGTAAGTCCGTATTGTTCACTCATTGACACAGCGAAACTAGAGTTGCGCAATTTCAAAAAAGAAATCAGCAAGACAGCACAGCAACTCAAAAAACACAAACGTGCAATTAGTAAGTTGGAATTTTGGATTGAAGCATTTGGACCTAAAGGTTTACGATCCTACTTGATAGATACAGCATTGCCGTATCTCAACGAGCGTGCTGCTTACTATACGCAGATGCTTACTGACAGTGCTATAGACATAGAATTTCGAACACAGAGCAAACTCAAAAACGGTGCTCTTGCTGAGAAATTCGAAGTAGCTGTGCGCAACAATCATGGCGCTGCTACCTACCGAGGTAATAGTGGTGGAGAAAAAGCCAAGGTTGATCTCTGTGTCGGACTAGCGCTGCAGGATTTGGTGATGTCACGTGCTGTCACGCGTACTAACGTGGCTTTCTTCGATGAGGTCTTTGATAAGATGGATGAGGCTGGTGTAGAGCGCGCTGTGAACGTGCTCATGGAGGTAGCTAAGGAGCGTGAAAGCGTGTTCGTAGTGACGCACCTAGAAGCTCTGCGAGATTATTTCCCGACATCTATCACAGTGGTTAAGCAAGCTAAAATGTCAAGATTGGAAGAGTAAGATGCAGATTAATAAAGGTTTGATGATGCGAGATAATCCGATTATCGGTAAACGTTGTCACATTTATCCCGTCAAGCATGAAGAATCTCACGATCATGTAGAATATGTAGTATTAGATGTTACGACACTATACGAACCCATATGGGAAAATAGAGCTATAAATAATCAAATTCAACGTATCTTAATTGATAGTAAAATATCAACATATTTTACTGTGATGACACCTACAGGCTATGTTCAACGATTTGAACTCTTTGGTGGTGACTGGGAAGCTAGAGTTCTTGGCGTAGGAGATGATAAGTGACACGAGAAGCACGACTTACTGTTTGGCAAAATCGTGCGAATAGCTGCAAAAGATGTGATTTTGCAATCACACGTACTAGAGCTGTGTTTGGTGAAGGCTCTCACAAAGCTAAAATTATGTTAATAGGTGAAGCTCCTGGCGAACAAGAGGATTTGTCTGGTAGACCTTTTGTTGGTCGTAGTGGTAAACTACTTGATTTTTTATTATCCAAAGCTAAGCTAAATAGGACAGAAATATACATTGCCAATACAGTAAAATGCAGACCACCAAATAATAGACAACCTACGAGTTTCGAATTAGATGCATGCAAGAGATTTCTCGTAAATCAAATACGCATAATTAAGCCTGCAGTAATCGTAGCGCTTGGCCGTACCGCATACGATGCACTCACACAGCCTGAATATGAAGAGCCCGTATCAAGCCTACGTGGTATAGCTATGAATGGTCGGATACTGCTTAATGGCATAGGCAAAGATGATGGTGTAACAAAAGAGTTTGCAGAGAGCTGTCACGTAGTTGTCACGTATCATCCGTCTTATGTGCTACGAACGCCCAGAGCGGCTAAACTCGTCGTGAAAGACCTGAAGCTTGCAAGCAAACTCGCGATGCGATAAGCTCGTATCGAGGTCAATGTATGAAGCGCGATAAATTGATACGGCGAATGAGAAGAGCACATATAGCTGCGCAGAGAGAACACACGTCTACAATCTCTAAAATGAAGACAGCTCTGGCCAAGAGCATGGTCAGTGGTTTTGACGACGAGACATTCACGACGACCAAATCTCGTAGCCTCAAAAAACTGCGTAATTATACGTTCGCAGGTTGGGCGCGCTATAGCGTAAAAGCACGAGAGCGCTGCAAGCATAAGCGCAAAATCAAGGTTAATAAACACTGGCGCCAGTGTCGACGATGCAGACTGTGCATACCGAGACTCGGTAAGCCACCAAAATTCATCAAATTACCGCCGATTCTTAAGGACGTAATACTTCCACCACGCTACGAAGATGATCAGAGAGCAGACCTTCGTGGCATGCTGACTGAGTCAGGAATTGCACTTAACAAATTTATTAGACTGAATGTAATCCAATACAATTGGAAAACAGATCCGTTCATTGATCGATTCAGTGTGGAATTACGCTTTGGAAAACTTGGATGGAAGACAGTAGCAGTGGTATATGAAACGCACTGGTACAAAATATTGCCGCTTGTACAAGCAGCGAATCCAAAGAAACCCAAAAAGCTGTTCTATAAACTACAAAAGAAATTAGGCACTCAATGGCCGGAGCCCTGGCTTCCTTCTCCATGGAAGCGGAAAGGTTCCTGGCGTTTATATTGGGACAAGAGCACGATAGCCACAGTCAAGAATGGAACCGTAATTTACGGCAAAGCTAAGGAAAAAGTATGACTTTCTGGTGTGGAATTATCATAGCTGTAATAATATTTGTTGCGCTTTCCTTTGAACCGCAAAGGAAGCCATAATGCGAGGTAAAGGAAAACGCAATAGATTAGCTGTGCATATGAGTAGCGCTAAAATGACATGGCGTTCTCCCACACCTCTAATTAAGAGACTCAAAAAAGCATGGAAAAAGCATGGAGGTATTGGTCTTGATCCATGCGCTAGCAGCAAACGCAAGCATTGGTTTGCGTCACACAATCTCACAGGTGATGGCACATCAAAAGACGATGGCTTGGATGCTAGCTGGCGTGGATATGGATTGGTCTATGCCAATCCTGTGTATGGTTACAAATTGAAAACCTGGATCATGAAAGCAGTCTACGAGTTTAGACACAAAGAGTGGACTGCAAAAGAAGCACTGCGATGTGAAAATGATGAATTAATACTTCTTACACCTGCACGAACCGATACTAGATGGTTTCACGATCACTTACTTCCTTACGTTGACGCTGTGTGCTTCATCAAAGGACGGTTACACTTCGACGACAAGAAACATCCTGCACCATTTCCATCCATGTTGACGTATATCGGAACACGTAAAAAACTATTTAAGCAAGTCTGCAAACGCTTAGGATTGGTGATAATGCAATGAAAGGTCGAGTAAGACTGACTGACGAGCAAGCGCTGAAAATGAGCGCTGAGTACAATCTCCTGCTAGAGCAAGCTGCAACACAGCTTTCAGACCATAAAGACTGGTTGGTCCAGCAGATTTATCTCGTCTCTCAAGAGAATTGGGAAGAGATTTTGCTGAGCAAAGGTGGTGCTAGTTGCTCTCTTACGGAATATACGGCTAGGATACTCATTGATATTTACCAGCTTAAAATCGCTCAAGTCATCGTAGAGCCGCATGCTAGAGATAATAAAGGAGAACTCACATTATCTATTATGTATGAATATCCTTTGGAATTGTATGCATTCTTGCGAAACGAAAAAACACCTAAAGCTCTGAGAGATACACTAGCAGGCGGCATCGATATTGATTGAAAGGTATGTTATGCGTAAACTTATTAAATTTATATGTTATGCGTAAACTTATTAAATTTATATGTCCTATTGGACACGAAGAGGATCGTTTAGTTAACATTGATATAACTAACGATTGTTGGCCTCTATCACAAGAGGTAGAACGATGCACTATGAAGCCACAAAATCCAAATCCTGAATATATTTCTGATTTCATCAAGTCTGAAGTTAAAATGCCACCCGTATCTTCAGTTTTCAAATCAGAAGCTGAAATACCAGCTGAAATGTCACTGTGGCAAGTACATCGTTGTGATTTAGCACCCGTTGCGAAAGCTTGTGAAATTCACATAATTGATACGTTGAGAACATTTAGTGGTTGGATTATTCGTGATATGTATAGTGGTGGATGTAGCCATGGCCTACGTCGCTCTGATGCTGAGCATATTGTCGCGCTTCATAATGCGTCGATTTCGCTCAGTGATACTAGTGAAAATTCAACAGATAAAGAAGCAGAGGAAGTTGATCCACTATTCAATCTAGAAATTGATACACTCAAAAAACTATTGCATCGAATTGCGTCATATACTACAGCTGTTGATGATGTTTCTGCGCTGGTAAAAGCATTTCTTGACTTAAAAGAAAACGTGTACGGAAGCTAAAATTATGAAGCGTGATGACTCCGACCTTGAATGCATGAAAAAACAGCTACGCAGGCTGTCTAGTAGAGGTCCAGTGCGTGACACGCACAAGGAGCCAGACACGTCACTAAAACGCGTCCAGAGCAAGCGGAAGCGCCAAAACAGCAAGACCAAAGGCAACTCCTACGAGAACAGAATTGCAAAGAAATTTGCACATTGGAGTGGTCTAGAGATTAAGCGTACGCCTAGTAGCGGTGGATGGGGAACAGCCGCATTTGGAGTTACTGGTGATTTAGTATGTACCAGTAAGAAATTTCCATTTCACGTAGAGTGTAAAAAGCGTGAAGGCTGGACATTGGATGATCTAATCATTGGAGTTCGCAAGCGCGATACACGCTCTATCATTGCATGGTGGCTGCAATGTATAAATTCGTGTCCAAAGAATAAAATTCCAGCGTTGGTGTTTGCTAGAAATCATTTACCTGATTTGCTCATGCTCAAGCGCACGGATTATGGCTCTCTGTTCAAAGTCGGTGACTTCACACGTGATCTGATTCCGCACTTTGTATTCAATATGGACGAATATGAAGTGGTGATAATAGCACTAGATGATTTCTTTTTGCGAGTCAGACCACCGAAAGGTTGTAAACATCGCAAAAAATGGGTGGCTGGTAGTGCAGGTGATTTAATAAAAATAGCCAGAGACAAAAACGACAACACGTCATCGGAGGATTGAAAATGTCTACGACAATTGTTACTGAAATCACGACGCTTTTCCAGGATATGACAATGGCCGTGTCGCAACGCATCGGTGCACACGTAATTGCTATGGTCAATCATGCATTTAGTACCGTAAAAGATATTAACCACGTATTTAGTTTATTAAATAATGTAGATACAATTTCAGTACGACGCAGCAAGAAACAGCGTGCTGTTAGTCATGCGAAGAAAAAAACAGAGAAACAGCAATCGACAGAAACTGCTGATACGTCACAATCAGCAGATAAGAAAAAGATCCAAAAGAAGTTCAAGAAGCGAGAAAAGAAGAATAAGGATAAAATGTATCGTCTGCGTAAATTGGTTGCATCTGGTGTCGGCCTAAAGCCAGACGACGTCGAATTTGTGAAGGAGTATGAACGCAAGCACAGTGTGAAGGTTTCGCTTTTGGCGCAATTGAAAAGCGAAGCGAAAGAGACAGAGAGTCATGCCCAAGAGTAAAAATCGTCGTAGTGTCAGCATTACAGCTGAGACTTACGATAGATTAACAGTGTATTGCACTCACAAGAATAAGAAGCGCTCTCCGATCGTTGAGCAATTACTGCTCCAATTTCTCGATCGAGAGGCTCAATTTACTGTACCTAACGAAAATCAAGAAGATGGCTAAGTACAGATTTATCGATTTTGAGTGTCCACACTGTGGTCATCAAGAAGAACGTTTTTTACACTTTGAAGGCGACACACCACCCGAGCAAGTATGCGGAGCGCTGATATATGATCCAAACCTGCATATCGTAGGTCAAACTGTTTGGGGAGTCCTAGAGACTGGTGTCCATTTTCAAGTATGCAATAATGTAATGCATGCTCTTGACTCATGTGCACGGATCAAGACAATCGTAAAAGGAAATTCTGATTATAACGATCGTGAACGACATCGCCTAGAAAAGCGTTCGAATGAGCACTGGCTCAAAAAAGGACGTGACGAAGCCATCGACAGACAGCGTTTGATGAATAAGAAACTTGAACTCTGAAGGAATATTATGAGATCGAAAGTACCAAATAAGATTACGAGCGAACATGTGGATGAGATTGTGAATCTGGTAGAAACAATCGTCTGCATGATTGTTGACAACGCAGAGACAGTCACAATCACACCAACCGTGTCCGAGAATAAAACTGGCATGATCATCGAGATCAACGTGGATCCTGATGACATGCCATTCCTTCTCGGACGCGACGGCCAGAACATCGGAGCCATCGACAGGCTCACGCGTGCGGCGTGCGCTCGGCTCGGCGTGGATTGTCACGTCAACGTACTGGAGCGGCACGACATGACCGAGCGTCGAACGGATGGGTGAACGCACGTTCCGGTATCTCCAGTGAGGTCTGTGACATCACAGGCTTTCGACGAGAGCTAACTGATTCTGGCCTCTAGGTTGATGCTCCCTTTGTGATGTGGTTGCGCTGTGACAAATCTTGGCTTACGCTGTCCTGATGAGAAAAACAGGACGACGACGCAAGAGGAGCATCAAACTGCAGGTACAGCATCGTAAGGCGATGTGGTACATGAGCCGCGGCTACCCCGCTCGGTACGCCGCCTGGAAGCTCGGCGTTCACTATAAAACGGTGGAAGCCTGGCATCGGAAAGCAGGCACGGACGGTCGCGCTTACCGTCGGTTATTGGCTCGTGTAATGGCACTTGAGCCTATGCGTCAAAAGCAGTTTGCAGAGAAACTCAATAGCACTCTCTACGGGAGTGCCAAATGAGCAAGAATAAGAAGCCAAAAGAAAAGAAGTCAAATGGAGCTGTACATACTCGTAGTGGTAATCGTGATTCTGCTGTTATTGCAGATACAAATTCTGCTGTTAGCAAAACATCTGGTAAAGAAGAAATAGAAGATAGCTCTTGGACGTGGACTCCACAGCGTGAAATGTGCCTGGATATGATGTTTAAAGGAGCATCACAGCGCGCGATCGCTCTGGAAACTGGAGTTCATTATAACACGATAGGTAACTGGATTCGACGTCCAGAATTTATGCAACGGTTGGCTGAGCTCGGAGCACAGCAGGCTCAGCAGGTGCGGTTAATACGCATACAGCAAACTAATGCATTCACGTCACGTATCAGCAAACTTGCTGATATTACATTAAAATCAGCAGAAGAAAATCCACGAAATTCTGTAGCTGCAGAAAAAGCTATTGTATGGCTTGAGCAATTTAAGAGTTTCAGAGAAGAGGAGCGAGTCAATGCTGGTGAAAATGTTCACCGCGTTCAAATGTCTGGTGTGGTTGGTCATGTGCACGGCGTACGCCAAGCCAGCTTCAGGAGTTTCCTCACAGAGGCTGTAGAGAAGAATATTATCGATGTGGAAGCCATCGAGGCATCTGGTGACAGCGCTGGTGATATAATCATAGCGATCGTGCAAGCTGCACTCAGAGAAGGTGATGTGCTAGATACCATCACTGAAGAGGATAAACAGCTTGCGCTGGCGGAAGGAACTCCGCAGTGAAGATCGTCAAAGGCTCACATATCAGCAGTGTGGATGCAGCTGAGATAAAACGTATTCTTGGCAAAATTCCAGACGGCTCCATCGGTGATGTGCTTGAACAGTTATCTAGAGAAGATCCTCTCATTTTCTGTAATTACTACAGAAAACTACGAGGTTATCCTCTAACATATGATGCTCGTAAGGCACTCAGTGACACAGCGATTGCTGAACTCAGGAAGAAATATCCAGACGATCCTGATGATCAAAAATCACCATTTAAATTACAGCTTCTAACCACACAATTACGACATCGACCATTTCTGATCCAGCCATTGCGAGACAAGCATCGGCATAAAGTTTATCAGAAGGCTCGCCAGGTTGGTGTAAGTGAGCTGTCCATTACGGAGACAGCTCATTTTTTGTGGGCTAATCCTAATAAAAAGTGGATATATACATTTCCTCGTGATACACAGCTAAAGGAATTTAGCGTCACACGTATCTCAGAAATGTTCAATGAGACAGCGCGCACCAAGAGCATGCTCACTGCGCCGCCTGCTACCTATGTGCGCAAGATTGGTAGCAGCTATCTCATCCTGCGTAGCGCTTGGGAAAGCCAGTTAGGTGAAGGTGTTGACGCCGATGGTGTCACGTTCGATGAGAAAGATCGAATGAAGGAAGGCGTGGAGCTGGCCTTCATTGAGTCGATGAAATCTTCACCGTATAGCCTACTACGCGAGGTGAGCACACCGACCATACCAGGACGCGGCGTCAATAAATCATTCATGCACAGCGATCAGCAAAACTGGCTAGTACGCTGCATGAAATGCACACTCGAGCAAGAGATCGAGTATCCAGATAACATCCTACAATTAATTAATATTCCAACAGGTGTACGAGAAATACCACCGAACAGCTACGATTTTCGATGTCGTAAAACGAAATGTCGAGGTCCGCTGAATCGGATGGAAGGTCGCTGGGTACCTAAATATACACAAAACAAAGATATTCGTGGATATTTTATACCACAAGCCATAGCTCCGTGGATCAGTGCCACAGGCATGATGGCTGAGCGACTGATAAAATACCAAGGATTCTGGCAATTATGGACTAACTATGTCCTAGGATTGCCAGCGATGGGTGAAAACATCCTCGTAAGTGAGGATGATTTTAAGCGTGCCTGCGCTGGTCATGGATTACTCGCACATCGTACAAGTGATTGGGATTGTGTGAGTGTTGGCATCGATTGGGGAAATCTCAATTGGTGCGTGGTGATGGCACGCAACGTACACAATAATAGACCATATCTCATAGGACTGTATATTGCTCAAGACAACGACGCAAAGGAGCTAGATGCAGCTAAAGCGATCGAGCGATACATCGGACCATTTCAGCCGGATATTATCATCCCTGACGCAGGTTACGGTAAGGATCGCAATGCTTATTTGCTTCGTAAGTTTGGTCAAGGCAGGCTGTATGCATGCTGGTACAACCCCAGCACTAAGGCATCGCGTACATTCCAGCCTGTATGGAGTGCACCTGAACAAGCACGCCTATTGGTGGACAGAACGATGACGCTGAAACGCACATGCCAAGCGTTGCAGGAAGCTGAATTTGGTCTACCTGATCTTGATCTTCAGGATATGCAGACATTTCAAAAGCATTTTCTCAATCTCGCGCCTTTACGTGTAGAAGAAGGCGGCGAGATATTTGAAGAGGTTACGAGCAAAGGTGATGACCACTTTGTACATGCCTGTGGTTATGCATTTATTGGATTAGATCATCTCATGAAAGGTGGAGCATTTAACTATGATTTCTTGTGAGTGCTTGAATGTGGTTGAAAATCAAGGTCTAGATATTACACCAGTGCTGGATAAAGACGGTACCATCTTATGGTGGTCTGTCGGTAAACGCTGTGTGGACGTCAAAACAGGTAGAAACTTTACAGTTAATACTGTGGAAGGTTCATCTATCTGTGAAGGCGTTTACAATTTCATGAGCAAATATCCATTATGTCGTTCCGACTAAACAATAATTTATGTATTGGTGTGGCTAAGCCGGACGGCGGACGCGTTCATTATACTGAAAGAATCGTTACTCGTATCGTGCTGAGTGAACCTATGACATTAATTCCCGGACGCATTATGCGTTTTGAGGTTGGTATATGTGAGATATGTTACGACTACATGAATCCTCCTGATGATGAGGATAAAGAAGACTCCACAGTTACGGAAGTAGATCCTCCAAAAGAGATAGGATAATGATCAATGACTGAACAAGAAATCACAGAATCAGCTATTACTATTCAAAACGAGATTATAAGAATTGTAGACAGTAATGCTGAAATTGGTCTTATAGTTTTAGCTATAATAGTAGACAAACTCATACGACTTGTATGTCAAACACCTGAAAAAATCTTATCATTTAATCAAGAGATACTAACTAAACTCAAAGCTAAAATTCTAGAACTAAATCAAAACTAAAATTCTCGAACTAACAAAGGAAAAACAAAATGAATCGTCATGCTTTGCTTATTCTGCCATTCATCATCGCTTGTCACAGCTCTTGTCGCTCTGAATTTCAAACCAAAACACAAAATGCAACACAAGCTGTCAGCGCAGGATGTCCATCTCCTGTTCCCAATGACGGACAAGACGACACCGCTCTACTGCAACAAGCTATCGATAATCGCTGCTGCCTAGATCCTGGCATCTATGACGTGATAACACCTACACCAATTCCTGGGCAGCGTCGGCGTTACGATATGCTCAAGATTACACCGAGCGGACAGCTCTGTGGTTCCAACGCAGAATCCACAATTATCGTATTTCATGGTGACGCTGGAAATCAGGACTGGCGTGGCGTGGAGATGACAGGTTCATCCATCTCTGACATCACGCTACGCACAGACAGTGCGATGATTAACACGGTGGAGCAGACGCATCTTGTGCACAGCACAGGTCCAAGCGTCATTACTGTTGAGAGAACAGTCTTGGATCATCCAATTCGAGGCACGCTGCCAGGCGGTGATTGTCTGGACCTAGTAGGATATTCACCAGACCAAATCATCACAGCTGTGGTGAGGAATAATAATTTTCTTCATTGTGATCGTGGCGGTCTGCAGGTTCACAGTGGCGCTTATGATCTGATCGTAGATAGTAATGTATTTAACGATACAGGTGACGTCGACATCAACAGTGAAGGCTCTGGCGGGTCTGGTCGATGGACAATCACACGCAATAAATTCAAGAAATCCGCGAATAATCAAGGTGCATACGCCATAGCTCTTGATTTGGTTGATGACGTTGTGGTGGCAAATAATACCATGGAACGTGGTATGTATCTATATTCTGCTACACGAGTAGCCATCACACACAACGTGATTGACGCGTCGAGCGGCAACAGTGCTGCTAGTGGCGCTGTGGAACTCACCAAAGCGAGCAATCAATGCCAGATTATGGATAACGTCATCACGAGACGTGCAGCATTGCCAGCTGGACCTGTGGTGCACGTAGGTCCGCACGGTACAGAACAGGCTCAAGATGTTGCTATCACGCGAAATGTGATGCACCAAGAAACCACCAATGATGTGATTTTCTTGGAAGGTACAGCGAATATATCCATGTTCGATAACACAATTTCATACGAAGGTGGCACATCTACATCAGTTGCTGGACTGCGTTTGCTCGGTAGCGGTGGAGCATCTGGCACGATGACATCTTATATTTCTCTCATTCACAACACATTCAATGGAGCTCTGGCTCAAGCTATTCTCACCGGAGGCGCCAATGGACGTCAGAATATAGGTTCACTACTTGCGGCATGGAATACAGCATCTGTCAAAGGTTTGCAATGTGTAAATCTTAGCGGAATCACAGGACCAATTATGCTTGTGTACAATCAATGGTTAGCTACTAGCTGCGGCGTACCGTCGATTGCTGTAACTATCCCATAGACATCATTTGCATTTATGCAGACTAGAGGTTCAGCATGTTGTCATTTATTCAGGATTTTGAAAGTCAAGTTAGTAAACTAATTACTTGTTTATATGCACACACAGGTAAGAACGCACTTATTAGTGTAAAACTAGCATCACCTGCGTTTGATACAATTCGCGATTATTATGTAAGTCGTGCAATTGTACTTAGCATGACAATTAAGGATTCGTACTTCACCATAATGATATTTGGTGGTTTAGTGAAAATCGAACGAGAGGAGTAATCTAAGTGAGCTGTCCACATGGTTCGATGTCAGACCCTAAGACGTGTAGTCAATGTCTTGGCATTGTTGCGAAACGCATTACCGTACATAATGGTGAAGTACGTATTAATGCAGTACCACTAGACGTAGAAAACAAACCGCGAGGTCGTGAACTAATTAAAAAGTACAACACAGCAGCGTTTCGTACTGCCAGAGACTCTAAGAAGCAACGCGCTGCAGCTGTACACCGGAAGCAGAAGTAAATCAGAGATTAGCAGTCATGAAGCCATCTGAGCGTTCTGCAAATAGATTCTTGTATCTTCAAAAGCTGAAGGAACAGCGTACAGCTAATAAGGAACTCATCAACAGGAAAAACGCTTGGAAAGAAGCGCAAAGGCGACAGCAACATATATTCACAACTGAAGAAAAAGTGCAAATATTATATTCTCTACGTCGTCTTGCTGCAAATCTAGAGATGTACTGTGCTTTGCTAATAACAGAAGATGTCAACTGGAGAAGTAAATATGCAGATAAAAAAGGCTCGTAGAATTTATAATACACAAAATTATCAAACACTTATTGATACTATAAGACATATAGTTGAAGAACACGCAATAATTATAAATGTTCCCTTGAGCTCAAGTTACGAAACAACATCATCTATATCTATTCCGTTTTCGTCTTATTCTTACTGGTTCAGCCAACGCAACGTACAGTGACAAGATCCAAAACATCAAAACCAAAGAGCAGTGATCTATTACGAGCACGTCATGCGCAATGTATTGGTGAGATGGTTGGTCTGTACCTTCAAATTGCGTACAAAACTGAGCCGTGGTGGCGCTGGACATGCTCACTCGCCATAGCTCTGCAGCTACAGAAAGCTATTATATGCTCAAAGACGTAAGCATATATAAAGAATTGGCACGCTATCCAATTAATAGATGGCGCTCACAACTCGGAAAACATATGCACATACCAGCACGCTACTGCTCTAAGCTCGCATGTGAGATTCAAGATCCTGACACGCTAGTAAACTACAAAGATGCACATCGTCAAGGGTAGACGTAATCACTCACTGTGTTTAAGCATTACATCACAAAAATATATTATTACATATTTTGGTGCAAGGTTCGGATTTGATCTTAAATCTACTGTGTTTGAATTCATAGTAGATTTAGTCAAACCACGTCATGAAATGAGGGCACCATACATCGATTATGATGCTTTTAATTCTGTATTTAACCATCAGTTACATATAAATCGAGCTCAATATTCAGATATGTGGATTTTTACATGTACGTGTCTTCCACATGTAAAATACGAAATACCATTAATTGATCTGGCGAATAGAATTACTTACGGAAACGTCGGTGGTCCGAAGAGCGTCTATATGCAAGACACAATTACTATATCACCAAAATTAATTGAACAGCTCACAAACAAACTGGAATCTTACACTGGATTATCTCGGCTGAATGGTCGAAATTTCGTACTGTATTGTTGTCTCTGTTCGTGGATTGGTGAAGTTAACGCAGCACACGCATTTACAATGACATGTCCTGACTGTAAAAAACAATCTATTAGAATTTGGGATTCCGCCAAATGACTCAAGAATATGTCGAAACCTGGTACAGCATCTCACAGCATGTTGGCAAGTCCGAGCGTGCTGTGCGGTACATGGCAAAATCCAAAGAGCCTCTACCTGTGATCAAGATTGGAGGTGTGACTCGGATGTATCTCAAAGATTACGATGCCTGGCTAGAAGCACGACGCCTTAGAGTAAAGCCAAAATTAACAGCTTCAGAAAGAGAAGACATAAAAATTATTCTAGATAAGGCTGGTGTTCCGAGTCTCGATGAGACTATTGGATTTAGTAGTATTATTGATAGAATTCAATGGCTGGTAGACCGAGTGGAGAATGCGCAGATCTCAGAGGTCAGATAAATGCCGACACGTCAAGAGCTGGAGCAAGAATTGCCGTATATGATTCGTGCACTTGAGAATTTCTTGCAGAATAAATTTGGCGTACGTATGGGGCTTACATTGTTCTTATTCGAGCTCAATAAAGAACCAAGCAGCGTTGCGTACATCTCGAACGCGCAGCGCGCTGATATGATCGAAACAATCAAAGAGTGGATCGCGCGTCAGGAAGTCGGAATGATGACCGACCCGGCCGGTCCGCTTGGAAGAGCATGATGCGCAAGCTCAAATTGAAGATCGATGCGCTCTTACTTATTTGGATCACAGCTCTCGTTATGCTAATCATAATGTGTGTTATGGCAGAGCAGCAACATGAGATCTGTGAAGACACGGGTGGACATATTGAACAACGCGATTGTGTCGTAGTACCAAGCTACATGTCGTGTGGTGATGGATGTTCGACAATCATATCAACTCCAATCTGCAATTTTGTATGTGTGAAACATGAAAGTCCATAAAATCATCACAATAGCAGAGGCTCAAGTAGGCATGCATGTTACAAAAGTTTATAAGTCTACAGGCTTGTCTGTTAATCCTAACTCAGAATTAGTACGTAAAACATTACTTAACCGGAATAATCCGCATTATATAGTATGCTTCAAAGATTTTGAACCTGATTTTGTACATATATACAAAGAAAAAACTCTATTGGAAATTGAAATCGAAGATACTACTATCTACAGAAGCACGTATCCACACGTATGTCCTAGATGTGGTAAGCCAGCATATGTGGGACTTAATAACGTAGATTGTTCAAATAACTGTGAGATAAAATGAGCAAAGATAAACCGTCACCAGAGTTAGTTATAGCAGTTATTGTTACATTTATTCTTTTCTTCTTAGCTACCAAAATTATGATTGCAAATGTCATATACAATGAATGGACATGTGCATTTGCGCACTGTACCAAAGTAAAGTGAAGAGGAAAGCAAAATGAGCGATTGTGAACATCTAAATTTTAGTGCAGATGTAAAAGTTGGACGCCTTACCGAGAATGAAGGTGGATCAGTAAATAATTTCGTAGCAGATATTAGCATCAAATGTATTGAGTGTGGTGTACCTTTCCATTTCCTTGGAATCAACGCTGGATTTAGCTACTTAAATCCAACACGAGATGTCGATGGGACCACACTGCACGCACCTATTGCTCCCGGCGAAGTGCCATGGCCAGCAGTCGGACGGTTGGTCTTTGATTTGAGAGGCGGCGGGAAAGGTCAACAATGAGCGATGATGTCATGACTGATAGAGCGCATGCAGCTGATCAACGAAACAGCACAGCTGTCAAGATAGTGGAAGAATCTGAGCGCATGCTCACGAGCCTATTAATGAATACTGGACCAGAACGAATGGCTCTCAATGATCGTCGAGTAATCATTAAAGTGGTTGAACGCTTGCGTCGCATTCGCAGACTATAACGAAAATAGGAGAAACGCAGATGTCAGACAAAGATATTGCATTTTTCGTGATAATTCTATTTGCATTAATAATGCTAGGTATGATTCAGCTACTATTGAGACAACGCAAAACTCAGACAAACACAGAAGAAATCTCCTACGATCTACACAGCTCAGAAACAACTCCAGTGCCTTGCTCAGCTTGTGGCAAAGCACCACGGCTAAAGGAACGTTGGTGGCGAAACACACCAACTGGACCTCTTCTAGTCACCAAATGGTACGAATGCAGGCGCTGGTTTGGATTGCGTCTGTGTAACATTGGACCAAATCACACCAACGAAAAAGCCTGGGGAGATTTAGCATCAAAGTGCGCACTGTATAAATGGAATAACACTATGCGGAATGAAGTGCAAATTAATGGAAATAAAGAAGGCTAAAAGACTAAATGCTATTATCAATTACTTAGTATTATACAATAACAAACCTGCCTGTCTGCCAAGAAATGATGTAAATTTCCACATACTAGATCCACAACACAATACTTGGGATAAAGCGAGTTTCTGGGAACTAGATAATGCACAAGAATATGCCAAGAGGTGGCTCGCAATAGTATTAGCTGATACATCATTTTTTCCTTGGCCTCTAGTGCCAAATACAGTATATAGGCATATACCAGAGAGATCTCACGTTTTCACAATGGAAATTAGACAAATTGATATGCAGTGCGTGCGGAAGGATTATATTCTTTGATGGATTTAATTGAACGATTTTTAGTTGGCTTAATTCTTGGAGCAGCTTGGGAACAATGTCTCAAGAATTGCCATCTCGTACAAGATCCACTACTGTGGAATTACGATCTGGCAACTCAACATGTATTTCAGAGATGGCCAATCACTGACAATTAGAGATAAAATGAGCACTCTATTAATATTTCTGGCTACTTTTGCATCTGTCGGTCTTGGATGTTTCCAGACAATAAATATTGTCAATGGTTATAAATGGCGTACCGCATTAACTTCAACTGTGCAAAGCATCGCAGCATTAACACTGTACAAATATGCACCACATGTAAGCACTATTGACGCAGCATCTGCATTTATTTTGGGCGCTGTTTGTGGCGGTCAATTATCCTTGTATGTTACAACTAGAGAGTAATCATGAGCAGAATCGAAGATGCAGCTATCGCATTACGACGTGCCGATGAGGATGTCAAGCTGACACTCTCCAGACACAACGAAGCTCTACAACGCCGTGATGCAGCTCAACAATTTCTCAATGAAATTGTTGATAAAGAAATTCGACGACGCAATGAAAATGGAATTACTAAAACAAAATATCAAGTATTGGATAATAACAAGCTCGCATGTTATCCGCACCATGACGTAGACGAATCTTGGAATAATGCGGAATTCGACACAATTAAAGAGGCACAAGAATATGTCAAGAAATGGCTTTTTATTTCTTGGAATGACTACCTTCCAGAAAATATAGAATTGAATAAAAAATATAAGTGTTCAGCATACGGTGACATAATAGAAATCAAAGAAATGGAGTATTGGTACGACACTACAGAAGGAGAGAAATCCAAATGAAGCAATTATTTACATTTATGTGTCTTAGAGGACACCAAAAAGAGTGGATGTTGGAGGCTAATGAAGACGGATCTCCAATCTATGAAATACTGCATGGTCGAGAAATCAAACCATTGTGCTTGCCATTTAGATAATAGACAATCTCATGGGATTAATATAGAATCTGAGAGCATGGCTTATCTTGAGAAAGACAAGGACAGCCTAACAGAATCACAGTGTGCACAATTACGAAATTCTGGCGAATTTCAAACCAAATGGCAGCATCCTTCCACTAAGGAAATCTCAAAATGAACATGTCACCAGAAGTGCTAAGAGGTCTAGAGCTCCTACGCCGTCACTTAGATGAAGGTGGCCACGATTGGACCGAAGGAACTCAAATGCAAGATGTGCAAGCCGCAAAAGACTGGCTCATGCAAACCACGCACACGCAAAAAATCACGTACAACTTCAGTACCAAGAATCTACAAAAACACATGTGCACAGGAATAGTCACCGGACCACAATCGGAGAGATTCTTCACACTGACGCTAGAAACAAAAAGAAATGCAATATCTACATCTACTAAAGCTATCTGGGACAGCGAACGCCTAGAAATCCGTACAGCTCTAGAATCCATCTTCCAGGAAGTAGAGAAGGAAGAGGCGAGAGACTTCTCAGGAGGAGACGTAGTACCTACACATTTTCCATCTAATGCATTCGGTCTGTGCAGATGTCCACGCTGTGTAGCTGATGGAAAGAATAGGAAGTAGAGTAGAGAACATGGAGATATTTTGGTTCGTGCTTAAGCTGACAACGCTCGCTACACTTGGTATAGATCTTGGTTTTGAGATTGGAATTTAGAGTAAGAGGAGAGAAAAGAGGAATAAGTAGAGAATTACAGCAAAATAGAAGTCAGGAACTCGGAGTAATGGAGGAGTTTAATCAGTAGTTACAGCGCAAGACGACGGTATTATCCCACTATGCGTGTTCCACCTGGAGATGAGGGAACTAAATTGGCATTTATTTATTATTTGATATTTCTCTGAATCTAACATCAGAGTAACGAGATAGCCAGCACCACCCGGTACTATCGCAGTGGTGAGTTGTGTGTCCCTTCTCTAGTACGCACTGGTCTTTTCGTCCATTGTGCTCCCAGACTTCTTGACAGAGATTAGTTCTCTTAGCTTTATTTATCTGCATTTTTCCATATC